TGTTTGTAGTAATTTCTCGTACATATACATCAAGATGAACTAATCCTAAATTCTCTGTTGTACTGTAATTATCGGGAACAAGAGAATAGAAATTATCACTAAATGGTCCTATCCCCATATCAAAGTGCTCGGTATCACATACATAGTTACCGACCCAAGAAAAACCGCTAGGTTCAGTACAAACTATCGACGGAGTGTTTGACCATACTTCTACGTTTCCTTGCATAATACGGTCGACTTGATTATTACCTACTTTAAAATTATCAGGATCTATGTTACCAAATTTCATGTTCTACCCCACTATAATATAGAATGTACCATCATCAACTGTTCCGGCTGTAACAAGAGCAGCATGACCTGCCGCAGTAATTACGTACATGTTTCCAACAGGATCAGCGGCTGCATTGCCTAATGTATCAGAAGCAGGGGCTACTTGTATAAGACCATTTGATATAGTTCCACCTGTTGCTGTTACGCTATTCATACGATTAACCGTGTTCATTCCTAGTTGAGCTACAGTGGCTCCGTTCAATACTCGTAGTGATGTTAAAATGTTTAAGTAACCATGCAGTAACGAACCTATAGCAGGAATGGCGACATTACTTCCTAAGACTATAGTATTGCTTCCTCTATCTTGTATATAGGTCCTATTATTAGTATCGCCTGTTAGGTTGAATGAATAGAGATTTAGTCTACAGTTGGTAATATCAAAAAAGTCATAAGCATGATTAGAAGTAAAGAGAGGAACAGCTATATTTAGGTCACAGTTAACACATAAAAATTCTTGGCTTGTGCCTTCTGTAATCTCAAATGTTCCTACGTTGATCTCGATACTAGAATTATGAGCATCTAAAAATCGAATGATCCTATTACCATTATTCCATGTAAGTTTTATACCTACCAAAGCGGTTATTTTGAGAGTGTTACCTTCAAGTGTAAAACCTCCGTGAATACCTGTAGGTGAATTTACGTATAGATACTCAACATCAGCTCCGGAGTGAGAAATGTCTAAATTGACTCCTGTTATAGGTCCCATAATTCCTTGCCCACCAACAGTATCATTTAACTTGACAGTAATGCCATCTACAAATGAATTATGAGTAATAAAAGAAAAAGCTTCTGTTAGAGTAGTTACCCATAAATCTGCATCAGGATCATCATCTGTTACTGAGACATTAATAGTATAAACAGGATCAGAGAAGGCCGCACTTATTTCTGTGCTTGCTTCTATTTTATCAATAACAGCTTGGGCTAGTTTAGCTTCAGTAACAGCTGAATTTTGTAGATTAGAAGTAGTTACTGTACTGACTCCTGTTCCTATTTTATTATCATTGAGGATCTTACCTTGAGCCGCCGATAGTGCTATTGCACCATTAGTTGAGTCGAGATCATCATAGACAGGTGCGCGAATATCGCCTGTTTCAAACGCTATTCCATCAGGAGAGTTAAAAGTAACTTTACCTGTTGCTGCATTATACGAACCGCCTGTCCAACCTTTACCTTCAGGTATTTCAAAATCAAAAGTAGCATAGTGCTCTGTTCCTGAATTTACTACAGTAGCTCCATCAAGAAATGGTACTGTATCTACTGTTCCGATAGCAATCGTCGCTGCGTCACCACGTAGATCGGCAGTGTTGAACCCTAGTCCATCGCTTGAGTCGAAGATAACAACACCTGATGCAGGATCGTAGTAACCATTAGTCCAACCAATACCATCTACTCCACTTGCACCTGTATCACCTTTATACCCTGTAACACCAACCGGACCGATATTAACGAAGTGAGCACCTACACCTGTAGTAATGGCTCTCATCATGTCACCGACGATAACTGCTAGGCCGTCACTATCAAAACCTGTATCTGTAGCAATCCATGTATCACCTATATTTTGAATATCTTTTAATAGAATATCTGCAACAATATCACTACCTAGAATATTTACACCTAATCCGGCAAGACCTTGTGGCCCTGTTTCACCTTTAGGTATTCCAAACTGCATAAGACTAGCACCGAATGTGTACTCGACAGTAGCTTCTGCTCCTTCAGGTAGTGTGTTAGCTGTTACAGACAATTCACTTAACTCATTACGTAAATACTGTGTTTCATCTTTAAGAGTTTGTGTTTCATCACGAAGCGTCTCTGTCTTACGGCTATAGTGCTTTGAACTGAAGCCTAGATCATTAGCTCCGTTATTAACAGGAATGTCTTCTTCGTTCTCTGCCCATTGCTGTGAAAGATCTTCCCACGCATCAGCTTCATCTGCACTTGCTTTTGCTGCTTGCGCATTAAGTAAAGAGTTGTTGATGTTACTATAAGTAGGGCTAGTCATATCTTCGTAGATGAAATCAAGAACTTCTCCATCTTGCATACCATCGTAGATAGTTTCTAAGCGACTATCAGGATCAAGAAGATCTGTACCAACTGCATTTACAGTAAGAATGTTATCGGCTACTGTAATCACATCATCGATATTAACTGCAACAATTTCCATACGTACTAAGTCAATAGTATTATACTTTTCAAGGAAATCTGTATACTTATCAGTAATATCATTTTGAATAACAATGATAGCGTCGTGACGATCAACAATATCTCCATATAATCCTGCATTACCATTTATAGGAGTAACCGCAATCTCAGCATACATATCACGAATATCTTGCTGCATGGCTTCTAGTGCAGGAGTCTGCGAATAGATGTATACGATGTGGCCGTACATACCATCATGTCCATCATAAGCAGGGTTAATAGCAATCTCGTAATAGATACCGCTATCGATCTGTCCGTTTACAGGCCCGGTTCCCCGTACCTCTTTTAGTATGTCTAGTAAATCACTTTGAGCCATTTTATTATCCTTGTTATATATTAGACCGACGGAGGTCTATGATGTTGCGGTGGAGGTACATTAGCACACGGTGGCGTTGAAGAGTTTTCTGTTGTGACACATTCGTTCCATGTATGCTCTGTCTCGCCACAGCCTTGATTAGTAGGATGCGGTAAACATTGAATTTCATCTGAGATCCATCTATCAAGAGCTTCTATCACATCTATTTGAGTTTCATAGCCTGTACAGATACCACCTTGATTAACACAGTCTACATATGCTACATAGTCAAGATAAATAGGTGCTTCATCTTCAAACATATTAGCCATACAATCTGTGCTTAAAGCTTCTCTAACAACATAGATAAAATGATCACTAAATACGATGATAGAATTTTTACCTGATACATCACTCTCATACCACCAAGGACCTTTTCCACCTTGATCAAGTAAGTCTTTACCCGTCTCAAGTCCTGCTGTATCACTACACCATTGAGGGTTATTTACATTATTTAGTAAGCTGTTGTAATCCACAATTTGCCTCCTCATCTTGTATTCTCATACTATCCATTATCTCGTACACTTTTCCATTATAGTCGTTGATAAGTCTCTCTGCTTCTGCAAGATGAAGCATAGCTTTTTCTTTACTTATGAAACTAGCTATAAAACGAGCAGTAGGGTATCCTAATTCATTATCAATATCTAAAACATCATCAGGTGCTGAGGGAAGTTTGGGTACACGCATTAAATAGTCACCTTCAGATAGGCGTAAAATATCTTTATTGCGATTTAGTGTCATAAGATGTAAAGCTTGTGCCTTTACAGCAACATTATAGAAGGCATACTCAACAAGACCTATTAACACATCATTGTCTGTAGGGAGGGTATTATCCCCTATTAGTAGCCCTTTAGTAATAGAGAGAAGTCTTCCATAAGTCATAGCTTTAGTCCTATTTTTAGTAGATTATATCATAAAGCCACCCTTATTCTATCTTACATTCTATTAAGCATAACTGTCATAAGCGCTCTTTTCAGTGGTTGGTTCGCTATCCCATATACCTTCATTAACTCTGCGCTTTTTATTGTTCCAATCATCATCACCATCACGACTTCTCATCGGATACATAATTTCCATCGCACCCATTTGACTAATAAGGTCACATCCGTCATCATGAATACTGCCGAAACCTGTGTATGTAACATACTTCAGTTCTTCAAGTAGTTCATACATACTTGGATCATCTTTCAGCTCTTTCGGAAACCAAATTTTATGGTTCTGCCACATAGGTAGCATCATTCTAAAACGCCAGTGTTTATTACCACCTTCAAGTCTACTATTGATACCTTCAGCATCAGGCTTAGTACCCTTACCGCGTCCAAACGTAAACCATTCATTGTCACGTACCATCTGCTCTTTAAGGCCGTGTATGTGTGCTCTCTGTTGCCCATCTACTTCAACTCCAACGACACACCCCCGACCATTCAATGCAGAGTAATGTTTATTCATACGAAATACTTCATTATACTGTTCAGTAATTTCCATTTTCCTAAGTGTGAGATCTAAGAGAAATAAATCACTATTAGGTCCGACCGCCCATGCAGCGACACCACTATAGTCAGAGCCATCTGAACCGGTAGTAGTAAAGTCAGTAGAGATATAAATGTTGTACTGACTGATGTTCTTTTCGAGATCTGTACGTCTGTACCATTGGATCATACGGTCAGAAATCATGCGATCATCTTCATTACTAATTCTCAAGTAGTTCTCTTGCAGTAATTTTCTCATAGGCATCTTATTACCGTTATCTTCGGCACGTTTAGCTTTCTTATAGTCTTTACGACATTGTTTATAAGTATGACGGTCAGGCCATACACTTACAAAATTTTCTTCTGTTGTGTCTTCATCAAATTTTAGTGCGCGGGGAAACACTACAGGGAGCCATGAGCCCTCTTCAATACGACGATAAATAGGATCTTTCTTGTTGTATGGTGTACCGAAGGCAACCGCAAAGTTTCCGTTACCACTAAGCGCCTTTAGAATATCCGCCTCGATAGTTGACTCGACATTATCAAGAACTGTTTCTGAGTCAGCATCCTTCTCATTAGGGATCATATCATCAAAGATAGCGAAGTCAGGACGAGCAAGACCATCACGAGAACCACGACCACCGGTGGCGGCACCAAGTCCTGTCATTGTCAGAGTACGCTTCATACGACCTGGCACTGTGTCAGGCTTCTGTTTCTCGACGATAACATGCTGATGGTAGACTTCGATCTCTTTACGTGTCTGAGGCTTCCTAATGAAGTTGACCTCTGTCTGAATAAGTCGCGTCTCTTCAAAAATATTTCTCAGGTATTTACTTTCTTGGTAGACTTTCGCGATAGTGGTCATTGTTGTCTCGACATTATTACGCATAGAGTCAGATACATAGATGCCATATAGAACTTTTCCGAAGCCCGGCACTCTGCCCTTCGCTGCCATAAACAGAACGAAGTATACGACCATTACAGACTTTGCGAACTCACGTGTACACAGAACGACTACGCGATCACTAAGTTCGTCAAAGTCAATACCTCGCGCATCATAAAAAGGCTTTACATTTTCGCTCTGAAATATACAGTCCATCAAAAAGTAATGCGCTTTAGGGTTTGTATTTTCAGGCTCTTCACCAAGAACAAGACGGATAAATAGAATAAACTCAATAGCGTCTTTAGATGGTATGTACCAATCGAGTGTAAGATCAGCGTAATCTAGCATTTTATCGACCGTAGTGTTACCGTCACTAAATGCCTCTATCACACCTTCTGAGGTTGTTGGCCAATCATATGTAGCTGATGTACCGGGTACTGTAGGAATTTCACTCATACACTCTCCTTAGTTAGAACTGCTGAACGATGATCACGATCTATTAATCCCCATCCATTTTGTATGTAATCTGTAATAGTGTTGGCTAGAGTTTCTCGCATTTCTCTTGCACTATGAGCCCATACTATTTCTTCGTGCCCTTTTTGTACACCTCTTCGTCTGCCATCTATATGCACATCAGCGGCTTTAGGATCTTTTAGAGACATACAATATAAGCGTTTAGTTTCCATTTTCTTCTCCTAGATCTTCAATGTCCCATACAGCATCACCAGGTGCGGCAGGAGTAAAAACTATTGTAGTCTCATTTTTTCTTTTATAGTTATACTGAGCTTTTTTATACATAAGTGGAATAACATATATTGATATATCTGTTCTGATATTACGACTATTGATATACTCTATGTCTTTTTTATTTAGTGTTATCTCGGCTTTAACTATTTCACCTGCTAATCGAGGAGTATTTCCTATACTAGTTACAACTGTTTCACCTTTTAAATTACTAAATTTTATACTTTCTACTACTGTAGTTAGATTATTCATTTTATACCTTTTTAATTTGTAACGGTTGAGTTACATCTTTGTCACAGTAGTTATATCTGTATCCTCCCTGCATCGCCGGAAGGATCTCATCAATAAGCTTTCGTCTAAACATTTGCTCATCTTCGCGTGTAAGCAAGATAAGATGCTCATAGGGCACTCTAGCATTTATAGGCCGTAGGTTGTTTTGTCTAACTCCGCGCATAACATCAGCTAGTTTTACTTCTTTATATGTCCCATCTGCAAACTCGAATGTAACATATAAGTTAAAAGGTATTAAAGTATTATCCATCTGCTAATTACCTTGATACCCAAGTCTAGCCTCAAAGTCAGCTAAGTCATCTATCTCCGCTTCAACAACTTCAACTTCTACGTGCACTTTTTGTAAGGTACTTACATCTTCCCCACTTGCGAAAGCTCGTGCCTGATTAGCTACGATGTGCTCTAACTGTGCGTTCATCTCATGTTGAGCATTAAGCATCGCGTCACTCTGAGTAATCTTGAGATCGATCTTCGCTTCTTCAGGTTGTTTAGTAATAAGAGCGAGCTCTTTAGCTGCCAGGTGCATAACCATCGGAGTGACTGTCATCTCTTCGCCTTCAGCATTAGTAGCTCCCGCTCGACCATTCATTAGGTCATACTGCTTCTTAACCGCTGCGTGGAAGTATGGAGCGTACTGAAGGTGTGCCGGTATGAGCATCTCTTTGTCGATAGCGCGTACAAGATTAGTCTGATTGTACATCGACACGTGACTAGAGATTTTACGCTTCTCTTCAGTAAGCTTCGCGTGACGCACAGGAAATACAATACTCCATGCAAGTTCTGTTGTATGGTTACGCTTTAGATTACAGAACTTAATAGCATTTACGAGATCCTCGAAGCGAGGTGAGCCCTTCTGCTGTCCAAGTAAGAACACGTAGCTCATCAGATCTTCTTCAAGAAGTTCCTGCGGTAGGTCTGTCTCTTCACCCATATTAGCAATAGTATCCATCAGCTCATCAGTAAGACTGACCTGACTACCTTTCGGAAGAAGGCTTTTGATCTTCTCACGTGTGACCATCTGAGGAGTATTGGGCACCATCTTTTTAGCGTCCGGAGAAGCTTTCTGCATTAATTTTTCATCCATTACGCGACCTCTATTATTCGTTTATCTTTACGACCTAGCAACACAGATACAGCCAAGCCTAAATAAGTGTTTCCCATTCGTACATCTCGTTGTTGGAAGTCATGAATATAGTGTTCATTATCCTGCATATCTCTAAATGTGACTTCATCAACTATAAGAAAATTTGGCCGCTCAAAAAATTGCTGCTTAAATCTATACAGCTTTTTATTTATATCGTTTTCTAAATTCTGAGCCATGTATACCCTTTACGGTTGAGTTGTTATTGAGTAAGTATAACATAAAATAGCTACTTATCGAAGAAGTGTGTCTTAGGAGGAATTTTAGGAAGGTATTTAGGATCTATATAGCGGCCACCCGCGCCCATAAAATCAGCTTCGGCTATCAGTTGCCGCCACTCATCATCATGGTAAAAACTTCGTGGAAGTAGTTCTTCAAAGACAAGCTCTTTTTTATAAGGCTTCTCTTCAAGCTCTTTGCTTACTGCCATAAAAGACATTAGTACCCTTTAAGAGCATAAGCGCCTATAGCGGCTAGACTTATTATTAATATGCCAATATAATAAGTATCTACATACATAGTGCATCGTAACGATTTAGAATAGTATCGCCATCAATATCAAAACATTCAGTATGCCCATCGAACACGCTGTCGAACACGCATCTGTAATCCGCGAACTCTTGATGCATCTGAGTTTCTTTTTCAAAATGATTTTCCACCTTTCTAAATCGCTTGATAGATGCGCGAGGCATGTATCTGTATACCATAAAAAATGATCGGAGTATCTGTAACATTCGGTCTACAGGATTGATACAAGTGATGCCGACTTTATACACTACTCGTTTGTCATCAAGTACGAACTTCATAACATAGAGTGTGCACTTCTCTTTATCGGGATCTCCCGACACTTTCATAAATGCCATTACTTATCAGGCTTATTAGGTGTCATCTTCGTACCTTTTTTTGGCACAGGATCAGACGTAAATTTCATATCCATTTGGACATCTCTATCGTCTTTAAGATCATCATACATACCCATCTTTAATATCCTTCCTACTCTACGTTTTTTAGGGCCTTTAGCCATTACTTCTTCTTGCCGCCGCCTGATTTTTTCTTACATGCCATTACATCCCCTTTTCATACCCATCTTAGCGTACTGAGCCGCTTCTATCTGTTTACGTTCACATTTAAGTGCTTGCTCTTCGGTCATAGGAGCCGCCATAACTACAACAGCTTTTTTAGGTGCTGTTGAACGCTGACCTTGACTAGAGTTACCTAGTCCTTTGATGTTCTGTGCCGTAGTTGCAATAAGCTCACTCATGCCTTATCCTTGTTGCTTAGTAGAAGTATCTTTCTTCTTGACAATATCAACTTTTGAAATCTTCTTAGTCCGAAGCTCAGGAAATATTACCGGAGGACGTTTATTAAAATTAGATGTAAGTGCCATGATAAACCTACTTCCGTGCCATTGCAGCACTACGACGCTCTGCTTTAGTCATGCTTGCCTGCTTTTTAGCTGCGGCTTTTTTATCTGCTGCAATCTCCCACGCTTGTTTAGCTTTAGGTTGCACAGTTTTATTTCCGTCCATATTAAAATCTTCAGCTTTAGGTGTCTTGGCTATTTCTTTCTTTTTAGCTGCGGCTTTTTTCTTGTCCTCTTTAGAATATTGCTCTAATAGATCATTACCACTTCGTTTACTAACTGCTTTTTGCAGGTTCTCTAAAAAACTCATTTTATCTCCTTATTTAGTATCGCACATACAGGCGTACTTCTTTTCCCATTCACCGCCCTCTTTGAAGTAATCGTGACTAGCTTCCTGGATAGTAATAGCATCAACTGCTTCAGGAGTAACCTCGTCTGTAGGGTGAATACAGAACCACACCGAATCTTCAACTGCATAGATACCATGATGTATCCCTGCTCCCATACTAATAACTGTTGGTGCCGTATATTCAGTACCTACACCATTAGCTGTTACAAAAACTTTACCCTCTGCTAAGATGCTCATATGCGCAAAATTGTGGCTATGCGTTTCAGCTTCAAAGCCTTTAGGTATATGCATTTCTCTAGCATAAACCCCACTATTAAAGTGATGCTTAGTGGCGTTGTCAATTACATGTATTTCGTTTTTCATTAGTTTCCTTTTATGTTATCTACCATTTGCTTTTTCTTGCAAAGCTAGAAATCTATCACGCTTAGCACGTTCTTGTTGTATCTCTATAGAACTCGCTAGTAACTCTTCTTGTTCTTCATCGGTCATGTCATCAAAAAGGCTATCATTAACCTCAGCATCAGGAAGTATAACAACAGTACCATCAGTATCTACATACTCATTAAGCTCTTCATCAAATTGTAATTCATTCCCATACTGATCAAACATCTCAGGATTATCTTCAATGTTATAGCCGTCATCTACTTCACCGGTAAGTTCACTACTATCGCCCATAGCATCTTCCCATACTCGCTGTTCACCACTTTCAGTCTCACGGTCAATATCGTCCATAACTTGATCTTGTTGGAAGATGTCTACATCACCGTTATCGGCAGCTTGGCTTACTCTCTTCAAGTCATCTACGAAGTTATTTTCATACGCTTCCACAGACTCCCAATCGATATTTTCAGCATCCATCAGAGTATTTAGACCCTTCTTAGCATTATAGGCTTTTATAATTTGATCATTTGTAGGAGTACCTTCTACACCATGAAGGCCATTATTGACAGCGCTCTCATAAAACTTCTGTTCATCTAAAGCGGCAAGAAGTTCAGGAGATCCTAACCCACCTTGTTTTTGAGCAGGAGTCTTAGGAGCCATTAAACTGTTATCAGTCACTAAAGCTTGGTGAAGTTCTGTATCCGTAAGAAAGTTCTCAGCCATAATACTTACTTCGCTGAATTGGCTTCAAATAAATGCTGTTTCAAGAGGTAGCCTTCTAAAGCCCAAATCTTTTCACGTGCATTATCTTTAGCTACTTTCTTGCCTATCTCTTCATCGAAGTTATCAAAAGACACAGCGGCAGACTCACCGACGACACCAAAGCCATTACGTAAACCTAAATAACAGATAGTGACAGTAGTATTATCAACACGAAAGAACTGCTCATATACAATAGCTGCATCAATACTATCAGGCGTAAGTCTTGGGGCATTTAAACCCTTGTCCTGGATTTCTTGCTCAAGTGTCTGTTCGTTCATACGTAGCCTTTTATATAATAAATATGCCACAGTATACCAAATTATTATTTAGACTGCCTCACCTCTAATATCATTTTGCATCATAGTAAGAGCTTTTATAACAGCCTCTTTATCAGCTACTAAAAGCAATGAAGCGGTCATAGGTCTAATCATATCATACGCAATAGCAATACCTTGATCTCCGGGTATACGACTTTCCATCACAGGCTCGTTCTGCCTGTTTTTTAGATACTGCCATGTCTTATTCATGCTACATTGTTTACCTTCTATTTCAGCAAAACCTGTATTAAAGATCTCAGCGGCATGTGTCTGACTCTTGTCTACAATAAACTTAGCCTTCTTGTAACTTACAGGACTGATGTCCCACACACTTTTAGCATATTCTAACGCTGTAGGAATACCCATTAGCTTATGTGCATTACGTGTAACTTGAAATGCGGCGATGATAGCTTTCTGCCCTTTATTAATACTACGTCGAGTATTCTCGGCTAATACGATCTCGTACAACTCTTTAGGAGTACGGTCAAACTCAACACCTATATCATTCACAGTCGGACTGATGCCTAACTTGGCACATGAGATAGCTCTACGTCTACCATCAATGATTTTACCCTTATACAGCATAATAGGCTGAAGCAGACCTGTGCGGTTAATGCTCTGTTCTAGCGTAGCTGTTTTAGGATCCAAAGGAACAATATTAGCCATAGTATGTACATCATGTTCTCCTGCTGTAAGTATCTCGGATGGGTTAGTTGGATTAAAAGTATAGTTGTTACCAATCATGGAGGTATTCCTTCTCGTTTTCTAATTAGGAAAGTATATCTTATTGCCCATTATAGAATACTTAAGAGCAAAAGGTATACTACGAACTATGCTATACGGTATATGCTATACCTTTTCAATAATGGCCTGCAATAGTACTACCTATAAGAGGTAGGTACTTTTCCCCTATATCCTACACAACACTACACACCCATCTGACATAAAAATATATCTGCCCGGAGGGATTGCCTTGCCTGATCCTATTAGAGCACTCCTCGTCCAAATATACTGCTACTGAGCATGGGTAGGGCGAATAGGTGTGGGAAGAGTTGGTGGACTTATATGTAAATTTTTGTGTAGCGTGAATGGGTGTAGTATTATGGCCCCCCAGGAATTTAGTGGGTGTACCCCCCCCATGTTCTGTAGATTAACGTTACTTAATTTTTATGTGCCATGTAGCTCTGTGTGACACACACATTCTATAGAGTGGTGAACTATTTATATCTTTCATATCAATGAGGCCTGCCGTCCTCAAACTCCTGCTTGCTCTCTTGACGCAGTTACTCATCGTGCTACCCATACATCCTTGTAGTCCGTGTCATCATTGAGCTTATGGTGCGAAGAACATTAGCGTTTTCTTTAGCCTGTTAGACCCGAAGGACTTCCAATGAGAAGAACTATTAAACCCCGTAAAGCATTAGGTAATGCAACCTCTGAAGTAGCCGTTACAATCGGTACTACTGCTACTGTCATCCGTAAGGCTGTTGAAGTTATGGCTATTGCTGTAGACGATATGAGATTTGAATCGGAGCAACAATCTGTTGTTGACCGTAAGCAAGCTGTCTTAGATGCATTACTCGATGAGAAGGCTCTGCTTGCTGAAGCTTCTGCTCTTGGTGTGTCAGCTGAACTTACTAAGCGCATTAAGGCTCTTGGTCTGTAATAACAGGGTTCGTCCCTGCAAATGAAAGGAGCCTATTATGGCTATCCGTGAAACTCTATTTTGGTACGACGAAGCTTCTGATGAGGTCAAAGAAATCTTTACAACAGAGTTCTTTATGGCTACATCTTCTGTCTTTTGGAGTCGTGACCGTGAGGACTGCTTAGCTGAACAAGCTCTGCATCAGCCTATCGGTATCGACGAGGATATGGTGGACTCTCTTGAAGTCTCTCAACAAGACCGTTATGGTCAGAACGAGGACTACTTAATTGAGTGTGAACGTAATGAGCCTTAATGTTCTCATTGCCGTTGGGCTTTCTCTATGGGTAGTAATACCCTTCTCCCTGTTGCTCTTTTGAGCTTATGACGATAAAACCTCTTGAAAGGAGACGTTATGATGTATGTATTACCTGATGGTACGCTTATTTCATATGAAGAGTTCAAAGCTCTTCGTGGATTATAGGCTATACTTGTAGCAAGGGCTTAGTAATGTGCCCTTAAACATTAACCGTGTTGCAATGACGTGAAGCAACAGAGTCGATAATCTCGGAGCAGTACTTATTACAAACCTGCTTAATCAAGGGCGTGAACATACGGACGTGGTATGAACAGTAAGCCCTTTTTCTTTTTAGAGCTAGATCGGACACAGGTATTTCTGATAGTTAGTGGCTAACACAGGCTTCCGATAGTCTCAGAGGCTACACACGAATCAGATAGACTGTTTACAGCTCACACACACTCAGATAGACAGACTCACACACACCTCATAGAGTACCCTACAAGCCATTTTAGCTCTCAGACGACCTCAGCTACTCGTTGGGTGTCGTTTGTTTGTCTTACGTGTAGAGAAGTGGTGTGGAGTGGCACGTTGTGGTAACACCCACACCCCATCAACCCACCCATCCCACTATCCCTACCTATACACACACCTAATCTCACCCCAACTATAGAATTACCTACCAATAGTTATTCACATCTTATTCACATCTTGTCTATCCTATGTGAATATCCTTGACGTTCCACCTTCTATGAGCTTATGTCGAATATCTTATTTATAGGAGGCTCAAATGCCTAGAACCACCACCATTCCACCGTTTGCCCTTAGTGGCTATAACGTAATGTTCTTAGTCAGTTCGGAGTATTTCGATACATCAGTACCTACCGTTGTTTCTATTATGGAAGCTAGTGCTGAAATAGATAAGCTTGAAGACGCTTTCTGTACGGACGCTATCCAAAACTACACCACCTTCCTTATTTGTATGGACACTCATACAGTTACTGAAGTATGCAATACGGAGATATACAATCTTATCCGTTCTAATTTAGCCGAAGGAGAATAAATGGCTCACAAAAGAATTGTACTTAGAAGTACACACGTTATCCTTGGTGACTTGACTGATACATTCAAAGTCAAGACTCCACAGGCTCGTATGCTTATCCGTACCTTACTTAAAGAAAAAGGTTCGCTTACTAGCACTAGCTATGCATACTTTTGTACCGAAAGTCTTGCCCATCATCGCTATGCTGATTACATTCTATTTGCTAACAGCATTAGAGCTATCTGTAATTCAGACATCAACACACCTACAACTTAGTAGGTTTACATAAAGGAGCCGTAATGGTTTACATCGTAGAAGACGCTTATATGTACGAACGTTCTACCCTCGTTGTTGTAACAGACACACACGAACTTGCCGAAGAGTTTGTGCAGGACTACATCAGAAAGAACTACTCATATCAAGAGCAGTTCGACCTTGAGTGGGCAGAAGAAGGTACTTGTCCCGACCGTGTTATGCTTATTAATGCACAGCACGTTGAGACAGCTACTTCACTTGTTCCTATTAATCCCGACTATCAGTATCAGCCAAAGGAGGCAGTATGAACCCCGAACTGAAACCACTCACCCTCACTATCTCATCTTATGGTAATCACTATAAGAAGTTACGTGCTTCACTCCGTCACTCACAGAACGCTGTTGAAGAGAAGATACTTCAGTATAAGCACGACCATATCAGTAATGATACGGAAGAAGACTCTCACGAATACGAGTCATATATGGAACTATTCAGTACTCGTGATTTCTATCGTAAGCTACTTGCCGACCTAGAAGCACAGTATAAAATAGCACAACCTCACCTTGTAGAAGAATACTAAGGAGCTACCGCTCTTTTGTTTTTTTGTACGTTGTTCTTTTATCTTGAGTACAAGCATCCTTGCCCTTTAGATTTCTATGAGCTTTTAGAGAGATTAATTATTATCTCAGTAACGGAGTAAACCGTACAAATCATAATCCCAATGCAACTTTATAAAGGCTTTTATATGCAAACTCCAACTATTCCTAACCCAATGATACCTAACCAAATGGTAGTCGCACCCGCTGAACGTGAAACAAAAACTGTTGACTATCGTATCAATGTATCTTCTAAAGCAGGTGATGTACGTAGTGCAGGTATTCTTAAATTGTGGAAGCGTTTCGATGAGACTCAACAAGCCGCACTTGTAGCTATCTTGTCTACATCAGAATCTGTAGTGGAAATTACTCCAATGTCAGAAGAAGCAACAACAGGTGTGAAGGACGAGTTCTAGGACTCTCCCTCTCCACCGTAACTAGCTAGAGACACGAGTTTTGCTAATGTACTCACCCTCTACCTAGTTTGACTGTATGTGACTTATGTCCTACAGTCTTTTTTTGCTTGTATTAGGCTTTATGCCTTTCCCCACTTGACTATCTTAAAAGGATTAATATGTCAGAAACTCAAACTCCAACTTACACTCCACGCCCTCGCAGACAAGGGGTATTTGGTGCTACTAACCAAGCACTCACTAAGACTGTCGAAGAGTCTACTCTTACTGTCACATCTGCTTTGACTGCTGTTCGTAAATCTGTTCAACTTGCTGAAATCGCACTTGATGAGATGAAGGTTGACTTGCAACACGACTACCTTACTCGTAAGCTAGAAGTACAGCACGACTTATCAGCTCAAGGCTACAGTCCTGAACAAATCGAGGCTATGCTCACATTTCGTGAAGCGTAACTAACTAGAGGGCTTCGGCTCTCTTGACTTTTTTGTAGCTCTGTTTGATAGTGGCGTGGAGAAACTTACTAAATAGCTAATAGTAATTTCTTTCCGACCTGTTGATAGTGGAGACTCAAAGTGATCTAAAAAGGCACAATATAAAAAACCTGGAACTACTCACCTCACTCATCGCTGAAATGAACCCGGCTGTACTGAAAAGTACAACTCAGAAGAACTACGCACTCAAAAAGATCCATTCTATTCTAGTAGTAGACTATGACCTAAATCTTATGGAACTTTCTAAAGATGTTGTATCACCTGAACAGATGTACACCCTACTAGTAGAAATACTCGGAGAGGTTGCCTAGTACATACTCTAATTGAAGATATATTTTAACTGCACACTCTAAAGGAAAACCCTATGGATAATACTGAAATACTATTGTTTCTTATCAAACACACATCTCTACTTAGTAGTACTTCTAGTATGACAGGAGCGAAAGCTACTGCCGAATTAAATCAACGCTTATGGTTAGATACTGAACTAGACATAGAAATTGCAGAGCATGAACTATATGCTTTAGACATTATCGCTGCTCTACAACTTCGTATCTCTCAAGCTAGTAAAGCTGTGCTACAAGCAGATATTAATAAACAGCAACAAGCTGAAATAGTAAAGAAAGAAAACGAGCATGTAATGGACAAGAACAGAGTATGTCCTGCTTGTAATAAACCTTTCGTAACTACTAGTGCCCGGAAGAAATACTGTTCAATAAACTGTGGCATGATCTACAATAAAGCTAAGAAAATAGCTGAAAGAAAAAACCGACCAATTATTAAAGATGTCTCAAGACACTACATAATGGACAGTACTCAGACTCTTACTGAAGATGAGTTAGAACTACAACGCTATATCAGCGACCATTGTCTCTAAAGGAAACCTAATGGAAATACAAGAAAACCCGAACCCGCCTAAATACACACGCGCTGAAGTTGCAGAGCTTTACCCAAAGATCCAACTCCGTGCATTTGAACTAGATGTATATGGGCATGACCTACCTGAGATCACAAGTATTCTTAACCAAGAATTTGATGTATCCCCTATGTCATTCTGTGATGAAGACGCAGAGGCTATGATCCGTGCTGAAAACATCTTCTATGGTCTAACTAGCGTATCTCGTAAAGTATAGTCATGTCCTATAACTTACAGTATCAATGTGATAACTGTGGCCGCATAGCATGGGCTGCAGAAGAACCTGAAGAATGGGACTGTCCCTGCTACGATCCGATGGCTGAAAAGCTAAAAGAATGTGGCTTTGAGCCTACTCACCCGCCGATGAATAAAACAGAGTGTAACGCCCGCTATCGTCATCAGTATCAACTAAATGGAAATAAGTGGTTTGATGATCGTGCTAATTGGATGTTCTTAGGAAAATTCGATATTTATCCTGACCGAACGAAGGAGTTTGAATGATAACTGTATACCAACCCATCCTACTAGGTGCACGGAATGAGATCGTAACTCGTTCTCTAACTGTTTACTACACAAAAGAAGAGGCTATGCGTCACTTCTCAAACGACGCTACACGCTATGTTACTAAGCAAGTCTTAGTTATGAAACTAAAAGGAAATGACCATGAGCAAAGAAATAACTACTAATCCATTATCCCTGGAAGCATGGTTAGAAATAGAAGTATATCCTGGTATGAATATGGAGTTCTTCATTGGACTAGAATGTGCTGAAAGTGGCAAAGACAGAGAAAGTGGTTTCGACATAGGAACTGAACAAGAGGAACAGTATGAACTGTATCTCGAAGCAATGGCTAATTCATAAGGAGCCCATATGCAAGATCCATACAACTTTTTAAAGGTCACTAGAAGCGACACAGGCGCAGTATTAGCTATTCGTAAGGATCGCATCATATCTGTAGAAGACTTTCTCGACACACATAGAACTTCACAGATGGAAAAGTTTCATCAACATACCGAAACTGTTATCACCTATGAACGTCCACACATCAGCAGAGGCTACCCACAAGGTGAGCCTGACCATGTACTGACCACATCTGTTGCTTTCGTTAGAGAGCCATATTCAAAGATTATTCCACTCATCGATTAAAAGGCTATATATGTCCAAAGAACACTCATTGTTACCTAATGTAAACCTAACAGGAGTCGATGGAAATTCCTTCGCTATTCTAGGTGCTACTGAACGTGCTATTAAGATGCACTACACCGAACCTGAGAAGAGTAATATCCTTGCTGAGTTCAACACAGAAGCTAAATCCGGTGACTATGATCACTTAATCCAAACAGTATTCAAATACTGTAATGTAACTATGAAAGGCTAAACATGGCAAATCTTATTCACCTCGAAGTACTCGAAACACTATCTAAACTAGAGCAAGAAGAAGTTCTTCTTGTCGCTGTTCGTGAGGATAGAGCAGTTCAAGAAATTAACTACACGCTAGAACAGGAAGATGACCATTTTGCTCTTACTCAAGAAGATCTATGTGAACTACTCACTATGCACCTTGACGATGATACTATTATCAAAAAGGTACGCAAAGGTAGTAAGTATCGTTACGATGCAGATGCTCATAAAATCATCACAGAAGCTATTCCATACAAATGGCAAACGGCAGGAGAATAGTATGGAAAACTCTCAATACATCACACAATACGGTGTTACAACACAGACTATCGCTATCGTAGACGCTATGTGGGACTTCTCTGAAGATGCTCATACACGTGGTGACATTCTGCAAGAGTTAGGTCTTATTACTAAACTCTACCAAAAAGTAATGAATAGACCTTTTGACTCGGAAGAGATAATTGCCACTATCGTTGTTAAACACGTACTAGCTTAAGGAGCTCCCATGACCGCACTACAATATATGATCCGTAAAAATGAGATTATTCACGATCTAACAGAACTTACTCTTATTCCTGATGACCAACTAATAGATGTACCACCTCAGTATCTATTTTTTGAAGGTCTTGCACCTGGTAGAAGAAGTGACGCTAAGATCTGTCCTTACTGTATTATTTATCTTAACAGAGAAGAAAGAGACTACGAAAACGAAAGTCTCTGTGCAGGATGTCCAATGGATACGGCAGATAATAACTGCATAACAAAACATGATGACACAAGTACATATGAACACGTTAGAGAAGCTTTAAGAGAGGATTATGACTATTCTGATATTCATGAAATACCTGCTATTCAAATTCTTATCGCTAAATATAATAAGCAGTTTGGAAAACAAAAATGAAACGTTCGTTAATCCTACGATATGTCTCTACATTAGCCTTCATTGTAGGCTATGTAGGCACATCTCTTTATGTTGATCCATTCCTCTTATTATTTATTGCACTTGCAACTGTAGGCTATACCACAGTAATAGATGTAATTCGTATAGAAGAATCTGAAAAAGAACTTAGTGAGCAAATAGAAGTTCTTACTCAAATTAATAAAGCTCTTGTAGAACTACGAAACTTAACCACTAAATAACTACTCTCCACTATTAAAAAGGAACCCACATGGCAGAACAATTCAACTTTAAAGAACTAGATAAGCACCTCAGAGCCGAGTGGCTTGCTAAACGTCCTGACTTCGTACAAGCATTTATTGATAACATTCAAAACATCGCTGATACGCATATGACTGAAGCTCTAGCAGTTGACAGATGGGCTGAGTACATCGATATTGAGCGTCAAGCACCTCATATTTATTACTATCTTGCTTCTTGTCAAGATAGTATGCCTATTCAAAATATGATCGGCGGCATGGCTACACTTATCAATGATCATAATGAACGTGACCTACCTACAGTATGGAACACGCACCAAATCGCATCAGAGATTATCTTCGCATTGAATGGTATCTTCACTACTGTACAGTTGACATACAATGGAAAGTATGTTGTACGTAGCCTACTACGCGATCCTGAGCTCTCTGAGACACTCATGTATCCATTACCATTAGCTGAGCCTGCTTATGCCTCACGTGCTCTTGGAGCGTATGCTTGGAATATCACTAATGATGATGCTCTGAATGTATTGAACGCTATTCCTATGACAATCATGCAGTTTCCTGAGCAGATGCCATTCATCGGTGCTAACCCATCGGACGCAGACAAGGAACTAATGGTCAAGTATGAAGTACGTAAGGCGCTACAGCCTAGCTTTAGTGGTAAACGTATCTTCTATAATTGGCACTCAGACTACAGAGGTCGTATGTCACCTGGTGCATATCACTTCAACCCGCATGGAAATGAGTATGAGAAATCTATCATTGCCTTCGCTGAACCTGAGAAAGTATCTTGGGCAGGTGTGATGGAATACCGTAAAGCCTTAGCTCGCTGTGCAGGTCTTGGAAAAGATACTGACATGGAGAAACTAAAGTGGTACGCACAAAACTCACTCACCAACTTCGCTGATGTAATATGGAAAGAGCCACATACTGCTGTCTCTATCCTAACTGCATTTGAGCAGATCAAGAACACAGGACGTACTAATATCCCTATTGAACTTGACTCTACTAATTCACAGTTGCAAATGGTAGCGGTACTAACCGGTGACATGCAGACAGCACTTACTTGTAACGTCGTACCTGATGGTGATAAGATCGCTGATGCCTATGGTATCTTGGCTGAGATTATGACTAAGATCTCCGGCAAACTCTATACTCGTCATGACGTTAAATACGCAATGATGGTAGCAGGTTATGGCGGTGGAAAAGATGTAGTAATCGCAGAGTTCGTGGACGCTATGGACAATGACTACGATGTTGGTGAAACATACGAGACATTCCTAGCTGCTATGGAATATGTGAGCCCTGCTTCCGGTCTACTTAAAGACACATTCGACAATCTATGGAAGGACGATTGGACTGAGGTTACTTGGACTCTACCTGATGGATTTGTAGCTTGCTATAAGCCTGTTCAGACTATGACTCTAACTCTACGTCCATTCGGTATCGACATCGAGTGTCTTGCTACAGTTAATCAAGCTATCGACTTCTCTACTGCACTCTACGTGAATGTAATTCACTCAGTTGATGCATACGTAGCTCGACAGAAAGTTATCCGTGCTAAGGGTAAATCATGGTCTATTCATGACGGCTTTCCAATGAGAGCAAACTTCGTATCTACAGGTGTTCAGAACTACAAGGACATCTTAGGTGAAATCGCAGACTCGCGCCTATTAGAGGACATCTTAACTGAGATCTCCGGATCATACGTACCTACATTTGGAAAACAATTCGGCAACGATGCAATTCAATTAGGCAACTACGCTATCTCTTAAAAAGGGGTATGCCAATTTTAGAGGGTGTTACACAATAACATCCTTTTTCCTAGGAGGAAATAATGAGTGAACCACTACAAGAAACTATGCCAGGCAACAGCCTAAAAAGTCTAAGAACTATCCTATTTCAAGAGTTGATGGATCTTCGTAACGATAAAGTAGATACTTCTCACGCAATAGCAGTAAGTAAAATATCTTCGCAGGTGATTACTAGTTACAAAGCAGAAATTGATGCAGTAAACAGCATTAATAATCTCAAAGATAAGAACATGGCTTATGCTCATGTACTGGCCAACACAGTTACTCCTGACATTACTACTGTGATAAAAGAAAAGTAAAATGCTTAATTACTCATTTGACAAGTTTAGCGGAGAAGAGCTAAGAAAATGTGGAATATGTGAACTTAATATAGCAGGGCCTGCAGTGGTGCCTGCTCGTGAAAATACTAATATACCTACAGTAGCAAAATTCATATTAGAAGATTTATCATTCATCTTCTTAAACCGTAATCATATATGCCCTGACTGCGCTACAGCTTTCATACGCTTTACCGCAAATAAGAAATATACTTCTATTAACTCCTATGTAGAGGCTAGAGATTTTGGAGATACTGTTGACTATATAAACATACAACTTAATCTTATCAGAAGCAGTGTCTCAGCTATGAGTACAGAATATTTTGATATGGAAGAATATACCTTCATGCTAAGTATGTTAAAACAACACTCTAAAATAATAGCAAAAGAAGTATTAAGCGTAAAACGTAATGTAGCTACTATAGACGCACTTAGAGCTAAGTATGAAGCAGAGTTAGAAGTAGCTTTTATAGAGTTCTATATCCATAAAATAGAGTACAAAGTAGATAATGGTGTACCATTATCTGAAGCTGCTAGGTTTTCTCGTGTACCTTCAAACCATTTTCATCGTATTAGAAGAATACGTGATATAGGGCACAAAAGCAGAGGTAAGCTCGTAGTTACATTAGAAGGTATACAGCAAATAGAGTCGCTATATAAATTAGAACAGGTGCTTAAATGCCCTACACAATAAAAGGATCCCTATGCAAAAAGAACAACTCATCACTAAAGTAATCGAACAGATCAAAAAAGATCTTGCTGTACCTGACACAGAGGCTCTCTATGAGCTTCTTACCTATGTACCATCACACAACTTAGTAGGGTATCTACCTGAAGAAGAGGCTCCTATCACAGTAGATCTCACTCTTATCGAATACTTACAGACTAATGAGATCGACTACAAGGAACTTAATGGCGGTGTACACGTAGTAGTTATCGGCAAAGATTTTCAAACGTATGATGTCTATCCTACTACTGAGAAGTGGAAAGCTCGCGCTGCTACTGATTGGGGTAAAGGTCTAAAGAACTTCTACCGTGAATTGGAGGGCAAGTAATGCTATTTACGGGGATCACACCCGGATACTACTTTTGTTTAGTAGGCCAAATAAATAGAGGAACATGCAGTAAACAAGTGTTCAGACGACATAATAAATATGGCGATGATACGTACTATTTAGTAACATAAAAAGGATGATCAATGGAAGTAATTAAAGAACAGGCTGAAATACAATACAGCCTTCGTCTCACAGCAGCCGAAGCTTCATGGCTTAAAGGCATTATGCAGAACCCATTTTGGGGACAGCACCCTACTGAAGAAGCTGAAGAGGACCGTGAAAATCGTCATGCTTTATTCGACACACTTAATATACAAGGAGTAAAGTAATGAGCACTTATCAGAAATTCTATGCCCAAGTAACACTTGCTAATAAAAGTAGCCATGTACTTAGTAGAGTGGAAGATAAGATGCTCAAAATAATTGCGGATCAAGCTGATCGCATTACTAAACTTGAACAGAATGACCACTTACATGAATTTGTACCTCACACACGTCGTACTATCCATATGGAAGGTATACACAGCGTTCGTGAAACCTACAAGTGTAAATTCTGCAATGCTACAAAGGTGGTAGATGATGGCTGATATGATTGGATTTATAATCGGATGGGGAATAGTCACCTGGCTATTCGTTAAATTCGTACAAGGTGGTATGAAACTATCCGGTGAACTCAAAAAGAAAAAGGCTAAGGCTACACAGAAACGTAGAGCTGAAGCACAGCATGGCTTTGGAGAGATGCTCACATCATGTGAACGTGAACTCGAAGAGATGCATGCATATAAACCTGAAGTACCCTACGATCAGTATCTTGACTACCTCGATTCACCTGAATGGAAGAAGAAACGTCTTGCTACTATCAAACGTGATAAGAACTGTTGTCAACAATGTGGAAATAAGTTTCCTAATAAGGAATTAGAGGTACATCATATTCACTATAAACGTCTTAAAAGAGAGCAACCGGAAGACCTCATTACTCTATGTGAATTCCATCACGAACTACTGCATGACTTTCATGGAGATAAAGCAGGATATTATCCTCTCTTAACCATGTCTCAACTAACTACTGCGCTAAAGGACTACTAACTATGGAACTCAAGCGCAGAATACTCAAAAAGCTGTAAAAAGCTCAACACAGTCTCAAGCGCAGCCCTTAAAATGGCTCTGTTTGTGACTTTTTATTTTTTTCTTACTAAAGGACCGGAAATGGCAGGATTACCAACATCACCCGATATGAAAACAGACAGCTCTAAACTTTACTTCTTATTCTCAGATAATCCTTATGATGGACTATCTATTATCATGGTGGGAAACAAGTTAGCATGTATCACTCACATTCTAAATCTAATGAAAAAAGACAAGACAGGATACTTTGTTTACACAGTAGGAGAAGCTGATGAAGCTCTTCGTAATGATGTTGATGCCTACATTGCAGATGACTTACTTGTATACCTCAGACCTGTCAGTTCAGTGCGTCATGAACGAGATGCTTATGATCACTTCATGGCACAACCTGTCCCTGAAGAAGAGAGTACTTTTTAATGAATAATACATACACATCAAAAGTAACTATCTACACAGGCTCCTCTAGTTTATGCACGTACACAGTAGGTCAAAACTGCCTTGAAATTGAATACACAGCAGGTACTTCAGGTGTTGAAGTAACTATCTTATTCAGCACAGGCAGTATTAAAATCTATCGCGGTAATTTCGCTTATGAATTGGAGCAAGAAAATGTTTAAATGGATCAAAAATTTATTTACTGCACTTGATGAACCTTATAAAGGCAGTAACGAAACCTTCATCAATAAGTATACAGAGATCGAAGCTATCTTAGCTAGAAAACCTCTAACTACCGATGATCTAAAAGAGGCTAATCTGCAAATGACTATTCTTGTAGAGTATGCTCTTACGCAGGGTGATGCAAGACTTATGCACACACTACACGCTATCATTGGAGTAGAAATCGATCTATATGCACTAAGACAAAAAAGGGAGACATAATGCTTACTATTATAGTAGTATTCCTCGAAGCTTTCGTAAACTATAGACCAGGTGAAATCTACAACGGTACATTCATCTTAGATCTTGTACTACTTGCTATTTTCGCTACTTGGCTATTATCGTGAAACGTCAGTATCGAATTGAAAAAAGAGAAGATCTCTACCGAGTAGTCACATATTGGCGCATCTTCGGTATTGTCTTTACTTCTTATGATGACCACGCTGTCGATGGAGGCAGTTTTAGACCTACTACGTTTAAGACTTTAGATCATGCTAAAAAAGCACTTAAATTAAAAATGCGTAAATACCATGATCCTGAATGGGTAATTATTTTAGATACTGCAAAGGCTAAACTATGAACACTAAAAACGGGATCCCGATCAGAGAAGTAAAAGAGAAATTTGTCAACACTGTAGTTCTATTTGACTCTGAAAATGTAGATGTTACTAATTGGTATAAACGCATACAGAAGTTCTTAGGCGCACAGGCTAAAGTAAACAAAGAGTATCACTGCATAGCAGCCTTCTCACGACACAATCAAGAGTATGCCTTCTCTGTACACGATAATCGAGTAAAACAGCTCACAACAAACAGTAAACAGCCTAATGCTGCAGACGACCTGATAGTTGAGTGGTATGAAAAAGATACTCGCTACTACAGATATGTAATTGTCACAAATGATAAGCTTCTAATTGAACGCTTAAATAAAATCGCACACGACAAAGATAAATATCTAATGATTATTTACACAAATAAAGATCTACTTACTTCCTACGAAAATGTAATGTTTCATCACTTAGTGGCTAAGGACTAATATGACTAAAATAGAATTATGGCAAGACTCTGTAGTAAAAACTGTTATAGCAGCTCGTAAATCACAACGGCTATTAAAAGAAGCGGAAGCGAATTTTGAAATGCCTATTAATCTCAGACCTGCTACACCTGAAGATATTCGTCCTGGTAATATTATTTGGTATCCTGTTACAGAAAACTCGGACCCGTTTTGGCAATCAGTTACACAGATACTAGCCGGAGGTACTGACGATTTCAAAGCGTATGAAGCACACGATGGATGCCGATATGGATTACATAATGCCTACATAGAAGTCACTCATGAAAGCCATTAGCGGAAAAATCTTTGATGATATGCGAGTTATCAGCTATCACCACAAAGATAAAACTAAAGCATGGTGGGCTGTAGAGTGCATCTTCTGCCATAAACGTAAGATTATGGCTCGACCTAAGATCTTAGAAGGCGTAGGCACTCATTGTGTCCTATGTACTAATAAAAAAGGCAACGTCTTAAAAGCAGAAGAGATAGAGATCACCGACGAATATAACTCAGGCATCGCTGTAAAAATAATCGCTTACAATCATTCGCTCAGTTTAAGATCAGTTTATAATATCTTACATAGAACAAAAACTAATCTACGAAGAAAAAAGGATGATAATGACTCAAAATGAGCTAAAGACTACATTACAGGGTATATGTAAAGACTACTACACTATTACAGAAATTCTCTTTTATACAAATGAACATAGTCAATTAATTGTAGTGATCTTCACATTCAACAATAGAGATGAGGCAGACTTACGCTCTATGAGCTTCGATAAAATTCAAGGCGCTATTAACTTCTTCGATGCTACTGATCGAATTACAATGGGTAATGCACCACTCGCTGAAGTATCTCAACCTACCCTCTCACTATCATAAGGAAACACACATGGAAAAGCCTTCAATAGCACTACTCACAGCTATACACGGTGAAAAAGTCATCTTCGTAGATGATGAACCAATTAAAAACGATGTACTTCGCTTTCTCTTTCTTAACCGTTGTTACACTAACTCGACAGCAGAGTTCATGAGCATCTATAAACTCACAGACCTGATGAAAACATGGCTACTAACCTTAGACTATGAAATCGACATGGCAATCTCTACACACAGTGTCGGAGCTGAGCTTATCGGTGAATGTGACTGTGATGAATTTGGCTGCTTAAAATTCTCTGCTACTAAAGACTCTGAATATGAAGCTGTTCTAGCTCTTGCTGAGTGGGCATTAAAGGAAATTAAATGACTAAACAAGAAATCCAAGCTCAAATAAATGAGCTACAAAAACAGTTGGACAAATGTCCTGACGTAGCACCATTTACTTGTAAAGGTCAGTGGCATACAGGATATGGTGGTCAAGCACATGAAGAAGTTTCGCAATCTACTTATAGAAAAGCCTCATTCAACTATTGGCAAACCCAAAAGATCGCAGAGAAGGCTTATCAGCTACAGCTATGTCATCGTAAGATGTTAAGTTTTATTAGTCAGTATCAAGAGTTGGGTGAAGGTGAATATTACATATATAAGTCAAGTACAGCGATTGGATGGCATACATCTCGAAACACTGCATACTTTCCTGATGTGGTAACAATGACCAAAGAGACAGCAGACAAGATGCTAAAAGCTCTTGAGAATGGCTCATTGGATCTATTATGATCAAATACCCAAATAAAGGCAGAGGTGTACACCGCATAAAAATGTGGAAATATCTTCGCGCTAAATAAGGATCTCAAATGAATAAATACATACTACTAATGGGCTATTGGTACTTCTCTATGAACACAGGAGAAGACTGTGAATCAGATGTGGTCGCTATCTTTGACTCACAAAAAGATCTTGATAAATACATCTCAGAAAAAGGTATTGAATTAGGTAAAGTCAAACTTACTTATGCAGATGAAGATCCTATCACCGGCGACAAAGAGTGGTATTACACTCAAGAATTGACTACTGATGAAAATAAGAGATAAGCTACTATTTGCAATCGCTATACTAGCCGCTCTAACAGATACGATATTAATCATTAATGTCGTACACCATTGGAACTAAAAAGGAACAAGTGTGACTTATAAAATAGGAGACATAGTAGCTGCAATACACGGAGAATATGTATATGTAATTAATGCTGTCAATACAAGTACTGCTACCCGTCTGTACAACAGTTCATCTACTGATGTTGAACACTGTATCAGTCTTCCCGCCTCAGAGCTTAGATTTGCCACTCCAACAGAGAAAGCCCTATATTTCACAGAAATAAAAAAAGCTGCTCTCGAATATACCGGACCGGGTTTAAGAGAACTCTTACAGAACACAGAAGTACTCGCAAAAGCGATTATAGACTTCAAACCTAAAGGAAAGAATATGATACACCCGCACAAAGATGAAATCGTTAAATGGGCTAATGGCAACTACAACGTAGGCGTATGGTGGAAACCTAAAAACAGCAGTGCTAAATGGTCATTAAAACATTTCTCTATAGCATGGGCTAAAGAAGCTGACTACATTATCGATGATGAATGGGCGACTATTCGTAAATTTGCAATAGATAATGGCTACATCTATTTCAAAGGTACTAAATTCATAGCTAACATAGCATGGGACGGAGATATAACTGACTATGCTACAGAACTTGATCCTATTGTACATAGATGTGATACTTGTGGTTTAATCTTACAAGAACTTGCGCATAACTCTAAACACACTAAAGGCTCTTACTGCTCTACTTTCTGTGCAGCTGTAGCCGATCATAAACGTATTCAGCAGTATATCGATGTCTGATACATACGAAGATGCCTACGATAAACGCGGAGGCCGTCTACCTGAAGGAAATGAGAAGATGAAATGACTGAAATACAGCACCTAATGGGGCAGATCGAAGCTCTGAAAGAACAAGTAAAACTTTACCGCTTCGACTACGTTACCGGTTTAAAACAGCGTCACGACTTCGAGCATGATGCACGTACTAAATTTGAACAAGGCAGCTACTACCTCACTATGTATGACATAGATGGTCTTCACACAGTAAATCGTATTAAAGGCTATGATGTAGGTGATGCCCTAATCAAACGTATTGCTAACGACATTAAAATACTAGGTGGCCGCTCTTACCGTATTGGTGGTGATGAATTCATGACTATCAACTGTGAGCGTCCTCTAACTGCAAAAGTACGTAATACTACCTACGCAACTATTTATACAGGTGATTATGATACATTCGACGAAGCACTTAAAATTCTCGACGAAGCTATCATCCGTAAAAAGATCGGCACTAACCGCAGAAAGGAAAGCTAATGCATACCAATGACATTATCGGACTTATACTTTTGGGTGGTCTTATAATTGCAGGACTTATAGATTTTTATCTAGCACGTAAAAAATCAACTCGTGAAGAAACGATCCTAAAAACCTGTGGCTGTGTATGCTACTGTCCTCAATGTAAAGAACCTCTTAATGACCAGGCTGACTGTACTGACGAAGAATTTGTCACCTACACTTGCTCTGTTTGTGGCACAGTTTCTAAGTGGAACTTTGACATAGCACCTGTACCTATCTTAATGAAGGATTTATAATGAACACTCAACATTCAGGAATAGGCAAACAACCTAAAGCAACGCCTGCTGCAGAGCCCTTAAATAATATAGGTAAACCGATCAGTGCTGAAAGCAGAGAACGTGCAAGTAAGATGCTGAAATCTATCGGAATGAAAAACTCCGGTGATCGCTATAACTGTATCAGAGACGTAGCTCTTTATCTTGAAAAAGATGAGCCTCACACAGCAATGAAAAAAGCAATGGGCTATGTGGACCTTACCGGTGCATACCGTCTATTTGCAGAACTTTTAATTTAAGGAAATCCCTATGAGTATGACATTAGAAAAAGACACAATCGCTATCTTAGACGCTATTAAAGCAACAGGCGCACAAATCACAGTAAGCTTCGACATTGATGCTATGAAAATCATATCCGCTATTGACAAAGATCTTAGAGACTTCTCTACCGAAGAAGATTTTCGTGATTACTTATCAGCTATTCTTGAAGTAGCTTAATATGGCACTCACAGAACATCAACTCTTCTTTAAAGGAGAGGCTAAAAACTGTAAAAACTGTTTCTATTTTCAACGAGGCTTCTTAGGCAATCAATGTAACTTATGGCCAAATTGGAGCATTAACTCAGCTCTTAGAGACTGTGGCTATAGAGAGTGGAAGCCTAATCATAAGCTTCACCATAAAAAGGAAAAGTAATGATCCCTTATGTAGAAAACGATGACACATGCTCTATTGCTATGCTTATTGAACCTCTCGATATGATGGCGTATTATCTACGTACAGGTTTAGTTGACCACCCTAAAGATAACACAGAAGAGAACTATACTATGAACTGTGTAGATCTCTGTAATATCAGTACCTTCACTATCGCTAAAGAACTTTCTCGTTTCGCAGATGATGAAGAACTGACGGTACATGAAGGTGTCTTCAATATGCAAGGTAATCATACCTGGCTACAAATCGGTGACACTATTATTGACGCTACTTTAGCTCAATTTATAGCACATGCAAAGCCTTTGTCTATGGTCGATGCTTCATGGGATGCCTACTCTTCAGTACGAAGCTACACATTTAGTGAGTGGCAAAAACACAGCCCATTAGTGGCATAAAAATTAAAAGGAAAATTATGGGATTAGATCAATACCTATACGAACGTACTTACATCGGCGAAGAATTTACTCACAGAAAAGTAGAGTTAACTATCGACTTTAAAATAGACGGCGAAGCACAAAAAGTACCTCGTCCTATCACATACATGACTTCAGAAGTAATGTATTGGCGTAAAGCTAATCAGATCCAAGAGTGGTTCCAACAGTTCACAGAAGGTATGAGCAGCACTAACAGTGTAGACATCTCAGTAACTCCTACAGATCTTATTAATTTACTTAATATCTGTAACAAAGTACTTGAACGTAAGCCTATAGAGGGACGTGATCCAGGTTTCTCACAAGCAGCTACACCTGCCTCTGAACTTCTACCTACTTCACAGGGCTTCTTCTTCGGTAGTGATGAATATGATGATTACTATTACAATCAGATACAAGCAACTAAAGAGATGTTAGAAAATCTTAAACTTAACACAGATGATTATCGTGATTTCATCTACAATGCAAATTGGTAAAGGGACATTACATGGGACGTTATTATCAAGGTGATATAGAAGGCAAGTTTTGGTTCGGAGTACAAAGTAGCGATGCTGCTGACCGCTTTAATCCTACCAATAATGAGTATGCTGCAGAAGACGGAGAGATCTGTTATGAGTTTTCAAGAGAAAATGATCTTGCTGATATAATCGAAGAACTTACAAATATCGAAGAAACTATTGGCGGTGTCGCCATGAAAAAACTTGATGATTTCTTCGACGAAACAAACGGCTATAACGATACAATCATGAAAAAACATGGTGTACTAGATATGTGGAACGAGCATAAAACTAATTATGCTGACTATTATTTAGGCATTAAAATTCGTGACTACCTAAAAGAACATTCTTACTGTGCCTTCACAGCTGAGTGCTAATATGGTAACTCTTATTTGTGGTGGCCGTGACTTCACTTCTTACGATGCACTTGAAGAAGCTATGAAAATGCTACCTACTAAACCTACTATCCTCATTCAAGGTGGTGCTAAAGGCGCTGACTATCTTGGTAAACTATGGGCTATCTTAAATGATGTACAATACGCCGAAGTTCCTGCTATGTGGGAAAACTTCGGTAAATCTGCAGGCTTTAAACGTAATGCTGCAATGCTTTTACTAAGACCTGAATACTGCATCGCCTTACCTGGTGGTGTCGGTACTCGTATGATGATCGATCTCTGCAATAAAGCAAATGTTCCTGTATGGGAACCATATCCAAAGGAAACCACATGAAAGTCGAATCAAAATTTAACATAGGTGATAAAGTATACAGCGTAAGCTCTAATATCTATGTTCATATCATAAAGCGAATAACTACTACATCCTGGCAAGCTAGTAATAAAGATGGACTTAGTACAGATTATTCTTATGACGTTAGTAAAGTACCTAATGTAGACAATTCTGAAACAAGTTCTTATACAGGTATAGGCCAACATCGTCTTTACTCTACTAAACAAGCAGCAGGTGAAGCATGGATGAAAAGTAACGGTCTTGATTGTGGAATGAGTGAGACATGATCTGTAAAAACTGTCAATATTACTCATACAACGAAAATGATGAGCTTGGACATTGTGAACAAGGTGTTAATGACGGCACCGACGATACTAACTATCAAATAGCTAATGGCGATGTAGTTGAAGAAGATTTTGGCTGTAATAAATTTGAGGACAAAAAATGAAATTCTCAGACTTAACACATCACTTCCCACTTGCCGGTGCAATCATGGAGGTGAAAGCCTCTACTAAAAAGAAACAGGGCTATATCAAAGTAGCTGTTCCTGATGAACTTCTTAATCATCTAATGAACGCTGCTATGGATATAGAAGTACCTATTGACGGACTCATTATTGCTTATCGCGATAAGAATGTTACGTCACCAAAAACTGATGATGCAGAGGAGCACTCATGAAACAACTAACTGAAGAACAACTTGAACTTATCGAACACTTATTTAGTGGCGGTGAGGTAACTGCACAGGATCCAAGTATCAAATCCCTGCCTAAAATCTGTACGCTTAGTGAATTAACACTAGCCTGTATCGATATTGGACAGGGTGAAAAACTTGTTGATATAAACCCTGCTAACTTCCTTACTATTGGACGTATCTATAAAGACGCTAAAACTTTACGTATTGAGGAACTTGAACGACAATTAGCTATACAGTCTGAAGAGTTACAAAAACTTTGTACACCTCCTCCTCGTAAACATCGTGCACATGTTACAAAAGAAGAAGCTATAGACATCGAAGAAGCACTTGCTAAAGACGTACCACATGAACAGATCATGGCTACTTACGATCTAACAGAAAATCATCTCTATCAGTTTCGTAGACATCTTCACAAATTCTCTACGCCTCTTATAGCTAAAAAAGAAAAATAATGCTGTACGATAACGCATACACGGATTACTTCCAAAAACTCTATGACACAGGTGTAGCCTTAAAGTTTAGTAATTCTGCACTTACAGATAACTGTCGATGGGGAAGAGTTAACGATACATTCTTTCAACCTAAACAAGAACGTTGCAGACACTCCGCAGACTATCCTTCTCGGTATACTTTAAATTCTCATCCTGCAGATTGCCCACAACATGAAAATACTGCAGAGTATCGTGACTATTGGAAAACTGCTTACCTGACTAGACTTGTAGGTTACTATGATATGGAAGGTATAGCATGTCTAGTAACAACTACTGAAATTTTTAATACAGTGCTTGGTCCTACTGTTTTCTTTTTATGGAGTGAAGAACTTCCTACTCCAGTAATTTCTGATTCTATATCGGTACAAAGCTCTGCTTCAGATGCTTTTGTTAGTGATGGTACTACTCTATTTGATACAGTAGCTACACAAGAGTATGTAGATACCGCTATCGCTAATCATGTTTGTACACATTCTACTTGCTGCTCTCCGGAGCCTACCCCACCCCAAAATCTTAAGGAAACCCCTATGTCTACTGAAAAAATCACAATCGAAATCGATGCTAAATGTATCAAAACACCTAAAGCTGTAAAAGAACTTACTGCATTTGAAAAGAAACACACACTACTTGTTAAGTATTACTCTCAATCAGGTAGCCTTTACTCTTCTAAAGAGTTCTCAGGTAAACGTGCCTTGAAAAAAGCTAAAGATCTATTGCGCGATCCTGCATTTGCCGGTTGTACTATGGTCCCTTACACTATCGGTAAAATGGTACGTGTCAAGATCGATCTCGAAGAGGTTTAGATCTCTTATTGAGCCGTAACTTTTTTACGGCTCTGTTAATAGATTTATAAAAGGACTTACATGGACAGCTTATTTTACATTCTCGTTACTTGGATAAGAAAAGAGGATATGGTACTACAAGAGACAGTATTCACTATGAGTCGAGATACAAAATTCGGGCAAGAATACATGTATTGGGGCGAAAGCTATATTGCTAACTCATATGCAGAACGCTTCGACTTCGATGATGAAGTAGTAATCCTTGGTGCTAGAGAAATTGAAGGTATCCGTTAAGTTATGACTAACTATGAAATGAAAGAAGAGTTAGGCGCATCTGAAGCTCTTATCGTAGTAATCTCTCGCATCCTTTATAAAAAAGAAATTGATTACAGCATGAAACATGTGACAATGGATCTCTTTACACCCGATTCACTTGGACGTGAGGTACGAAAAAAGGAAGTAGCAACATATGACTTAGATGAAGTCTTAGAGTTCCTACAGGACCGCTTAGAACGTCTTGAACTCACATGTAACATTAAAGAGCAAAAGGCAGTTGAGCATACTAAACGTATGATCACAGAATTAGAAGGCATCATAAAAGATTGTGAAGCCTTTAACATAGACACAGGAATATAAAATGGTAAAATCACCTATCACTAAATCACTTGGAAAGATCGAAAAAGTATTCTTCGGAGTACAAGATGGCCGTATTGGAATATGGTTTACTCTTACTACAGACGGATGGGGCGTAATGCACCACACAGCTTCTTGGGATCCGGAAACAATAGAAGTTACAGAACATACTCAATGGACTGAAAAAGACCGTAGTGACGAACTTGATAAAATTATGCGTTACATTAGTAAACTCCTGTCTCAAGCTAAAGTAGAAAGTATTAATAGTCTTAAAAATGTACCGGTAGAAGTCTCTATCGATGCTACGAGATCTATTACGGGGTTTAGAATTCTTACAGAAGTACTCTAATGGATAACGATATTATCGAGATCACAGAACTTACTGACTTCTTTACAGTTATTAAAAAAGAAGTGGATAAAGCTCCTTTTTCTCCTGCTAAAAAAATCAGAGTAACTAACTATCTACGCAAACTTATTACACAAGGCTTTGAACTTGGTAAGAACGGAAAAACAACTATCGAACTAAGTGAGTTCGGTGAAGATGAATTGGAGAACCTATGACTAAACGAGATCCTATGCCTGGAGAATTACATGAATTTTATTCTAAAGTACTTGTAATCTCCGTATTTCTTGCACATGCAGGAGTAAAAGACTCTACAAGAAAAATGTCAAAACTTCGCAGACATATTCGCATTGCTTTAACTAAAGATACACTAAAATGGCGTGAGCAAATGGTCGCGCTATCTAAGCATGTAGATCATTCATATTCAGAAGCTACTAAGGCTATTCCTAAAGAAGCACATTTAAAAGTACAGCTATCTATGGCTATGAATATCCTCTATGGCACACTTGATAACAATGAGTACCAGCATAAATGGTTCACTAATCGTGTATTCATCGACGCAGTACAATCACTCGGCTATGGCACAGGTGAAGATACAGACTGCAATGACGAAGAAGATACATATTTTCTTGTAGATAAATTCTTAGAAATCGTAGGCTACCCACGTGAGTCAGCCTTTGCTAAAAAGATACGCCTTGCTAAAAAGATCAAAGAGCAGAATGACATACTAGAAGGAAGATAACATGAGTGTTAACACAGGTATTTACCGTAGAGTAGAACGTAATAATAAAGTGGAAACAGTACTTCTTGAAGATCATACTGCTGAAGAACTTAGTGACTTATTGCACTATCTTATTGAACATGAAGATGCGACAGGTGAAGATTTAGTAAAATGGATTATGCCTATTATTGAAGCACTTAAAAACTCAGAAGCTTATCGACTAGAACTACAACAAAGTATCGAAAACTTCAGAGAGCAATTTTAAAGGAAATATGATGAAACTAAACTATGCTATCGGCACAGACGATATAGGCAAATATATTGAAGTAGCTAATTTACCTATTATAGGTAGTCCCGATACTATGGTAGCTCAACTAGCTCGTTATTATTACGACACTATTGATATAGCAGTTATGGTAGAAATGCCTACTGAAATGTTAGAAGCTATCATCGAACGCTCTACAACTGAACTTAAACGACGAAAGGCTGAAGGATGAAAAAGGGCCAAATAGTAGTATTAAAAGATACTACTTGGGGAGGTATAACACTTTTACGTTATCACTCATCTTACAATGAAACTCATTTTAATGCTTATCTTCACTTTGATATGTCAAGTGAACATTCTGTTATTGAGGACCTCTCAGAAATTATGTCTACAGAGTTTTTAACAGAATTACTTAAAAAGGAAACACATGAGTAATTGGGAACCTACACCTGGTGAGATGATTAATACACCTATGGGCATACGAGAGTTTTTAGCTTTAAGCTCAGAAGAAACGTATATTTGTTGGACACCTAGAAAAACAAATACAGGAGTATATCCCTCACACCTATGTTCAGAAATCAAACCTGAACCTATTATCGAACGTAGATGGATATGGCTACGAGATGTGGCAGAAGGTCACACAGTATCAACAGCAAGTTATTTTAGTGCTGCATACGCAAATATTAACTACGCAAAACTTGACGGATGGTACAGATCTGAGCATTACATCGATGTGGACGTATCTCATGACTAAATTAGAAGTAGTACAAGTTATGGAAGCTGCTGATGACTTTGTTCTGTGTAACTCTGAAGATGCTCTTATCGGTCGAATGGTACGATTAGGTGTAGCCCTTAAAACAGCTGATGATAATAATGCACCTGCTATCGGGTTAGAATTAGCCTGTCTAGTTGCTTTTGCGCAAGACTATTATATGAAGGACGAATAATGAATTACCCTGTAAGAAAAATACACCGCAAAGAAAGATTTGTTGTAGAGTTTACAGCCCAAGAACAAGGGACGGTTATTGCAACTACTGACTTAATGGAAGCTACACGTCCTGTAGGCTATGTCTCTCATTCATGGCGTACTTGTCTCGACACTAGTTTATGGGAAGATGTTATTCTTGCTTGTAAAACTTGTGGTAAAGAAGCTCTCTTATACGCTAATGGATACTGCTCTCAAGCTTGTCAAGATAAAGCACTTAGCAGTAAAAAAACTAATGGCAGTAACGACGGATCTAAGAACTCATTCTACGCAATTCCTGAATGGGTAGAAGACGTAGATGATTTAGCTGAGTATCTTAAGCTAGATGGCTTTGAATTTAACGTACTGAAGAGCTTATGGGCTCATATCGGTGATCGTCACTCCGGCACTAACGTCAAACGTGAAGCTAACAAGCGAGTACATTATGCAAATCGCTCAGTAGCTAAAATTATACGCGCAGAAGAAGAGGCAAGAAATGAAAGCAGAACTTAAATTCTCAGTACCCTGTACTGCAACAGATTACTATTATGTAGACTCTAAAACACTTACTAATGCAGAAGTGAAAGCGGCTATCGCTGCATGTGACAATGATCCCTGGCAAGCTGAAGATGAATACGACATTGTAGTATCTCTCGGTAGTTCATGTGATCCTGACACAGATGTAGAAGCACTTGAATGGGAGGAAGAATATGAAGAACGAAAAAACTCAGAACGTGCCGCTAAATCTATGTGACACTTGCCGTTTCAGTTTTGCAACTTGCCGTCCTAGAAAAGTTGTGTTTAAATCTGCGACAGAAGACGCTGTTATTGAGTGTGACAAATTCGAGGAACCGCCTACTAAACATGGTTTTAAATACACAGGTCCCGGTCGTATACCTGACACACTTCTTCTTAACGTATCTCATCGTGAATATCATCGTAGAGTATTTGAAAAATGTGTACCTGAATACCTTACATACAAACTTCGTAAACTAAAAGACGTTATTGAACATTCTGTAAAAGATGGACTACTAGTTCTTTCACCTAATGAAAACCTTCAATTACTACATCGCCTCAAAGCACTTAAAACTGTACAGGCTGAACTCGACTATATCTACTCAACAGGAAAAACTTCATGAAACCATTCTTTAAGTACGCAGGTATTCACTACCCTGTATTCGGCTCTGCTGTAGGGTGGGAAAACGGCCGCTATAAGTCAGAAATGTCACGCTTAGTCGGTGGCTATGGTGATAACTACGGTAAGTGGTGGACATTCTCTTGGGGATGGAAAACACGTGTATGGAATAAAGCTAAGCCTCTTAAACAGTTTATCGTTGATGCAGTAGCCGATCACCCTGAGATGGAAATTGAATGGCGTTGGTTCGAGGACTCACATCCTGAACAAGGCGGTATGTGGGCGGTAGTTCACGCTGAAACTAAACAGTATCTTGGAAATCTCTTAGATGCGTTCTACATGACACCACTTACACAGATCACACATGGTACAGGCTTTAACATCTCAGAGCAGAAATGGTACGGATGGTCACACCGTGCTAAATATGGCTTTGGTGTTGGTTCTACAGTCAAGAAAGGCGATGTTGCTTATAAAGCACGTAACCCACATGAACTTGTAGAGGCCTGTCTCAGATTTTGGGGCGATGTAGACTACCCTAAAAAAGTAGAGAAAATTGAACATAACTACCTTGAAGATTTTAATAATACTACAGGTGTGATGATCACTTTCGATACTACTGAAGAACTCGTAGAAGGCGGTGTACAACAGACCGGTGAATTTATCCCGTATCCTGAAACATGGGGACGTGGTGAATGGACTGCAGAAACTCTTGAAGATGCTCATGAAATGGCACTAGCTTTCTCAGATGGCGTATCGTGAAAGAACTCTATGCAGTAACCATATGGGATCTTTCTCTAAAAAATCCTGCTTCTAACGACTTCTTAAAAGGTTGGGAACGCTTGTGGTTATCTGAAGTAGGTACAGATAGACCGCTATACCTATCTAAAAAAGACATCATTCGTTTTAAAGAGAATGGCTACACAGTACATCATATAGCATTGGAGTATCCGAATGACCGAAATTCATAACTACTTCTCATTTAAAAAGAAGTTTCTATATGACTTACAAGCTTCCTACGCTAACACACAAACTAACTTAGAATTTGAGGATTATGTAGACTTCAAGTATACACAATACGTAGAAGATGAGTATGATAAATGTGTTAAAACTGTATCTGCTCGTCATGCACCTACATACAACTTAGTAAACGCCTTCAGACGTTTTATCTCAGAAAGGGGCTTTAATGCCTAATTTAAAAAACATGCTCTTCGATGTAGCTAAAGATACCGGCACAGACTACGTTAAGTCAGGGCTCGGTATTATGACGGCTATAAAAGTCTTCATCTACTTTATGATGGCAGTAATCGCTGTCAGCTTCACAGCAGGGCTATACGCTCTATTCACCAATTAAAAAGGACACACATGGAATTTATGATCGCTTGGTATCCCCTAGCTCGTTTCTTCTTCTTCGGAACTATTATCGCTATCGCAGGTTATCTACTTTATAAAAAATGGTACAAGACATCGGGCACTTTGTTTATGGCACTGTTTCTTTTCGCTGTCTTTGCTCCGGTAAAGATCGACGGTACACAATCGCACTCTGCCCATAAAGCTGAAGTAAGTGCACGTACTCAAGAGTATAGAATCGTCGAAAGTGAAAAGGTAATAGTCACCACTAAAAAACCCACATTTGAAGAACGCATGGCAGCTGAAGAAGCTCGCTCTGCCTCTGCAAACAATAAGGTCGAAAATGAAATGCTCAAATAAAACAGGCTTTACAATTATCGAATTAATTTTCGTAATTGTTATCTTAGGTATCTTGGCTTCTGTAGCCATTCCTGGAATAAAAAAAGCTCAAAAAAGAGAAGCCGCAGCTCAACAATCTTTTGAACAACCTGCTAAAACAGATGACGATGGAAGTACCTGGTAATGGAACTCTATGATGCCTTATGGATAGTTATACCTCTATGGCTATTCGTCGATGAAAGATTAGCTTTCCTTGTAGGTGTTGTTCTTTTATTCGGAGTAGGTATTACTTATCTTCCCGAACATTCTCCATCTCAAAACTTAACTCAGATCCACGCAACAGATGTAAATACGTCTGCACCTAGTAGTGATGATACTACTGATTGGCATTAACTTGAAAAAAATTCTATCTCTATTGGCTTTAGTAGCCGTAATGATGCTCAGCACAGGCTGTTCGTATGACACAGTACCACAAGGTACAAAAGGTAAGGTCTTAGACCGCTCAGGCTTCCAACCGGAAGTTTACCCACCGTCACGTGTTGATGTTGGTTTACACGGTAACTTGGTACTTGTTGAAACGATCACACATACTGTAAACGAAACTGTTACAGTACGTATGAAAGACGATATGAACCTTGTTGCACAGGTACGTTTTAAATTACGTATGGGTGAGAAACCAAAATCTCTTAATCTTGTATTCAATGATATTAGACCTGGTGAAGGTGGTATTATTACTCTGAAACAGATCTATGAAGTACACGGTAAGATGCTTGTTAACAAGATCGCACGTGAAGTACTTTCACAGTACAACATTGGAGATGTAAACGATAACTTTACACATATCTCTTCTGACATTTATAACAAGACTCTTGAAGCTTTCAAGCCTACACCACTTATCGTAACTGATGTAGCACTTGGTAAACTTGACTATCCTGATGTTATTGACCGCGCTATTGAAGCAGCAGCTAAACGTGAACTTGAAATCAAACAAGCCGAAGCTGATGTTGCTGTACGTCTTACAGAACTGAAGGGTAAAGAGAAGGTCGCAGAAGGTGAATATCGTATCAAAATGCAGGAAGCGAAACGTATTCGTGACTACAATAAAATGATCGCTAAAGGTATTACACCACAACTTCTACAACTTCGTCAGCTTGAAGTACAACAAGCGATGGTGCAAACTATCGAAAAGGGTGATGCTACCACTATCTTTATTCCTTACGGATCTCAAGACAGCTTAGGTATGCAAACACGCATGTACAGTAAGTAGTGATATTCAGCAGCCTTTTGGCTGTTGGTCTATCTCTATTAGAGAGATTTTAAAATGAAGATTATGAGAATTAAAGAGGCTATATAAATCATGTAATGATTATACCTACTACTACTTAAAGGACTCCTATGCCATCTATTCATTCACAAGCAGAACGTCATCGTATCCATGAAAAGTATGATCTTACATTCAAACTTATTGATATGTATCTTACACTAGAACCTGTTCTAGCCACAGACACAGCACACGAACAACTACTACTGCTAGAAGATGCTTCAGAAGCTACTAAACGTCTTGGTGGACAGCTAGTATCGCGCCAGGCTGTAGCAGTATTGCTTGCACCTTACTTGGAGTTATAATGACTGAAATATTCCTTCTACTAGTCCTGTTTCAACTTAAACATTTCCTAGCAGATTACCCTCTGCAATTTCCGTATATGTATGAAAATAAAGGTAAAGCTACAGGATGGGTTGCGCCATTAGCTAATCATGCTTGGATACACGCTGCAATGACTTTAATCATAGGCGTATTCTTTTTACTTGATGTAAATCCTGAGATACTAACAAGACCTGCATTTGCTATCTTATTCTCTATTACTGCAATAGACTTTACTACTCACTTCATAGTCGATAGATGGAAGGCTACACGCAAAGGTGGACCTGATACACCTCGTTTTTGGATCAACCTCGGATTAGACCAAATGGCTCATCATTTAGTTGGTATTTTCATTATCTACATTTTAATAACTCAAGGACTTTAAATGTCATGCTCCTCCCTCACAGAAAAAGAAAAAGCAAAAGCGCTCACAGAAGCAATCAATGAACTGCATAAAAAAGAGTTGTTTAAAGACAATTTAAAAACATGGTCTGAAAGAGTGGTACAAAGTCTTTATACACCTAAAAAAGGTGATGATGCTCTACTCTTCTACCACTCTCGTTTACCTATCGAATTTCCTGCTGCAGAGTGGTTTATCCGCTATCCTGCAGATGAATTCGATGTTCGTCTTGACTACCTAACACTTACTGCTTATGCTGAGTTAAAGGAAGAGTCATGATTACACCTAAATTTGATCCTGAAAGTATCTCTCATGATATTCTAAAAGAAGTCATAGAGCCTATCCTCAAAGATAAGTTAGAAGCTCTTGCTATTAACGGTGTAAAAAACATTAAGTACAAAGAGGATACATGGAATAGAGACTTATCTTATGAAATAGATACAGACAACCTATCAGCTAAAACTGTTAAGCAATGTAAGCGTCTTTTTACTATTCGTATGGAAGCTAAAAATAAAGTAGTTGTAGACCTTCTAGCTAGGTGTGATGCAGTACTTTACGATATTAAATCATACCCTAAATTTAAAGAAGCCATCTTTGAAATGGATCTATGTAAAGCTGAAACAGAGATGAGTGACTTCCTTAAACGCTACATTAAAGGTACTGCTCCAAGTAAAGCTATCTATCGAGCTAGACTACAAAAATTTTATAAAATTCAATGCACATAAAGGACAAATAATGGCAATCATTACTACTTCAATTTCCGGACCTAAAAAAGGTATCCCACATCGCCTCAGAGCAGGTGTAGTTATTAGAACACCTGAACGCGCAGAAACAGATGGCGAGTATTATGAACGTAATTTAGGCTTCTTCAACAATAGTGCTAACGTCCCTACTACTTGCCCTAAGTGTGAAGCTGTGCTAATACAGCGTATGAAACGTCTCAGTCCTGGTAACATCACAAGTGTTACTCTAAACTGTTCTAACAAAAAATGTAAACGTGTGTATGTATCTGCATACCCGGCTAAAAAGGTAAACGCTTATGGAAACTAAACAAAAAACAGTGTGTGTATATCACGGTAACTGTCTTGATGGATTTACTGCTGCATGGGTTCTACACTCAGCCTTAAATCCTTTTACTGATTTAACACTTGTAAAAGGTGCATACACAGAAAAACTTGATGTAGATCAATTTATTGATGCTGACGTATACTTTGTAGACTTCTCAGTTAAAGCTCCTGAAATGCAAGCAATCGCTGCAGTAGCCAATAAAGTAGTTATTCTTGATCACCACGCTTCAGCAGAACGTGAACTACAAATCGTAGCTGAAAAAACCGGTAATGTTCACATCGAATTTGATATGAAACGCTCAGGCGCTATGATTACATGGGATTATTTTTTCCCTTCTTCAGAAGCTCCTACTCTTATTAAAATCGTACAAGATCGTGATCTATGGCTATTTAAAAATCAGTATACTAAAGCACTTACTGCTTATATGTTTACACTTGAACAGACTATTGATGTATGGAACGATCTTCTTACTGATGTAAATTCAGGTAAAGCTATTGACATGGGTCAAGTACTTCTTGATGCACATGACAAAAATGTAGCTGCTATCATCGATGGCTGTACTCGTGAAGTTTTACTCGGAGAGCATAAAGTCAATTTAACTAATGCTCATTGGATGTATGCCTCTGATATAGGTCATAAAACTATTGGTGACAACCTATTCTCAATGTCGTATTTTATCAACTCAGATGGGGTATATTCATACTCTCTACGCGCTGATAATAATTTCGACTGCTCTGTATTAGCTGAAACTTACAGAGGTGGTGGGCATCCTAATGCTGCAGGTTTCTCATCAGTTTTACCGGTATGGACTGAGATCAACGAAGAACTGTAATGGGTAAAGCACTTAAAGTCTTTACAGCAATCTATGGCGATACAGTTAAATACGGTCCTACTCTCTATAGCATACAAGATAGAGACGGTACAGAATTTACAGATCATCTCAACATCGACATAGCAGCTAATTCTGAAGTACCTCCTAGAGGTGCTTTGGTTATGGTGAAGGGGTATAAACCTTCTCACAAAAATAAACAAACTGTAGTTTTAGTAACTGTTGCTCGTAAAGGGCTCATTAAAGCTATCATAAAAGGAACTTTCCATGAAAAAATATTTAATCGCATTTATCGTGAGTGCCACACTCGCTAGTGCATGTATCACACCTATTAAACCTATCGCACCTATTGGTTGCTCGTCTTCTGACGCTGTACTGATCACAAATTCTGATGGTACATGCTATTGGGTATTTATGGGTTGTTAGGCTATAATACATCTCTTGGGTCCATGTTCCCGCTACACATGGCATGAAAACTAGATCTGCAGATCTTAAGCGCCTCAGTAAGCAAGTAGCCGTTATCGGAAGAGTACGTAACTCTTCTAAAAAACTTACCTCTTAAAATATAATATAAAATATTCTAAAAGGTGTGTTTTATAAGCCGCCAATCCCGCACTCTGTAGGGGCATATAACAGAGTATGAAAAAAGGTTATGGTACGCAGCCTAGACATCATCTAAACGTCTAAAGGTACTAGGTGTAGAAATTAAATACTTCTACACCGCGCACTTATCGAGGTATGGCCAAGTGGTAAGGCGGCGGCTTTTGGTGCCGTTATTCGGGGGTTCGAGTCCCTCTACCTCTACCATATGGTCGAAAGACCACCATGACTAAACAACAGGTAACTTCAGAAAGCTTATAGTGAGCTACGTTGAAGATTAAAAGCATCACGTACTAATGGATCACTAATCCATGAACGCAACGTCATCCTGTACTGCATACTAAGTTACAGTAGAGAATTGTTTAGTCTAAATGTAAAGTAAAAGTTGTTCGGATACAGCACCGAGACTGTAAATCTCGTCTTTAGGGGAGTGGTTCGAGTCCACTACTTTACACCATATGTTACGTTATAGCTCAGTTGGTAGAGCGTTTCGCTGTTAACGAAAATGTCCCTGGTTCGAGTCCAGGTTACGTAGCCACATGATCGCAAGATCACCAAAAAAACAGGTACTCACCTGTACAAAAAGAGTAGCTAAATTTTTGACAACTTGGAAAGACAAGTCAGTAGTCCTCTCGAAGCCGAGGAGCAAATAGTTATTTAAGGGTAGAGCCTATATGCCTAGTCATACAATGATAACTAGCTACATAAGTGGGGAATTAGCTCAGCTGGGAGAGCGTCTGCCTTGCACGTAGAAGGTCAGCGGTTCGATCCCGCTATTCTCCACCAAATATGGGACGAAAGTTAGCGAATACTGTCGGAGTCATGACCTTCAGGAGTGAGTAAAAATCTCACAGATCCCACCACTTAAATATGGTCCGACTAGAAATAGATTACCATGCGCGGTAAGGGAAGCCTAAAACTTTCTCGGCCACCACCTAAATATGGTCGTTACACGATCACCATCACACACAAATTAAATAAGGAACTACCCCATGTCAAAACCTGTATTACACGAATTACTTGCCGTAGAGCAAGGACTATCTGAAACAGCTAATCGTATCACTAAAGAGACGATCAAAACACTATCTACTAAGCAATCTATCTTTGCCGGTATGAACAAAGCACACACTATCTTCGCAGAAGATCAGCAACACCTGGTTCAAGCTACAGAGTACAAAGAAGTACAATCTACTGCAGATGAGCAGATCAACTTTCTAAACACAGAGATCGCTCGTTATTGGGACGTTACTCTACAAAAAGAAGAGGCAAACCAACGTGCTAATGCAGACATCATTATTGATGGTACTACTCTCGCTACAAATGTACCTTCTATCGTTTTACTAGGTCTTGAAAAGAAACTTACTTCTCTTCTAGCAGTTTATAACGCATTACCTACACTTGATGCTGCTACAGCTTGGGAAAGTGATCCATCTGCATCTAAAGATGGTATCTTTCGTACTAAGTATCCTGAAGAGCGTCAGCACAACGTAACTGAGCTAAAGTATATCATTGCTGCACCTGCAACTGAGCGTCATCCTGCACAAGTCAAAGAGCAAAGTATTACTGATGTTATCGGTAAATATGTGATCACTACTTTCTCAGGTGCTATCACTTCATACGACAAAGCAGCACGTCTTGAGAAGCTTACTAAACTGATCCGTGCTGTGAAAAAAGCTCGTCAACGTGCCAACAACACAGAAGTAAACACAGATCTTACTATCGGTGCTACTATGCTAAAATACATTAACGATTAATTCGTTAGTGGGTAAACGAAAGTTTGCCACATTAAGTGTATTTACAATAGCTATGTAACGTAGGCATTAAATGATAGTATATGTCTCAAAGCACAGCTAGGAAACTATCCTTGTTCATTCGGCTATGCATAGTTGTATGATCACCTGTAAATACATTTACTGTGGTAAATTTATCTTTACATTTATTCACCCTACTATACTCTAACTGAGGTGGTAGGTTATTTTCATTCTTATTTTATCACCACGATAAATTAAGTTCTGAAGACCTTTAAAAAAGAGTACACCACTCGCGCAGAACTACTTCTTTTAGTTAACGTACATGGGTTCGAGTCCCATTCCGGCCACCATTTAATACGGCCGGGTGATGTAAGCGGCTTACATCGTTAATATAATTTATCTTAAAAAGTAGTTACTAGCAACTAATAGGTTGAACATCATTTAACACAAAAATTTGAAGGTTCGAGTCCTTCCCCGCCTACCATTACTTTACAGGCGGGTAGTCGAATTGGTTATAGACGTTTGTATAATGCACGACAGAGGAAATAAAGGTTATTATTCCTCTGTCTCAAAACATAGCTCTAGGGGTATATACGTATTGTAGTACTTAGTAGTGTGGATCACGGACTACAATCCCGATCTCGTATTTTGTCTCGTCCCGCAAGGATGTACAGACAGAGCGACAAAACGCTGCGGTGTACCCTGAGAGGTGTGTTTTAAAGCCACCACAAGATTCTGTAGTAATAGTCTCTAATGCTGTAAGTATGGCACTACTTGTAATAGTGTCAGGATCACTTACTGTATTACGTCCGACATGACGTTAAACATGACATTACTTTGTGATTAAAGTAGTTACCGAGAACGTAGACTAATAATCTACTCAGTACCGGACCGGCATGACGTTAAACATGACATTACTTTGTGATTAAAGTAGTCAGTACAGACTTAAAAAACATAATCATATATTCACGATTATTTTTATTGTGACTGATAGGATAGACTATCTCCTGCTGCGGATTCGCGGTGGGGTAACATATAAGGTAATAATTATGAGTAATCTTAAAAATGCAATCGTACAACAGTTAATAACAGAAGACGCTGCAATCTATAAAAACAATGATAAATATATCCACATCTACGGACGAGAAGATGCAGATTGGGGTATAGATATTTACGATGGAATGGATTATAATGTTCCTTCATTTTCCTGTATAATGGAAAAAGGCACAGCAGCTGAAGCTTTCGATTACGCGGGTGAGTCGTCTAACGGTTAGGGCCCGCCTCTCATAAAGGCGGTATCAGAGTTCGATTCTCTGCTTACCCACCATTTAGCACAGCCTAGTGCATAGAGCCTACATGGTTAAAGGCTTGAGTATATGTAAGAAATACCTATCTTAACATAACTCTTAATCTATGTACTATGGTGTGCTTTGAGGCATACACAACGAGTTCTTCTTTGATGTAACTCAGCATAAAGTTCTCAGCTCCCACCGGCCCAGTTTAATCAGCAGCGATGGCCTATAACTCAGAAATGATTAGCGAGACTCAGGTTCCTCTTTTAGGCTCCTTCCTTGTCTCGCGATTAAGCATACCTTTCATTACATTATGTGTACTGACAGGTGTGCTTTTTTGGTAATTATGTACACATGGTGGAGATTTCTAGTAGTGGCGGAATTCAATAAAGACGCTAAATAACAGTTCCTCCGTTCAGAGTGCTGTATGAGCTAACTTGAAAATTAGCAATTCATAGGTGGAAGTCCTGTGACTACTTTATATATGGGCGCAACATGGCTTCGACAGGAAATTGGTCCCACCCCGAATGATACAAGGTATGATACTACCTCAACAGATCATTAACTTAAATGTAAACAACATGAATTTTAATCCTACTGCAGAGCTTGCTGCTGCGTAGTGTGGACCGGGACAGACACATAACCAACTTGTCCCACACTTTAAGTCTTTGCCTTGTTGCAGAGCCTAGCACCGTAAGTTCACGCTAGTAACCAATTCTTACATCCTTGTTTTACAGTTTTACGCATATTGACTGTGATAAATTGCACGTATCGTGAAGTTCGGTTAAAAAGATGATTTTTTGGACTCGGGTTCGATACCCGATGCGTCCACCATACGCTATCCCCTTGATACTATTATGTAGTATGAATGGGGTTGCGAAGCTGCAGATGCAACCACTAAAATCTTATACGCAGCATAGTACTTCTTCATTTCTATTAAAACTATGAAGAACGCTCCCGGGTATGGTCGGCTAGGGAGAGTAGTGTTGACCTTTGTTTATGATATAATTTTCTCAGTTCCTTTATACATGTTAAGTATATAATTGTAGTTACTCCGCCTTCGGGCATCACATTTGGGATATGACTTACTGCAATTTCTAACTTAGCATTTATAAGGGAATATGTACACAGTTACTCCTGCTGTTTTCAGCAATTCACTGCTAATGATTTTACTGTGCACACTCTCCCTGTTAGTCTTCAATAAACTCAAGTTTATGGTATTGGTTACTCCGCCTTCGGGCACCAAACTTCTAATTTGATCTTACCTCTACTACTCACTTGAGTTTATTGAACACTATCACTAAAACTAAAAGGAAATCCCCATGAAAAACTTAGCACTACAACGCCTAATCTATGGCATGACAAACACTATCGTAATCGAGTCTACCGGTCCTAAAGAAGTCGTAACTGAAATCGAGGCTGTACGTTCTAGCATGGCTATCGAGGGCTTTATCTTCCGTCCGGGTTTCGCTAACACTACTGAACTAACTGACTATACAGAAGCTGATTGGGCTGCTATGTATGCACAATATTCTTTAACATATGGATGGAGTACACTTTACACAGCCCGTACAGGTAATAATCCTGTTACTGTACTTGATGCATACTTTACTGATCTTGGCAATATCTTTTCTCCGCTTGAAGTAGCGCCTAAAGCGTATTATGTGGCTGAGCCTGTTTTCTATGAAAAAGTATTGACTGACATCGCTGAGTCAAAAATTGTATTACGTACACATCAGATCGAGATCTTAAATCTTATGCCTATCGAAATACTTGCTAAAATTTATGAGAATGTCGTATTCACCATCATAGAAACTCGTATTCTGTTTCTAAAACGTCTCATTACTGAAGGTAAAGAAATCGCTGCATTTACTACACCTGAAGAGATTGTAAAATTCGTCATAGCTGTCTTTCCTAAGAACACAGAGCCATACACAGGACAAGTCACTAACGACATATTAAAAGCAATCGAAGTAAAAATTCCTACATCTATGCGTAAAGTTATTGTTCGCTCTATTCAAAAGATGAGCTACTTTAAAGCTATCAGAGGCATGAAGAAAAACAAAAACTTTTGGAAACGTCTATTTAAGCAACTTGCATGGCAATCCGAAGAAAAAATGATCGCTACTGCTCGCTTTCAAAACTACCTTGATATTAAAGGTACTGTCTTCAATGAGACTATCATCACACCTCGCTCAGACATCGAACAGTATCGTCGTGAAGGTAACTTAGAAACTGCTTTTATTGTTGAGATGAAAAACACAGGCGGGATGTTACGAAATCTTATGTCATACCTACGTTATCCGATCGGATCTACTTATGCTAAAAAAGTAAGCATGGCACCTGATGCAAAAGAACACGGTATTGCTATGTACTTTAATAAAAAAGTACAGGAAGAAGTACGTGCTACTGTCGTTCATTCTGACATTACCAATGTCTTAGCATCTGACGAATTTATGAAGTGTCTTACTCAGGCTAACTCTAAGCTACTATGGCAAGTACTCACACTTCTACAGGACAAGAAAAACACAGTCCCTAAATCTGTTCGTGTTGTAAACGACACTAAGATCAAATACTCAAAAGCTTTACCGGGTATCGATCCTAAAATGACTGAGCTTGCTAAAAAAGCCATTAAAAAGGCTATCAAAAAAGTGAAACGTGCTGAAAATGCATCTCTTGGTAAAGTTTACATAGACAAAACACTTAAAAACTACGCTATGCAGTTCTCAGGTCGCTCAGAAACGTCAATCTCACTATCAGGTGAATACTTGTCTCCGGGAAGTAAAATTGACCTTACAGACCTTCTGAAGGGTGAAGATAAAATCTTACGTATGGGTATTGCATGGACAGGTGCTTCATGTGATGTTGACCATGCTCTAAATATCTTCGGTATGCGTTCTATCTATTACGGTAATCCTACCTTAGCAGATACAGAAGGTCGTGTAGTTATCTCATCTTCAGGTGATATTACATCATGTAGTCCTGGTCTATTCAGTACAGAGATTATCGATATTGATGTAGATCAACTTGCTACGTCTAACGTAGAGAAGATCTTTAATTCTGCTCATATGTTTGCAGGTCCTACTTTCGATAAAATTGAATGTTATTGGTTCATGAATATCATCGATAAAAAAGATCGTATCCTTGAAAAACGTAAAGTTGCAATCGCACTTGATGCAATGCAATATGCTATTAAGCTTCAAGAACCTACTCGTGCACAGGTAGGTTTCTCTGTCGATCTGAAAAAGAAAGAACTTGAAGTTTTAAATCTTCCATCAAAACAATCGCAGTATAATAATGCTGCTACTTGTAAAGAAGATTTTGAGAAGCTGTTAGCTGAACGTCCTAAGCAAAAATCATTGTATAAAGCAATGAAAACTGTTATCGCTAAAGATCAGCTGACTGATAATATTTTAGAAGCTGACTTGATTATTTCTGCTGAACCTGATCAGCCTGCAGGCATTACTGTCTTGCATCCGGGCAGAGATGCAGTAGCACTACAAGAAATTATCTTTTAGTATTGATGCGTTGAGTTCTTCCATGTCTCTTGTAAGTCATCGCTCCTTTAAGACTATGGGGATAGTCCTTAAATAATTTCCGTCGGGTTATTAACTTTTTCCCGGCGGTTTCCTAAATGTTAGAGATTAGCTCAGTTGGTAGAGCAATCCTCCGTAAAACAGAAGATGTGTCGAAGGTTCGAGTCCTTCATCTCGCCATTAGTAAGTATATTGTATTAGTTACTTCAAACACGCACGATGTCGCAGGTTCGAGTCCTGCTCGCTCCACCATTTAATTATGAGGAGCGATAGCTCAGTTGGTAGAGCGCATGCCTTAACTACTATTACAACTCACTTACTAGTTTATTCTATACAGCATCCGAGTACTGCAACTCCTCGGATACTGTCAGAGTAAACTGTAAATCATTTCCGTTTAAGGGCCCTATCCACTCTGTAATAACGGCAGATATAAAACTGTAAATTGATCCAAAGGTAACTCTTAACAGTAAGACCTATATCGCACATCGCAATAGGCAAGTTTAGAGTGTAATTCCTATCTTACATTCCCTGTATATTCGTAACACCTTTATACCCTCTACGTGTCTATCCTACTCGTAGAGGGATCATTAAATATGGCTGAAATGCCACCAAAATAATCTGAACCTGCAGAAATACAGGCGAAGATGTTTGAAACAACTTGACTGCTAGGAAAGACTAGTTAACATAATCGATTTAACAATCGGATGTGAAAAAATTTGACTGTTAGGAAAGACTAACACAACTAGAGACATGGCAACTAATCGCGATACGTCGTGGGGTAGCCCGCTGTCCTAGTCTCTTTTGTTTATGGTAAAGTATATTTTGATATACTATCTCATGAATAAGGTTTCCCCATGTTATACACATCATTGTTGACGTATGCTCAAGGCATTATCATTCCCTCACTTACACTTACCTGTACTGCACCGTACCAACCATTTCTCGTACTTATGTCCGATAATACATCAAAATGGTTCTGCTTATGAGCCTTAAAAATTTAGGAGTATCAATGCTTAATTTCTATAAGACTATTTATCATGAGATGAAAATCTCTGTCAGTCGCATCATGGACAATAACTATACACATCAGGATAAGATGACTGAAGCTGTTGGTCTTGTAATGTTAGGTACTGTCAGTATCCTGCCTCCACTAATGATCATTCTTGGTACTTCTTGGTTAATCTTCTAATGGCAGTTTATAATCAAAATCCTGAAACTTATGAACACACCTACTATGTAGGGCAGTCGCTCGGTAAGTTAGAGATCATTCAGATCGACAAAGTTAACATCACAGCAGTATGTGAATGTGGTAACGTCCTTTCAAGGGGTATTGCTGCTTTTCAAGCTCGTCCACCTTTTAGTTGTAAGCCTTGTGCTAAAGCTGTACATGCTGATAGTGCTATTATCCAAAATAATAATACTGCTTTACATATTCGTGACTATGATGCTATTGAAGCACTCATGATGAAAGAAGCATCTCATAAAAAGCTTACCTCACATGAAAAAAATATTCTTTGTGAATACAGAGAAAAAATCGCTAATACTAAAATTAAAAAGAAGGCCTCTTAATGTCCCCTGCTCTAATTGAAATTCGTCAAGACAATAAATTCTTTGTCGTCTATGTAAAAAATATCGAAGTCTCTCGCCAAAAATCGCTTGTAAAAGCGACACAAAAACTTGCTGCTTATGTAAAAAGTCAGCCACAAATAGGAGCCTAACATGGGTGCATATTATCAAGGTACAGTAAATCATACTCGTTACGAAACTTGGTCTATAGGACAGGGCGCTAAACTTATGGAACACTCATATATAGGTAACAACTATGTAGGCTTAGTCATGGACGAGCTAGAGAAAAAGCCCGCGCCTGTTAGATGGGTATGTGATTATTCAGAAAATGAAGATGGCTTCGATTGGGAAAAAACTACAGAGGCATCTTTCTCAAAAGACGCTAAAGCTTTTGATCCTATATACTTTATTTACAACCACACTAAAAATGTATACATCGATATGGCTGAGCTTATCTCTTTATTTAGTGATCGCTCAATGATGATGCACCCTATCCCTATTCTCTGTAACTCTGAAACAGAAAGTATGGGCGGTGGAGATCTACATCAGGAAGAGTCTCGTCGTGGCACATGGTACGGTGACACACTAGAAGTAGTCTATGACAGAATTAATGTTCTTGATGCTCTAAATGTCACAGAAGAAGTAAAATTTGTAGAAGGGGAGTAATATGGCAACAGACATTAAAAAAGCACTTGAAGATATTATTGAACTTCGTAAAGAATTTGAAAATGATATTCTATACATTACCCCTGAATTAGCTGCACAGCAACTAACTAAACTTATGATGGCTATGCAACCTACTTCTGCTAATGCACTTGATGTTGTAAAATATCGTGCAGATATTGCTACTTTCTTTGAAGAAGTAGACAAGATAAAAGTTATAGCAGAAAAAGTTACTCCACAATCTATTCTTGAATACAAAAAGGTACATAATGATTAATCAATTACTGCTTTCATTAGAAAATTGTACGGAGCCTACTAAAGGTTCTAAATATTCAGCTGCTGTTGATCTTTACTCTTCTCAAACTACTACTATGTATCCAGGTACTACTCATATTATAGGACTTGGAGTAAAAATATCTAAAGAACAATTAGAGAAACTAACGCCTGAAATAAGAGAACATTTTATGCTTCGTCACTATCTTGCTTTACATCCACGCAGCTCTTTCCGTGCTAAAGGCATGGTATCGAATACCGGTATTATTGATATGGACTACCCTGATGAGATTAAAATCATTTTACACTATCCTGAAGGCTCCGATCAAAAACCTTTTGAAATTAAAAAAGGTGATCGTATCGCTCAAATCATGCTAATGTCTCATGACAGTATGCTACTTAACGTACATTCAGAAGAGGAGAGAACCGGTGGCATTGGTAGTACCGGGACATGAAAAGCTTCTAAGAGTATTCACCGCAGGTTGTAAAACTGTTATGCCTGAATTACCGCATAGATATTTCTCAATAGATTTCTACGCTGACAGCGCACCTACTCAGTCTATGAGTAATCAGCTTATTAACATGCTTGATCAGGTAACACCTGAAATTATTGATGAGATAGGTTTTCTAATCGATAATGAAACAGGCCAACTCATGTGGGCCACTAAAGATTTAGAAAAAGAAATAAAACATAAATTTCTACACGATAATGTAGACTTTTAAAGGACTACCTATGGGTAAGAAACACCAAATCCGTAAAAAAGTAAAAATGAGTGACATCACTACATGTTGTTTTGACTGTGCTACTAAGTACAAAGATCCTGAAATACCTGCATACGATGGTACATGTACAGTTCATGAAGGTATTTGTGAAATCTGTAAAGAGACTAAACCTGTAACGTCAGCTCGTAAACTTTTCGGATACCATCGCTTCTTATGAACCCTGTATGTACAGGATGTAAATTCTATAAACATGTATTCGACGAAAAAACGGGAAAGTGGACAGGACGTTCAGGCTGTACTCTCCCTTACCCAAAACTCAGACAGTACACTTGTCTAAGCTTCAGAAAAGAGTAATATGAAAATAGTAATTTACGACATTGAAACCACAGCTATTGAACGTGACCTACAAGGCCTCGTAAGACGCATTTGGGCTATCGGTCTAAAAGTGATTGAAGATAACGTAGTACAGCCTACACAGGTCTTTAGTGCATATCATACTACAGGCACAGACGGCTCACTTGTTCACGCTAAAGCAATTATTCTCTCAGCAGATGTCCTAGTCGGCTTTAACTCTATATCATTTGATGATGCAGTACTTAGATCCCATTGGAAAATAGAGATACCTACCTCACTTGATTTGATGATACTTGCTAAATTGATGTTCACTAAAGATGAGCTATTCGCTATCGATATGGACCTCAACTTACCTAAAGACCTATGGGGCTCATTCAGTCTTAAAGCCTTCGCTCTAAGAATGGGTGCTGAACAGAAAATAGAGTTCGATGATTGGACTAAGCTCACACCTGACATGCTTACTTACTGTAAGGGTGACGTTGACATTACCTATAATTTCTACGGCTTCCTGACACAGCATGAACGCTATCCTATCCCCACAGTAGCTAATCTTGAAATGCATGTAAAACGTCTTGTTGTAGATCAAGAACGAGCAGGCTTTCACTTTAACTACGGAGCTGCTAGAATACTCAGCACTAAAATGCTCGGTGAAAAGTTTACACTTGAACGTAAGCTCACTAAAACTTTCACACCTCGCTTCTTACCGGAAGGGCAGCCTAAAAAAACTGATAATATGATCAAGTCTAAAGTATGGCTACCTAATAAAGACTACACTCCATTATTAGGAACTAAACTATGAATAAACAACATTCACTCAATACATTAGCACTCTTCGCTGTACGCTATGCATTGCCTCGCAACACATCGGCTGATTTTGCTACTACAGCATCTTTAAAACAATGGTGGCCTAAAATCTCAAAACGCGTACAAGAACAAATTATAAATGAGATCGAATCTGAAAAAGATCTCTATGGAAACAATCCTTGGTTATGGGACGATTTCCTAACTTGGACTAAAAAGGACATTAAATGATAACATGGATTAAATCACTAGCAATACGACTCAGTTACTACAATCAAAATACAGCAGATACTAAAACTGCTAGTAACTACACTCTATTAATTGAGTATCTTAATAATCCTTCACATCCTGACTATATTATGCGGATACATACTGATAAAGATGACGGAAAATTTATTGATGTCAATCCTGAATGGATGCAAGCAGCGTGTGAAAAAATTAAAGCAATGGAGAAGTTATAATGTTAAGTGATATTGTATGTCCCTATTGCAACTGTTCTCATAGACAGGATCAAGAAGATGTAGGTGAGTGGCTCTATATAGAACTTAAAGAACCCTTTAATGAATGTGGTCATACTTTTGTATGTGCTGCGTGTGAGCGAGAATTTGAAGTATGTATTAATGTTACATATTCTTTCTCTACTGTAGAAATGGATTAAAAATGAGTGATAAAATGATAATGGAACAAGAGTACTGTGTAATCTGTAACGGTACAGGTGTAGCACGTGTAGGCTTAGGCCATGCAATTTATAGAAATATAACTTGTGACCATACACTAGCTAAGTCCGAGTTTCAAAGACACCTAGACTTTCTGTTAGAGGATCGTAAAGAAACTGATGATGCTATTGCACAATGGGAAGAAGCCTCAGAGCACTCCGAGTTTATAGAGTAAGCTTATGCTGTCTCCTTTCACAGAACCGTGGCACTATGTCAAGAAGCTTACTTGGATACCTGATAACTCATATTCTGTCTCCGGTATACTCACATTCAACAGAAAAAAGAAACGAAAAATGTTTAAAAAATCTGATATGTTTCACGCTCAACCTGTACGTGGCATACATGAAATTAAGTTTCCTTCTAAGTCTAAAATAAAATGGTTTGCCATTCCTATGCGTATGACTATGCAATGGAAGAACGGTGAGTATCAAGATGTTAAATATACTAAATTCACAGCTACTGATAATCAGATTAAAATATGGCTTGACATCATGTATGATTTTCAATTCACTAGCTATACCGAAAAAGGTAATGTGAAAGTGGATCGTGATGAGCTTGAAAAACTAGGTGATTACGGTGCAGATCTACGCCGCCTTATGAAACTTAAAAAAGATATTTCACAATTAAGCGGGACAGATAATTCACTTATCGCACGTTTTAATGAAAATACTCACTCTATACATGGTCGTGTAGATACACTAGGTGCTGCAACTCATCGATGTACCCACTCTGGACCTAACCTCGCGCAGATCCCACAGGGCGACTATTTCCGTGAACTATTTACGGTGCCTGAAGGCTACGTCCTGGTCGGGGCTGACCTCGCTAACATTGAAGTTAGAGTACTCGCGCACTACCTTGTAAATTTTGGTAATACTGACTACGCTAAAGCTGTACTATCAAAAGATATGCATTGGTATCACGCAAGTCTTGCCGGCTTTATCGATGAAGGTATCGAGTATGATGAACATAACCCTATACACAAAGCTGCACGTATGGCATCTAAAGTATTCTTCTTTGGATATTTATACGGACAGGGTGACACCATTCGTGGCTTTACACTATGGAAAGACGGCATCTTAAAATCGTATACACAAGAAGAGTATGACTCTGCTTATGAACGTATACAGAACCGTCTTAATGATGCAGGACTTTTTCCACTTAAAACAGATCTCTACGTACAACCTACTGAACTACTTATATTTCAAACTATTTACGGTAAACAAGTAGCCGATGACTTCTTAAAAAATCTTGATGGTATTAAAGATCTCATCAAAGACTGTCAGAAGCAATCTCGTAAAAAGGGTACTGTCACAGCGATAGATGGTCGTGAACTATACTCACGTTCTCCTCACTCATCTCTGAACCTATTACTACAAGGCTCAGCAGGAGTAATCGGAAAACAATGGATGGTGAACTACCATGCTCTAGCTGATGCACAGGGACTTAAAACACCTGACGATTGGTATCAGATGGCTTACATTCACGATGAGTTTCAATGTGCTGCTAAAAAACAGTACGGAGATATACTTGGTAAATGTCTTGAAGACGGAGCTATCCTCGTTGGTGATCAATTCAATATGAACCTTCCCATTAAAGCTGACTACGACATCGGTCAGTCATGGGCAGACACACACTAAGGATAAAAATGTTTAACTTTCTTAAACAAAAACAAAATTACACCCCTACTTACTTTTTAGTAACTGTATCTTTTGTACCTACTAAAAAGGGTGTAAGACTTACTACAAGCCAAAAACACAAAGGCATCGAAATTAGTAATCACCGTCTTCAATTTACAATGTTAGTAGTTAACCCTCTAAAAATTAGAGAAAAGGTAGACGCACATCTTCGTACTATTAAACCCGACGCACACAACATACATATCACAGATATGATCAAACTTTAAAGGATATACCATGAAAGAAATTATCGCAAAAAGAAAAACATCTCATGAACTACGTACTAAATACATTGAATCACTTCATGAATACTATGCCGCTGAAAATGAAGATGAACAAGCACTTGTCATCGAAAAAGCTAATGCACTTATAAATGAAATTGATCACGCAGAAATAGCAGAAATGGACGCTATTCGTGCGGTTGAACTCGCTAAAACTGTAGCTGAGAAAAAGTACACGACACTTGCAGACGCTATAAAGAAAATCTTAAACGAGCAATAATATGAGTATTCAAACTAAATATACCCAAGAAGATCTCGATAATATGGCGGTCACTAAAAAGACAATGATGGACTATATGGTTTCTCGTCATGCCTTTACTTCTAAGAAAGTCGGGGATGTGTTTGAACAAGGTGTAGCAGCTATTTATACTGACGCACCTTATAAAATGAAGCTTATTATGGCTGCATCTGAGTTCATCACTTTCGCTAGTCAACTTCGTAAGCCTATTCAACTAGACTCTAAAACACTTGTCACAGTAAACACTATTACTATGCTTCTGTCACAAAGTGGATCAGGTAAAGATGCTGCGATGAAGATGATACGTAATCCACTTATCCCTGCTTACGACAAGATTTCTGAGTATCGTAAAGAACTTGCTCGTGAACAAGCAGAGGCTAAAGCTATTGCTAATGGTAAAGAGGCAGAAGATTGGTATCAATTTTATTCTGCACCTCGTGAACTATTCGCAGGTATCTCAACACTTGAAGGTACTATTAAGCATCTCGCATCTATTGAATCAGGTAGACTCGGCGCGGGTTACTTACAAGTATCAGAAATTGCTTCTGACCTTCAATCAAGTAAAGATCTTATTCCTAATATAGAAGCTCTCTCACTTGGATATGACTTAGGTGCCATTCCTAGTAAAATAGTAAAGTCTGACGAAAATCAGATACCTTCTATCAAAGGTTTACCGTTTTCGGGGCTGTTATTTGGCTCTTTCGACATTATCTTATATGATGAGGCTGTTAAGACGAAATTTGATCTGCTATTCAAGTCAAAACTGTCAAGACGTACTACACTTCATTTTAATACTGAACTATCAGTTGAAACAGCTATTACGGATATTGACAGTATGGACGATGCCGAAGAAGAGTTAGAGGCTAAAGCTATTGAAGCTCAATTAGCTCTTGAGCCTTGGATGACAAGTCTTGTAGACTCAACAACACAAGATCCTCTAGGCTTTAGTAAAGCCGCTAAAAAACTATACCGCTCTTATAAGAAGTACAATACAGTAGAGTTTAAGCTTATGTCAAAACTCTATCCACTTGTAATCCTATCTCGTGCTCATGCTCATTGGAGAGCTTTAAAAGTAGCCGCTGCTTTAGCTGTTCTAAATGGTCGTGAGAACATTGAAGAAGAAGATATGGTACATGCTATTAACTTTACTGAGCTGTATAGTGAAGATCTGAAAGAGTTTGAGATGGAACTTGCTAAAGAGCAATACGAGCTGTTCTGTGACTACATGCAATCACGTTCTATCGACGGCGCTTCATCAATCTCTGCACACGCACTTCGTAAATTGGGCTACATTCCTAAAACAGGTCGTATGGAAAATTCTATGACTGAATTAGTGAAATGGGCAGCCACCTATGACGCAGAAGGTATTTACTCTGTGCAAGAAGGTAACTCGATCCACTATGAACTTATTCAACGTACTGATGTCATCGGCTGTAGTTGGCGTACTATCGACAACACTAAACTGCATGACTTAGTAGCTAATCATAGACCTCGTAATCTTATACAGGACGAGAAATCTTATGTAGCTTCTACAGCAGTTAATGACTACGTTTATTCTGAAGGAGACTTCGCATCACTTGGAGTATTCTTACAGACTGACGTAGCCTTTACACCTTTCCGTCTTAAAGATGGTATACGCGGTAAAGACAATACATTTGGAGCTATTAAGTGGGTTTGTTTAGACATCGATGACAGTAAGATTACTGACGAAGAAGCACATATTATTCTATCGTCTATTAATCATCACATTGCTCGTACATCTGATCCTGAAAATGCCTTTAAGTTTCGTATTATTCTTGAGTTAGATGCTTCAGTAGAAGTAACCGATAAAATTTGGAAGTTCTTTATTGACTCAATGAAAGATTATCTATCTATCAACATTGATCCTATATCTCGCTCACACATCATCTTTGGCTACGCTAATAGAAATGTACTCTCTGTAACCGATCAGTACCCTGTAGAGGCTAAAGAGCACATCATGTATGCACATAGCGCTGAGGCAGATCGCCCTGAGCAACCACCTATGACCGAGAAGCAGAAAAAGGCAGCACTTGGCACACCTTTCTCAACTTACGGCTATGCATTTGAAGCTGAACAGGGTGAAGGCAGTAGAAAGCTTATCGCTGCTGCTTACCACGCTAAAAAACTTGGTGCCACTAACCATGAGATTATTGAGCTATTACATGAGATCAACAATTATTGGGAATATCCTATGCCGCAAGAGCGGTTAGACGCTACGATACTTGCACAAGTAAGGAGATTTTAATGACTACTAAAGAAAAAGCAGTTGCTTGGCTACTACATCGTGATATAGATGCGAAAGAAGAGACATTCACTCCTATCATAGGGACATCTAATGTGTATGTACATTTGAATGAAGACATTACTGTAGAGCTTTCTACTAATGAAGTAGATTATCGTGCTGAACTATGGGACGATATGCAAGAAACTAATGAAGAAGAGGGAGTGTAATGCAATACTTACTAACACAAGAGGAATATAATGACATCTCTGCTACTTTCGAGAAACGTATTGCAGACCTCGAAAAACAGCTTGAAGAGAAACGTAAAAATGAACTTGATATTAGTATCGAGATTGAACAGATGGAAAGATTTACTCATGTTCGCATAGAAAATAATTCTATAGGCATAGATCCTTATAATCAACAAAAAAGAGTATCTCTGCAATACGACTATAATAAGCTTCCTGAAAATATGCAACGTAAAATCGACAGACAGCTTATGATCGATGGTTCTAACGCACCTAAGACGGGACGTAAATACTAATAGACTTTGTTTGTGAGTAATTTTTACTCTACTCCCCAAACTAAAGGATCTACTATGGAACTAATTCTAATCGCAGGTATAGCAACCGCATTTAACTTCATTATTATTTTATGGAAATTCAGCCATGACAGAACTATGGACGGCGTTATTGATTTAGGCGGATTTATCGCTATTTCAACACTCTTTGCCGGAACTATGTCAGGCATGGCTGCAGGTATGGTAGCGTCTGCACTATTAAGTGTATACCTACTTATTGCGCCTCCTAAGTTTGCATTATGATAAATCCTTATCGTACAATGAAAGCTAAAGACTGGGATTTTCGCAGTCCTACTCTTTATAAGACAAATAAAACACTTCTTCTTTTAGACGAAGCTAATGATGCACAGATGAAATTCTTAGAAGCTATCGAACGATCTACCGAAGACTTCGAGTGGGCATGGTCAGACAGCGTAATGATAGATGAGAATTACACAGCTTATCTTATCGATTACAATGAGTCTGACACAGTAATAATGGACGGATGGGTACTAGGACGTAAAATGATTGAGGATGGTGAACTTGACATCGATGAAATACTCGAAATTTTCATCAACGTAAATAATCGAGCCCTACCATCATGGATTACCCCGCCTAAGTCTTGGACAGAACGCTCTTGTGATTTTCAAGCCGGTATGTATGACCGCTATGATGATCCTAAAGTAATATGTAAACAACTAAATGAAGATGGCTTTGATGTCCTCTTTCAAATAGATACAGTATCACCATTCGCAGTAGATTACTGTGTGTGGGTAAAGGAAAAATAATGGATATAGCAGCAGAACTCAGAGAATGTACTGTCTTATGGGACAAGTGCAGAACAGAAGAACTTGTACACACTCTTAAGACTATTCACGACTTCATCATAAACGATATTCCTCTTGAATATTACAGTTGTGAAGATGCAGAAGCTACTTCATTTGAAGACACTATGGCAGAAGCTTGTAAAATTTTAAACGAAGACTACGCTCATGTAGTTGGAGTACAACATAGATGGGACGGAGCAGCTGACATTGATCTTGATATGCCTATGTCTAATTTCACCTCTCTAATTAGAGATATGGATGGTCCTGTAATTACTGTGTACATGGACAGAGTAGAAGTAGAAAATCGTCATTATGACGGTACTAATCGCTATACACTTACACCTACACTTACAAAGGAAACTGATGAATCTGAATAAACTACAACAAAAAGCTTTTGACCTTGTAGTAGTCGATAAGGAACCTGTAGTTGTACTAACAGGCTCAGGCGGTACAGGTAAATCTACCACTACTGCCGAGATTATCCGTGCCTATAAAGGTGAGATAGCTGTAACTGCTACCACTAACAAAGCTAAAGATGTTCTTGCTCAAGCTTCTAGTCATCATGCATCTACTATTCAGTCACGCATGGGCTTCGTTATCGTACAGAAAGGTTTTACACAAGACCTTCAACAGATGAACGATCCTAAATATGCTCGTCTTATTGTAGTTGATGAAATCTCTATGCTGCCGTATAACGTATACGCTGAAATTATGAGAGCACTTGATGAGAAGCTTATTCAACAAGTACTATTCTTAGGTGATCCTATTCAGCTTAAAGCTATTGGTAAAAGTATTCACCCGGATGAAATTCCAGGTGTGCATCTTGAACTTATGGAACAGATGCGACAGACCGGTGACGACCCAAGCAGAACTGCTTACTTACAAGCACTCAGAACTGCTATCGAAGAAGGGCATGACGCACCTCCACCATTCCCTGAAGACTCTCCATCACTAACACTTACACAAGATCATAAAGAATTTGCTGATGCTTATAATGCACAAACAGGCATTAAAAAAATCATTGCTTACCGTAATCGTGTCGTAGATAAGTATAATACGACTATCCATGAAGGTGATGAAGCTTTCTTACCTGGCGACTCTGTAATTATCGATCAACCACTTGGAAAAGCACGTAATGGCGACTTAGTAAACATTATCTCTGTAGATCTTGAAGATAAGCTTGATCGTTATCGTTTACGTGTAGTAACTACCATTGGTGAACGCTATACTATTTATCATTGGAATAACACTACAGCCTATAATAACTATCTCGAAACCTTCGTAGATGTTGGTGATGAGATCGGCTATTGGAAAGTACGTAATGAGTCATTCGGTCTGAAGCACCAATATGCATGTACAGTATTTAAGGCGCAGGGTTCGTCATACGATGCGGTCTTTTTAGACGGCACAGACTTATGGAACGCTCATGCAACACCTAAAAACGAATGGAACCACCCTATTTCAATGGACGATTTCCTTCGTATGCTGTACGTATCAGTATCACGTATGAGAGAACATTGCTACGTATTTGTCGGAGATCTTCGCCGGTACGAAAAATTCTCTGTATAAAAGATTTAAACACTAAAAAAGGAACACTATGTCATTCGCATTAAATAACCCCGTCCGTCAGGACATTATTACACAAACTGAGGCTTTCGGAGACGTATCTGAACGCTATATCGCTACTTCAACTGAGGACATCATTACTGAAATGAACCACTTTCACAAATTTTCTCCGGTAGGCTTTAGTAACTCACAAGTACGTAAACCTGAACGTGATGGCTTTCAAAAGCACACTATCATGCTTGAAGCACCTGATGCTGAGATGATCGATGGAACTAAAATGCGTGTTGTACTATTTAATAGTAATGACCGTTCTACTTCTATCCGTCTTTACCTTGGCCTCTACCGTGATGCATGTGCTAACGACTGTGTATTCGGTCAAGACTTTATGGAGCCTATCTTTATTCGTCATACTAAACAAGATTGGCGCTCATCTGTCCGTAATCTAATGGACGAGTATGAAAACATTCAGGCTAAAACTGATGAGATGATCAATCGCATGATGGACAGAAAACTATCTTACGGTGACATTGGTCGCTATACTGAACGTCTTGCAGGTGCTATGAACAAAGAAATCACCGGTAAAATTCTTGATCCTATGCAATTCAACATCGCACAACGTGAAGAAGACATTGGTAAAGACCTATGGAGCCTATATCAGCGTTCACAAGAGCATGTACTAAAAGGCGGCATTGACCGTATCGTACCTCAATTCGATCCTGAAACTAACGCTCCACTTGAAGCAGTTATCAGTAAAACACACATTGTTACATCTGACATGCAAAAGATCAAACTTAACCGTATGGTGCATGATCTTGCTTACGATATGGTGTAAAAAATGACTCCTAAAGAAATTGCTATGTACTACAATAGCGGTACTCTAGGTAGCTTCAGCACAAAACTTATGGACCTTTTCGGAATTGCCGATTTAGGTAACAGAGCTGTACTTGCTGCAGCTTTTCCTCTCTATGCAGAAGCATGGGAGTTATGGTTTCACAAACCTGAAGGATGGAACAATGTTTAATGCAGACAAAGAAGAACTCACAGTAACTCTCCCACTTAGCGGAGAAGCTAGTATCATAGTCGCACATATCCTCAGAATTATTAATACTGATGGAGATGAAATGACTGATGGCGAGTGTATTGATGCTATTTATGACTACTGTACGGAATTAAACACAGGCGGAGCATAACATGGAAAAGAAATCTGAAAAAGAGCAATGTGCTCAAGAAGTCATGGAAATTCTTACAACATCTGATATAGATGAAGAGGAACAACTTTCTCGTATTTATGACTACTGTCGAAAAATCATCGAAGGAGACTAACATGGCTAATTTATCTCAAACAGATATTGAAATGTACGGTACTGATGAAGCTATTGCAGCTGCAACTGCGGATATAAAAAGTATTGTACACGGTACTGATCCCGACTTTCTTTACCTAGTACCTAATAAAGGTGAACTAGGTAAAAATGGCTATAATTCCTTAGAAGCAGATCAGTTAGATTTTAATCCTAATTCAATCATTATAAGCGGCTCAGGACGTTGGGCAGGTCCCGACAAGTACATTGCTCACCTTATGGAAGAGTATGGCTTAACAGGCACTTATACCGACTCAGAAAACGGCTGTAACTTCTTCTATCGTACTGAATTTGAAGAAGGTAAACTCACTAAAGAGATTGAAAGCTCGTACTTTTCTAACGAGTCTATAAAGTATTTCGGTATCGACTACTTCTTAGAGCATTACGCTTATATCTCAGAAGAGGACGATTGGGAAGACGATTGGAAAGATGAGATTAAACTCTTCGCTGATAACGGCTACTCTTTCGCAGATTTAAAAGAAGCGTGGAAAGGATATACATAATGAGTTGGACTACTTTAAAACATAATGTACAGTTACCTCTTTATGAAGGGGATAATTTTGCTGAAGTAACAACATCAGAAGAATTACTACAGGGACTTTCCGGAACATTGCATGACAAAGACATCTTTTCTGATGAAGCTCTAATGGAGCTATTAAATGCATTATTACTTCCTTGTAAAGATAGATATATTCGTGAAAATATGACATATGACATGGCACTCGATATGATTGCTGCTGAAGGTAAAACAGTAATTGAAGATCTTGAACTCACTTCACCACAAATAGCTGATGCCATCGGTATTTATTACCATAATGACATCAACTACTCAACTGAAAACCCTAACACACTACCATACATTCTCTGTATGGAATACCCAACTGCTGCTGCTTCTCTTTATGAAGAGTTAAAATATTGGGCCTCTAAAGGACGTATCTAATGACCATAACTACTAAATATAACCCGGAAGACGTAGTATTCTTAATTGTAAGTAATGCTATCAAAGAAGTAAAAATCAATTCTTTTAAGATCACTTCTTATGCAACTACTAACACTCCTCCTGCTATTCACTACTACATAGGAGCATTAGATCGTAATTATTCTGAAAATGAAGTATACGCTACTAAAGAGTTAGCTGCTACAGATTGGCTACATGCACAAGGTATTAAAACTGCTTTAGTGGAGACATAATATGAGTGAAGAATATGACATCATTCATGATGGTAGGCTCAGAAACGAGATTAGGACTGATGCTGAAGAAAAAGGTTTAACACCTCTTGAAGCTCGTATACTTGCTGATACTAAAGGCTCATATATCGTCAGCGGTATGTGGGATAACTACAACGATACACTTGATGATCTTGTAGAACGTACCATCGATTCAAGAGAAACGTCATGACCATATATGGCATAGACATCGGTTTATCCGGTGGTGTCTCAAATGGTGATTACGATTTAAAAATGCCTACCTATAAACGTCTCACTAAAAAAGCCTATATGGTACAAAAGAAAGACGCAAAAGGTAAGGCTATTATTACTAAGTCGGGACCTAATAAAGGCCAAAAGCAGATGGTTATTAAATCACCCGCTAAGCACCAAAATGAAATCGACACACCTGTACTTTATAAGTGGCTAAATGATGCTGATTACATCGTGATAGAAGCACCTGGTAACACACAAGGTAATTCTGCACGTGTAACTAAAACAACTATGACTAATTTTGGTAAAGTACTTGCATGTGCTGAACTTTCTAATGCTAAAGTGATCATAGTACCCCCTTCACAATGGAAAAAAGATCTTGATCTCTCTAAAGAAAAACAAGACTCTATCGATCTATGTGAAAAACTCTCCGGTCGTAAACATAAAATTACATGGGACGGACCTGCAGAGGCTTATCTTATACGTCATTGGTTCATGACAGTAAAACTACCTCAACTTGAAAAGGAGTCCTAATGGGCTGTGACATACACTTAAATCTCGAAGAAAAAATAACTCGAGATGATGAAACGCTATGGGTAGACCGTAACTTCTACGCACGAAACGAATACTACCCTAAGTATAAAGACGATGGAGAAAATGAGTTTACTCCTTATTGGAGTGGTGAGTCAGATAAACGTAACTATCTCTTGTTCGCTATTCTTGCTAATGTACGTAATGATGGCTCTATCACTCCTATAGCTGAGCCTAGAGGCTTACCTGCTGACATGAATTCTTATATAGCTGAAAAAGCTAAATCATGGGAAGATGATGGACATTCAATGAGTTACTTCACACTTCAAGAACTTGAAGACGCTAATGATGATTACGAAATACTTCCTTGTACAGGTTATGTAACAGAAGTAGATAATGTCAAGCTAAAAACCGGACAAGGTGTACCTACATTTTGGTATACCACTTCTAATGATCGTCATTCTATCTATGCTGAATGGGATATGGAAATTACTTGTCTTACAAATCTTATTGCAGATATTAAAGCACAACTAAGCGCACAGTATCGCTACGTACAAAAAGATAAACCTGCAGACAATTTTCGTATTGTCTTTTGGTTCGATAACTAAGGTTCATCATGATCACTATTACACTAACCGGTGAAGAAGCTGAAGAGTACATTGCATTTAAGACAGCTAAAAAAGAGCCGTCAAAAGACGTTTCGGACGAAATTATGCCGCTTTCGGCTTTTAAAGCCCCACTTGTAGCTCGTTCTCCACAACCTCCTATTACTGAAACTAAGGTAGATTTACCTATATCTACTGTAAAAACAACTACAGCTCATCTAACAAGACAGGCTGCTATTCAAGATGAATTAGAAGCTAGTAAATCTCCATCATTTCCTACTCCTCCTTCAATCAGTAAGCCTATTCCGGCTAACCCTCTTGAAAAGCCTGTAAAGAAAAAACCTTTCAGTTGGAAACCTTACATGCCTTCATTAAAAAACATCATGAGGCTTAAACCTAGAGAACGTACACTTCAGCGTGTTATTAACGTATTACAACCTAAAGTAGTAGCTACTACTGTACTTCGTGATAAATTAATGCGTGAAGGTATTACCTACGATTTAAACACAGGTTTATTATATTGGCGTGATGACGGTTTTAACCACGCTAAAAAAGGAATTCGATATGAGTAAAGTAACAACACGCCTCGACTATTATAATGGTCAAAATGAAGTCCCTGCAGGATCAACACGTATCTCTGCTTCATCTATTGCTAAATTCTTCTCTAAAACTACAGGTTGGTGGAGAGAAAACTTAATGGGTGAAGAAGGCTTCACTAACTCAACTGCCTCTATTTTAGGTACATGTACACACTTCGTAGCTGAGGAATTTGCTCGTACAGGTGAAGTAGATAAAGACGAAATTGAACGCTATATTGCACAATTCGATGATGAAACTGTCGAAGAGAATTGGGAATTAGACACCTCACTTATTCGTCTACAGTACCCTATTATGGGCATGGCTCTTGTCAATAACTATTTAATGGAGAACCCTCCTTCTGCTATTGAAGAATTTATGTATAAAGAGATCTTACCTGGCATAGGTGTAGGTGGCTCATGTGATAACCGTACTAACGATTGTGTTGTAGATTACAAGACATTCGGAGGCCTCACAGCACCTTCTACGATCTCCTATGAGTACAAGTTGCAATTACTTGTTTACGCATGGCTCTATACTCAAATGGGCATCAAAATCAATCAAATACGTATCGTCTACATTACTCGTAACACAGTCGGTCGTATTTCTGAAAAAACACAGAAGCCGATGAAAGATTATCCTACTACTGTTACAGTCATAAATGAAGTAATTGAGCAAAAAGATCTTGACTTTATTGAGTCACTTATCTATCTAGTATCTGACAGTATCGACGCATGGAATAAAATGCCTGAACTACGTTATTTACTAGCGCAAGACTATAGACTTAAGAATTATAATTGGGACGGCTTACCGAGTACTCTCCATGCCTTCCCTACTGCAAAAGCTTAGTCTATGGTAAAGCCCTCCTACAGGGCTATAACGCTATAATACACATCTAAAATAAAGGTAACAACATGATCAAAGAAATGATGGGAAAAATTGCTAATATGGCAGCATCCCCTACTATGAAAACAGAAAAGAAACAACGTATTGTCGGCGGAGGCTATTGGGCTCTTGAAGACACTAAATATGGAAGTAAGCTTGTAAAAGCTGTACAGATCGCAGGTACTAACACATATCAAGATGACACTATGCGTAACCCGCAAAAACGTCGTGGTCGTCGTGCTATTAAATTGCTTCAACAGGCGGCTTAATCATGGCTATTAAATTACTTGTATGTGGATTTGAAAACTCTGCAAAATCAACAATCACCTCTAAACTTGCTAACTCGATGGTAGTAAACTTCGACCGTAAAGAATACGGCTTTGAAGTACCTCACGTTAACATTCCTACATGGACACAAGAGAACGCACCTAACAGCGTCTCAGAATCTGCAATCAGTCTTATCAATGAGAAACTTGGTGTATATCAAGAAACTTATGGAAAATTACCTGAAAGCATCATTCTTGATACTGTTACACAATTCTATAGTGGTATGTCAGCCTATAACGAAAATCGTTACAAAGGCTTTGACATTCACTCAGGTAACAATAAAGACACTATGAACTTTAACAACTATGTTGAAGATGTTCTTATCGGCAATAACATTAACGTCATCATTGTTGCGCATACTGTTTATGATGAAAAAACACTTCGTCATATTATCCCGGCCGCAGGTAAATTTAAAGACGCAGGCTCATGGTTATCAGTCGTAAATGATGCTATCTTCATTGAGAAAAAGTCTAATAAACTTATTGCTCATCAGAAGTCTCTAAAGTATCCATGTAGATCGACTCTTCCTAAAATTGAAGCGTCACTACCTGTACCTGAAGCAGAAGCAGAGCCTAAAAAAGGCGAGTACGACATTAACAAACACATCGCTGATCTAACAGCATCTAAAGTCGAGGCAATCAAGTTCGTACTTTAACGACCTTGTTTATGATGATTTTACCTCCGCAACGAGGCTAATCTAAAATTTAATAAAAAAGGACCTACATGGCATTTTTAAAAGTAAACGCGGATACAGTCGCAAAAGAAGGACAAGGCGGGAATTTCTTCGCTACATCAGGAGTCTTCCCTGTAACATTACGTGCTTGTGAGATTAAAGGCACAACAAACGGAGCTACTGAAGCTAACTACTACTTCAAAGAGGGTAACTCTTTTGGTAACACTATTTTCGGTAAAGACGGTAAGCAGCTATTTGGTGGAAATATCCTTGAAGCACTTGGTGCAGTACTTGGTCTTAGCGAACTTGCTGATCCTGAAGAGTTCGATCTTAAACTTAAGACTCGTACTAAGCAGATCATGGCACTTCCTGATCTTGAAGAGATCGAATGTAAAGTATGGGTTCAATACGGCTACCGTGTGTACAACAATGCTATTCAAGAGTCTATCTCTGTAAAACGCTTTTATCGTTCTGAAGATGATGCAAGTGGATCTGAAGTTATGTCGGGTGAAGGCATGGGTACACAGTTTGAAAAAGACACTAAATACCATGCAGAAGTTAAGTATGAAAATGACCTAACTCCTGAGATGATTGAAGACTGGAAAAAAGACCAAAAGAGCGCATCTAAAGGTGCCGCATCTACTGCCGGTTCTGCTGCAAAGTCGGGCTTTCCTAAGCCTGCTGCAACTACAGGTTTTCCAACACCTGCTGCATAAGTAAAATTATCGCTCCTACTACTTTCTTAAGCCTTTAGTAGTAGGTAGCTTCACAATGGGATTGTGATTTAACGTAACTTATTCGAGTAGCCTTCGGGCTCCTCTCTATAAGCTTATATACTCCTTTTAAAGAAACTCCTATGACACTAACTGATGAACAACAAAAAATTATTGATGCCTGCCTTGACCCTAAAATAACTCTTCTACTTGTTGAAGCAGTTTCCGGTGCAGGTAAGACTGCCACACTTATCGAGATTGCTCTCGCTACAAAACCTAAAAGAGGTAGATACTTAGCTTACAATAAAGCTATTGCTACTGAAGCAACTGAAAAATTTGCAGGTACTAACATCGAATGTAGCACTATCCATTCACTAGCTTATCAAGCCGTAGTACGTCCTTATGGACTGAAAGTAGGCTTCTTCAAAGCACGTGATGTAGACAAGACTTACCCATATCAAGCTCGTCTTGAAATTGCAGGTATTATTGAAGACTTCTGTCTATCTGCTTCAACTGATGTAAACGAGTATCTAGCTAATGCTACTATCGTATACGAAAATCCTAATCTTGTAAAAGAAGGTATCCAAGTACACCTAGATAAAATGGCTAGAGGTGACATCGCCTGTAACCATAGCTTCTACTTAAAGTTCTACCACCTAATGCTTGCTACAGGTGAGATCGTACCTCCTGAGATGGATATTCTGATGCTCGACGAGTTCGGAGACATCACAGGTCTTACACTTGAGATATTCAAACTTATGAACGCTAAAATGAAAATTGCTGTAGGTGACTCTATGCAGACTATCTACCGCTTCAATAAAACGATTAACGGCTTCAAAGCACTCGAAGGTCAAGGAACACTATTAAAACTCTCTCAGAGCTTCCGTGTGTCCACTCAGATAGCACAACGTATCGAACTCTTTTGTAATGAGTATATGAAACGTGATAATATTGAATTTAAAGGTATGGATTACCCTTCTATTCCACCTATTGCTTCACATGCTTACATAGCTCGTACAAACAGTTCTCTCATTGCTGAGATGATCCGTCTCGATAACATGAATATTCCATACTCACTAACTCGATCGGTCAAAGCTATGTTCTCATTACTACTCACTCTGATGAACCTCAAAGAGGGTATGACAGTACATGATGCACAGTATAAATTTATTGAACGCGACATAAAAAAGTATTACGACAGTAAAGATCTCAAACAACGCTATGCCACACCTGCTAAATATGTGATGTATAAACATGAAGATGACATCACTATCATGGGAGCTTTCCGTTTACTACAGAAGCACTCATACACTACAATTTACTCTGTATATGGCAATGCTAAAGATCATGAAGCAACTAAACGTAAACAGCTTGTGACACTCACTACAGCCCATTCAAGTAAAGGACTAGAGTACGATAAAGTAACTCTATTGCCTGACATGAACGAGGCTTTCTCTTTCGCTTATACTGAATATCTTTCTATTCAACGTGACCCTGAAGCTACTGATGCAGATGAATTTGAAGCCCTCAATAACTTTGAAGACGAAACAAAACTCTATTATGTAGCTACATCTCGTGCACGTTACATTATAGAAAATGCAGGGTACTTACCAAATGCTTAGTCTTAACTCAACAACTGACCTGGTAGCTTTAGCTCTTGCCGTATTAAAGACATACAAGGACATTTAATGAAAGCAGCCATAATTGCAATTATCGTAGGAGTAATCACAGTATTACTATCAGTAAGTTTTGCCGCTACCGGTCTTATTTACGACTTCCTAATGCCTAAAATTGCAGTAGGTGCTATCATCGGATTTCTAGTATATTTCGTAGTATTGGACTAACATGGTAAAAACAACTGTTAAAGAATTTAATGAAAAGTATGGCCATAGCACTTATAGACAAAATGTTTATAAGATAGCCTCTGATGAAGACATCGGAACTTTCGTATGTATGAAGCTTGCCGGTCTGAGATTACCGTACTTTTGCCATTGGGAGCAAGAAGCTACATATGAAAAACTTCCACAAGGCAAAGAATGGGGCTACTACCACGAAATAGTGGCAGAGGCTTCTTAGTCTCCGTAGAACATAAATGGAAACAGACCATGTTTTACTGTATTCATAGGATCATCACCGTGTATCTTATTCATAATAGAATCAACAGGACTGAAATATCCTTTTAGAGGTGTATCTAGCCAATCAATGCCAAGTGCTTCTCTAGTTGCTAAAAATAGACCTACACCTAGTGGATTTTTCTTAACGAATGTACCCATAGCAGACAGAGATCTTTCTAAGTATTTCGTAAACATAAGGAAGCCGTTATCATTCGCCCACTTGATCCATTTATTATCGAGGTATGAATAGTTAACAAACATCTTATCTGTCTCACGAAGATCTACACCACCTTCTAGTAGCATCACACGGTTAGCAATATCGTTCAACTGTGTAAGCTTAACAAGCTTCTGATATGCCCATGACTTATTAGTAAGGAATAAGACATCTGTTACATTTTTAGTGCCTTTAGGGAGCTTAGTAAATAGCTTATCTAACTGTGACGTAATAAGACCATCATCCTTATAAATATCAAAGTCAATATCCTCTAGGATAGAACTGTACTGCCCATCTTTAAATAGTGAATATGCTCTATTATCTTCTAACTCTCTTTTTAATGAGTCGATGCGATCTTGTGTCACATCTTCCCCCGCTTTTTGAGCTATTTCTAAACGAATAATCTCACGATTAGTCGCTTGGAAATCGTTTAATGCTTCCCATATACCTGTAAATTCTTTCATATATTTAAGTGGATTAGGCTGTCGTAAACGGATCATAGTTACAATCATGTTCGATACTGTATTATTTTTAATCGTACTGAACATCTTAGTAACAATACTCTTTTTAGCTAGTCCTACAAGCTCTGCCCACCCTTTACCAAGTATCTGTACAGTACGCTTAATACGAGGGCTGCTTTCAAAGATACCGAAATCAGTAACACTTGCATCTTTATATCCTGTAAAATCTACGAGTAAACTATTTGGAATAGCTATCGAAGCTTTACCTGTCATACGTTCTATTTCTTTACGCGCATAGTCAGGTATGATATTCCACTTATCAGCATACTCGTACTCTTTACCTTTTAGACGCTCATTAGGATTAGTTGCACGTAATATCGTAAATTTATCCTCGTTACCGGCATAATTATTTTCAGCATACGCGATCATATTATGTACAGAATTGATATTACTACGTATCGCTTCTTCTTTATGTGACAGGTTAGCTGATGTATTTGCAATAACGTGAGCAAGGTTATCATTAAGCCCTAAGTGTGCTTCTTGATCAGCATAACTAACCTTGATACGATAATCCTTTATCTCACCCGTTATACTTCGCTCAGGAGTCATAAAATTCTCTTCTGCGACTATTGCATCGTACTTAGGCTTTTCTTTTGCCATACGTGTCATAACATCAACTATCTCTATCTGATCAAGACCTGCTTCAAAAAGTACGCGTCTAAATGACATACCCTCTGCACGGATCTGTACAGTATTGATAAGACCTTGAGTATATGCTGTTTCTAAATCTGTACCGGCCACTAGAACGTATTCTTCTCCGGTAGCTTCTTCAAGCGCTGTCAGTAAGCCTGATTTTTTATCCGCATTAATGACCTTCATACCACTTTTTTCTAACTGTACTAACTCTGACTTCTTAACGATATGCTGTACTTGAGCGGTATCTTTATGTTTAACATGAAAACCTTTTTCCTCTAAAATAGCTTGTGGTCCGACAAATACTTGATCACGCATAGTCTTACGGTCTGCATAATACACATTCATACTATTTTGAATAACTCCTACATTTTTAGCGATGGCAGCTATAGTGTTCGTCCTATCTTCTAAACCTGTCTGAGTAAGAGCATATAAACTAGCTATTTTATCAATATCTGCTACAGCATCTTGTGTTTTGTAGTGCCGCTGAATTTCAGTAGCATTAATGAAACCATTTTTATCGGTATCTACTCCTGTAACAAGCTTCATGCCTAAACGCTTAGCCGCTAATACAACTTCTTTATCCATGCCTTTCGACAGCTTTTTAATCTCATTAAACGCTAAACTAGTATCCTCTAACATAGGTACTAAATCTTTAACATTTTTAGTAATAGAAGCATAGTCAATATTCAACAGAGCTTTTTTAAGTGACTGTACAATACTTTCATCGAGTTTATTTGTCTTAGGATCTTTTGCCATAAAAATACTAAGGCCTTCGTGATTATGCATATCACCTAATAACTTAACAACAGCCTCATGCTTTAATGTTTGAGTAGCTGAATCCACCTCATACTTAGACTGTCTGAACATGTCATAGAACCATGCTATCTCAGGATCGGCTGTATCACGTAATACTGCTGTAAAAATGTTATTTCTAATCAGCGTTTGCTTAATACCCATAGTAAGTTTTGAATCTGTAACTCTATCTACCCATGCTGAAAGAGAGTCTGTTTTTTCATTTACAAGAGAGACTTTACCACTATTTCTAACTTTCTTCTTTTTGCCTTCGGTCATTAGTTTCATAGCATTTACAGTCATCTCATCAGCTTTGTCATAGATCTTCTTAAACTTCCCACTAGGCTCAGCAGGGAGTGAACTATTCTTTGAAGCTTGCGCAGATACTTGAAAGAGTTGCATTACAATATCATTCACAGCTTCTTTACCACTTTTATTGTCTGTCACAGCCGTTGTTACAATTTTATTGAATACTTCGATCATACGATTAACAAAATCTTTTAGTGAATAGCCTAAAGTCTTTTTAGTTCTTCCACGTGCATTTGTTGTTTTTTCGTTTTCAAATAATCCAAATGTATCATCCTTCTGCTTAACATTTTCAAGCATCTCTTGCATGTACATATTAGTAGATGCATACGCTAAGAACTCACTCTCAGGGTATGTAGGATTATGGAATACATACTCATAAAGCTTTTTAGCATATTCAACTTCATGACTTGTTGGAGTAGCTTTATCTGTTAAGAACATCTCATAAGGACGTTTACCGGCCTCTTTAGCTTCTTTACGAGCTTGTCTCTCTAACTTAGTAAGCTCTGCTTTCGTAAGTGGTCTACCCACCTTAGCTACTTCTGCTGTCTGCAATTCCGCATAGATAGTGTTAAGCTTAGCTTTCTCAATATATGCAGGAATTTGAGCCGCTGCTGTCTTACGTAATTTACGTATTTTAGTCTTCATCTTAGGATCAGCCGCAAGTGCTTTTTCGATCATAATGTGCTGTACTTCGTGTAAGAATAATTCTAATGGAGTAGAGAACGTCTGATTACCTGTAAGATCGATACGAATATGTCTTGAGTTAAGCTCTGAATCTGCCTTAATAAAGGTATCTTCCCGCTTATTACTAGCATCTAAATAATCTTGCATAGTCATCTGATCGGCTGTAATACCTAAATCTTTATACATTTTTATAATGTTTTTCGCCATTGTTTTAAGATGTTCACGATTAGTCTCATACGTTCCCGTTAAAGCGCCCTTCTCTTCGTGGTCTAACATCTCTTGGACAATATCAAGTAGTGAAGAGTCTAGTGAAAATGTAGCAGGATCTTCGTTGTACTTGATGTTCTCATCATAGTCACCTGTTTGAGCTTGCTGTGAACCACGTATAGAGTTATCGAACTTAGCTGTATACTTGCCATTGACTACATTTACAGTAGCTTCTGATACTTCTCCATCTGTGACCTCTTTAACTGCATCAGGATTAGCTTTAGCATGTGCACCGGTCATAAATGGCTTAATACCATTGTCCTTATTCACATACTTAGTAATGTGGAAAGGTGTACCTGATGGTTGCTCTGTGAGTACTGTACCATCGGATAGTGTAACCTCTACTACATCGTATTCCATGTCGCTATCTTTGTATGTACCGACCACTTTAACGCTAACTGTATCACCTTCTGTACCTGGTATCAATGGCCCATCGCTGAACTTACCTTCAGGCTTGAAGTTATAAGTGATATGTAGTCCATTATCGAGCTTGAACTCAGAGAACAATTTAATAGGGGCACCTTCTTGTAATGAACCACGTACATCAGCATTTTGAATAGCTGTTACAATATTTTTACGCTGTGTTTTATTTTTATCAGCCCATACTTCTTTACCTGATTTTTTACTATACAACACGTCATTCTCAGCATCATAGGCATACTCACCTTTGCCGTATACAACACTTGGTAACGCATTAAGATTTACAGTAGTATCTACTTTAATAGCAGGTGAGTGTACAGGCGCAGGTCCGGCCATTTCTACAGCAGCATCAAGAGCTTCTCCGCCTTGCTCAGCAACAGGAGGGTTACTATACTGTCCATTTCCTACTACATAGTTAGTTGTATCAACAGTAGGCTCTGCAGTATCGTTTACAGTAGTTTCTTGAGGTTTCTCTACAACTGCTTCAACAATAGGAGCCTGTTCTTCATTACGATTTTTAATGAAATCACGAAGAACTTTTGCATGTGTCAGCTCTTTTTCCTCTTTGAAATAGATGATCTTCTTACCATCTAACTGACCTGCATTAATCGTTTCTAGTATCCACTCTCTACGAGCAGGTTCTACATCTTGATGTGCAGTACCTTCTAACCACTCTTTAAACATAACACTAACTTCTTCACCTGTACCCATAGCAGGTTGTGAAGCGCCTGTATTAAGCCCTGTGACACCAAACGGATTGCCATAGTGATAATCAGGGTTAAGTGTGTTATTAAACATTTCTGCGTCGAATACACGCATACCAAATACACCTGCACCAATATTATGAGCATTGGCTCTCTTCTGCTTAGCTTCTGCTGATTTACCCGGTATTACTAAGATGCCATCGCTATTACGCATTTCATCTGTGATCACATCTGTACTTCTTGCAATTTTACCGAACTGAGCCTCGAACATATCACTAATCGCTTTTTTACCTGTATCAGTAATATTTCGAGAGCCTATACCCGCATAATTTTTAGTTAGGGTAGGTGATCCTTCTTTAATAGGCTTCCATGTGCTAGTCTTGTAGTTCCACTCATACCATTGATTAGTTTGACCATCGTCAAAAATGTAGATAGGTTTACCCGCATCTTTTCCCATTTCAATAGCATATGCTGTTCCACCTGAGCCTGTATCTTCTGTTACTTGACTAGTATCACCAGGAGTATTAAAACGTCGAGCTGATTCACCTTTACGTGTAATAGGAGTAACTGCAAAAATTGCATCTGCATATTTTACTTGTGACCAATTACGAATGATAAGGCTATTTGTGACTGTACCTGTAGGAGTTGTGAGGCCTGAACGTCTTGCTGCTGCTGTAGCTTTAGACGCGCCTTCTCTGTAATCTGAACGAGTAATAGGTGTGTTTGCATTAGGAGGCTGTGACTCAAGATCTTGGTTAGTATCGTAATAGTGATTACTACGGAAACCAAATAAGGCTGCTATCTCTCCGAATACTGTATCGGCACCGATCGCTCCCCCACTCTGATTAACGAACTCTTTACCATCGCTACGATTATTCACCGCTGCTTGGTTTTGTTCTCTAACTATAGTAACATCTTTAAGCGCATCATCGAGCCATTGCTCATTATACACTTGACCACTTTTTTCAATGTCCGAGAGAATACTCGCTCTTATCTTACCTAAGTCACATACAGCCATTACAGTCCTTTAACACGCATCATTCATGTAGTCTACTAATTGATCTTGGTAAGCAGTTACCTGTTCTTTAGAGAGATATTTATCTAAAGCTTTATTAATATGCACCACAGCATCATCTTCGGTTATTATATTGTACTCTATGTTAGCATCTGCTAAGTTCTTAGTGTTTTCAATAATCGTTGTAAGCACTTCTTTAATCTTGCTGTATACATACTTAGTATTCTTTTTAGTATCTTTTCCTACCCGGACACTAGGTACTGTATCGATCCCTTGTAAGTGGTTTACATCATACTCTTTATTCAAGTTTTCGCTACGCTGTTCATCCATTTCAGTAAGTATGCTAAATACTTCATTTATGTCGAAATCTTTATTGATCCGTGATAGACCATCTGATAATTGCTGTGTAAGATTTTGCTCCGCTAAAAACTTTTTAAAGTCTTTTAATTCTCCATTAGCAATAAGCTCAGAAAGGCTATTCTCTGTTTTAGCTACAGCATTTCCCATAATATCATGAGTACGAGCTGTGTGCAGCACTCCTCCGTTATATTCACCGTGTGTTTTTACGATTTTATCCATATTAACACCCATGATGTATGCATCATAAATATTCTGAAAAGAGGCACTATCTGAGATACTCATAAGGAACGCATCGATCTCGTGAATGTCAATAACACCATTAGCACCAATATTCATGCCTGGTACTTTGTTGTATGATGCCCCACTCTTACCTACACGATTTTTAAATGGAATGGCACCGTCACGAAGAGCACCATCTACACCTACATAGTCTCCGGCTTCGTTGTCATACTTCATGTAGTCTTGATTAGCACCTTCATTAATACTCTGTGAAGTGTACCCATAACCTTGCTCACTTAGCTTTACAAGGATCTTGTTGAAGTCTTCTTTACTAATCTGTACAGTATCCGTACCGGCTTCTGCTTTGTACTTTTCTAATTCTTGTTTAAGCTTGTACTTAAAAACTGTAAAGTTTACTATCTCAACACTTTTTAGAGCCTCTCTAAATCTATTCAAGAAAGGGAAAGCCTTATTAAAAGCTTTTTCAATAATATCCCCATATGCATTAGATGTCTGCTTAGCGATACTCGCTTGCATCTCTTGAGATAGTACGAGATTATTTACAGTATGCATTATACGACCGTCTTCAGGCATCTCATCTTTAGTGCTATAGAAGTCAGTACCGCTCTTGTATGCTTTATACTCAATACCTTGTGCTAGTTGAGCATATAGATCCTCTAGTGATGGCGTAGTAGTGTTTGCAAACAAGTTTGTATACAGTCTATTGAACTCCTGCCCTTCAGTAGCTTCAGCATATTGTGAGTTATATGAACGAAGAATAGTAGTGAGCAAAATCTTTGCTTTTTCTCTTTCTACTTTCTGCTCTGCTGTCTCTCCTTGAGGCGCAGAACGCTCTTTCCCTTGTCCTCTAAAGTTAGGATAGGCTACCATGAATAAATCATGCATAGCCATACCTTTATACTGTCCTAAAGCATTACTGACTGTTTCTACACCGATAGTAATACCGGCATTTTTCTTAATTGTGTTGATACTCGCACCATAGATGTAGTACATAACTAAGTACTTCATCAGATTACGCCAATTTTTATCTTTACCTTTAATAACAAAAGCTTCTACTAGCTTCTCAATATTAGTTTTACCGTCATAACCATCTCCCGCTTTTTTAGCGTTTCTAATTGCAAGCTCTTCTGCAACGATTTCAGCAGGAGTACGATAAATATCAATTCCACCTTCATCTAAAAATTGTTGATGAGTTTTAAACTCACTATTTCCTTCACTATCCACAACATAGATACCACCTTTTTTAAGGTAGTCCATCGCTTCATTTGTACCAATTTGTAATAGTGTTAAGATCATACCTGATGTAACTGCATCCATCTCAATAACAAGACTGTGATCAAAAGCTTTACCTTCTGCACTCTCGAACTGTGCTAGAGCCGCTACGAGCTGATAAGCATGGAAACGCTCATTTGTCGGCAGGAAGCTGAGATCGATCTCTGTGCCTTCTTTATAAGCTTCTACGACAGGTTTAATAGGACTGTTCTCAGGATAAGTCACAGTACCATCATTCTCAAGCTTAAAGTATTTTTCTTCTAGCTCTTTAAATACACTTTCTGAAGTCTCTTTATCGATACCTAGACCTAGTGACTGAGAAGCTGCACCTTTAAACATAGTGATGTGATCAGCATCGTAGCCTTTACCATCTTTAGCGACAGGCATTGTACTTTTCATATCTTCCATCTCAACAATAAAACGAGTGATCTTACTATTCTGTGGGTTCATCATCTGATTTTCTATCATATAACGACCTGACACAGTAACGTCCCACGCTAAGTAGAACGGAAGTGTGTCGCCATTCGGCTGATTTACTAACTGATACGTAGTGATCATGTTGTCAATAATAAGCTTATTGGCTGCATTATTTTTTACGTCCGTTGCCTGCTTTAAATATGGCTTATTAAGTATCTGCTCTTCACTAACAAGGAGCATGTCATAAAACACATCATTGATAGTGATATGATCCTTAGCCTCTGTATTCTTGTTGTTATACTCTACTCGCTCTTTTACTTCTGCAAAAAGTTTCTCGAACTCTGCTGTAAATTTACGTGGTAGTTTTTGTTGGGCATTGATATAATCAACTTGGTTTTCTCCGGCAACTTCTATAGACTGTCCACGATAAGTCTTCTTACCATACTCTAAGTCAGCAGGAGGATCTAACTGTACTTGTGTTCTATCACCATCAATACCTAAATATTCATACGCAGAAGACACTTCAGTAATCAGTTGCACAGTCTTGTCGTTAAGGTTAGTATTCATTATTCTGAAATGTTTCCCATTTGCAGGCGCATCATCACGTACAGTTTGTACAATTTTACCATCGGCACTAGAATCAGAAATAGTTATTGTGTCTCCACTATTAAACGTAGTAGACTCTCTGCCTTCTTGGTGCGTACTATTTTTAACAGCTTCTATAACCATTAATCCTAGTGCTGTAGTAATACTATCGGCTAATTTAGCATCCACATTACCTAGAATACTTAATCTCAAAGAACGAAGCACATTTTTACCGGCACTTTGTACGAAAGCTGACTCAGGTACTTTACCTTCAGTAAGCATATTAGAAAGCTCTGTATATGCAGCATCACTTGGATCTACTCCAAATACATCTGAGATATATCTTTCTCTCTCATCACCTTTTTTAACACTTACTTCTGCCATACTCCGCATAGTCTGTAGCATTTCTAATTTAATAGCATCTTGAATTTCAGTAGCTATGCCATCAGTAACACGCACACCACCCTTATTCATCAACTTACTAAGAAGTGCTATTGGATTAGGGAAATATTTCTGTGTCTTATTGCCATCCTTATCTGTCTCATACAGGTCAAATTCAGTCTCTTTACCATCTGCATCACGTTCTACATACTTAACAGTTACTACGCCTGTAGCCGCATTAGTTTCTACAATAGGGTATACGTTACCGATAACATCTGTATGGTCTGCAGTAACTCCCACAAGCATACGCTGATCTGTTTTAATCTCAGTATTTTGCATGATAGCATTACCTTTTTGTAAGGCTGCCATGAACGCTAATTTTTCTTCAGTTGTTCCATTTATAAAGATACGCTCTTTAATACCTTTAGGTAGTAGTGCAAGTATCTGATCTTGATTTACAAGATTACCATTTGCATCTGCTTCTGTCATCAAATCATTAATAGTCACATCGAGATCGAGAATACTTAATTTACTAGTGTCTTTATTCACTTTCAATAGGTCTGTTATATGGTTCTTTACCATCTTAACGAACGCAGCTATTTTAGAAGGATCTTTAAAGAGAGGCTTACCATCTGCTTTTTTACCTGCTTGAGCATTATCTTCGATAGCTTTGGCCATCAACTGACTACCTGCAAGATCTTTATCCAATTCAGCCTCTAGTTGACGTTTAGTAGTCTTTAACTGCTGTGCACGTTCTAAAACAGCGAGTTCTGTAGTACGTACTAAAATACGCTTAATAACTTTTTCGATAATCGCATCTTGTTCCGCAATAGCCTTTAGTAATCTCTCATTCACTTTATCTATACGCTTCTGACGCTCTTCTCTATTATAAGCATCTTGAGGCAGATCAATATTTGTATCGCGTATCTGCTGAAGTTCGTTAAGTTTATCTGCAGTAGTTTGAAGTACACGCTGATCATTAATCATATTAGCAGTATGTTGTTTTATCTGCTTACTAATACCCTCAAAACTTGTTACTCTTTTACGTAATCCGATCAGCTCAGTAACTAGTTGTCTCCACTCTTTACTGTGCATGAACTTATTGACAAAAGGTTTTAAGCGATTTTCGCTTCCTCTTTGCTGATTATCCGTTCCATCTGTGTCTTGTTCTTGACCAACATCTTCTGTGCTCTCTGTAGTTTCTTTTGTGTCTGATCGAGTTTCTTCTGTACTTGTGACATCTTCTTGCTCCTGTGCTTTCTGCTCTTCATCATAAAGACGTTCTAACTCAAGTATATCTTCTACTGAGTACGACTCTTCAACTGCTTTGTCTGTCTTAAATACCTCATCTGTACCGGTAGTATCATCTTCACTGACTTCATTGTTAGCACGACTTGCTGCCTGTGCCGCCTCTGCCTGTGGATTAGGTTTACGACGATACTTATACTCTGTAGAAGGACGATTATCTGTCATCTCAGCGTACATCTCATCGATACGAGTAATTACTTTTTGACTTGCTTTAGTTCCGGCTTTAAGTAGAGCATTTTCTAAAGTTACGCCGTCTGACCATTTACGAATAAACTCAGCAGGACCTTTCTTAAATGCGCCAATACGTGCTACTAAAGCTTGTACTTTTTCTTTGGTGGTAGTTACTTGTACTGTAGGAGTATCTGAAGCTGTAGGCTCTACATTAGCAGTAGTTTCAATAGTTCCTACATCTTCTGTAAGAGTAGTTTCTACCGGGATCTCAGTAGTTTCTACTGTCTCTTCATTTACAGGCTCGGTTTCTTCTACTATCTCTTCCTCAATATCTTCAGCTACTTCGGGCTCAGCTTCAGGAATAGGATGATTAGCATAGCCTTTAGCATAGCCTGCTTCATAGGCATCTACAAGCTTAGTAGAGTTTGCCCCATCCATAACTTTCAGATCTTCTAACATTGCATCAGAGGTGGCTTCTGCTTCCGCTAAATCTGTATTTAATTGATCCATATCAGGATTAGAAGTATCACGCATCTCAGCTATTATGCCTGATACACTATTACCATGATCAAAACCTCTAGTATTCGCTTCGTCTTCTGTCATGGTCGCAGGTGTTTCAGTATCTACGACAGGTGCTTCAGTAGACTCTTCTGTAATCAACTCATTATCATCAAAAGGATTAGCAGGTCTTTCAACTCCGCTTTTACCCATATCAACACCATTCATAAAGTTTACATCACTACCTATCGCTGTGCTAGAGAAACGAGACAACATACTATCAATCTCTTGTTGTACGCCATCGAGTTCTATAAGAGCTTCTTGCCGTGCTTCAGGACTAGTATTAGGATCATTTATCTCATCACTCAAAGCTTTGTGTTCTTTACCTAAAGAGTATCCTATATCGTTAATTTCTTCAGGGATCATATTTAAGTCGCCTGACGTATTTTCATTTGCTCTGTGGGCTTTTTGCTTATCTTTAATCTCTTGAGTATTTTCATCGAGATTAAGTAGCATAGCTTGTAACTCTGTAGTAGTATCTTGTGCCGCTTTAGAACCACGCTTACTAATAGGCGCTAACATTTCAGTCTTAATAATATCTGCAATACGCTCATTATTTTCAATGATAGTACTCATGTGTCTATCTAGCTGATAGTAACTCAATGGTACGGATTTGCCTTGTGCTTCATCCCATACTTCAGTCTTAGCTGTTTTTCCAATATTACGTGTCTGAAGAAACGAGTCTAGCTCTGTAAGAGGTTGTTTAGTGCTTTTACCTGTAAGCGCGGCATCAACAATACCTTGTGTATGTTCCTTCATAGATAAGCGTCTTCTACCTAAAAACGAGAAACCTGTTTCAAAAATCTCTTTTTCTACTTGGTGAGAATTTTTATTCTTACCTACATCGTCAAGTCTTACTTCTAACTCTTGAGCTCTTTGTTGGAAATAAGCAAGATCTTCAGGAGTGTACACATCAGTATTATTACCTACAGAGCCCATACGTTGTATTACAGCTAGTGCTTTTGCTTTAGCCGAAGTGGATAGACCTTGAATGGCATTACTATCGTCTTCATTTCTAGCCATTTGAGCAAGCTCAGGTCCTAGTGTATCTGACAATCTACGTTCATGTAGAGTAATGAGCATATCAAGAACTTTTTGACGATTAATACCTTCTAATCCATCTAAAGCTCTTTCATATGTCTCTTCTACTACATCCATAGTTGGAGCTGCATCTTCACCATTTCTAATACGCTCTATAGCTCTGTCATTCAACTTACTAAGTACACCGGCAGTAATCACTCCCATTGCTTCTTCATCATTAGGGTCAATTTTATTGATACGTGCAATTTTTTGTACGTTCATCTGAAGGTAGTCACGAACAGTATTCTGACCTTGTTCGTATACACCTGACTCAAGGAAACGCTTAGGATCTGCAAGCTTATTAGTAGTCTCTTCTATAATAGCATTTGTAGCAGCCCCTTGTGCCTCAACAGTATCGAATGTGTCGAAGATGCCCTCTTCTTCATCAAGAGTCATATCGGCTATTTCTATCACAGCAGAAGGACTGTACTTAGTACGATCACCCTTAACTCTTGTATCTTCTGAATTAAAAGTATCTTTTCCTAGTCCATACACTTGACCAGGTGCGCCCATGTGAACACCACCTGCGGCACCGGCTAACGTAGCACCTAGCACTTCATCAATGTTCTCTTGATTTGTAAGAATAGCGGCTAATCCGCCCGGATGTTTTTCAGTACCTAACTGCTCTGAAAGGATCTGTCCCCAATTCTGAGTAAATTCCTGAGCGGCTTCTGTCGCACCGGCAGCACTAAGACCTGCAGCTGTTTCACCTATCTTAGCTAAGAAGCGTTTCTTACCTATAAGTGTAGATGAACTGAACGCATCTTGAAGCATACGTTTACCACCATCTAAGCCGGTGATTTTTCCGAACGCAATACGATCAAGACCTAACTCTAAAACCTTCTCAGCAGTAACAGCCATGATCTCTACCATTGTAGGTTCTTTGCCGTTATTGTTGATCTTACGTTCTTCTAATGAGTTGTTAGCTTGCTCACCTACGACTGTAAGGAAACCTGCATTACTTAGAACCTTATGACGTAAGTTATCAGCAATACCCATACCACTAGCAATCTTTTTATCAATTTTCTCAGCACGTACTATGTTACCCGCTGCTCTTGCTTCAGTTGCACGTGAAGCTAGTTTTCCTATTTTAGTAAACTTACCAAAACCTACAAGCATCTCAGCCATCATACCTAGTGACTCAGCAGTGATCTCAGGGTTCTTTAATACCTCTGTGATAGCAGATACATAGTTACCTTGTTTCCAATAGCCTGTAGCCTCTCCTAGCGTCTTGGTGGCATTAACACGATTATACCCCACCCACTTATCGATGTTCTCTTGCTTTTTAGCATTATCTAGCCAATCGTTATTACCACCTGGTGTTAGAACATCAAGAACGAAGTCAGCAGAACTTACTCCTGCTTTAGCAAAACCTGACTGAGCTGCATCAATAACATTGTACTGACCACCATTATAGTTAGCATCGTTTGCATCACTGAGCATTTGAGAAAATGCTTGATTATTTGCTATCTGCTCAGGTGTTGCATTTTTATTAAAGAATTGAGTATTGTATATCTCTGTGTAGCCCTTATCTAACTGTGCAGTATCTCTGATACTTTCACCGGCAGTATTAAAACCTGAGTCGTAAGTACGATCAGCTAAGTTGGCCTTATTACCATGCCACTTATTTTCCCAATCCTCCGCACCTGCGAAACCTTTTTCAGAAAGGATCTCATAGCCATCTCTAATATATTGATCTTTGTAGCGAGCTGCAGCACTTACAGGAGAGATACCTGTCTTGTAAGTATAAAGAGGATTACCTGCTTCATCATAGCCATCATTGAGTCTGAGTTGGTACACTTTAAAACGTGCGTTAGGATCATCTTCAGCAGCATTGTATTGATTAATAAGTTCCTGTCGATGAACAAGACTTTGTTCCATAGTAGTATCAGAGTCTTCAAAGATCTTATTAGTCATACCGACTTCTTGACCTTCTACATTAGCTGTAAAATCTTTACCGCCCCATAAGTTATTTACAGTATTCCATGTAGATTTAGCTGCAAGTGTAAGATCTGAGTCACTACCGGCTTGATCGTGCTTAGCAGATAGACGTGCTTTTTTACGTTCTGCTATTTCATCAAGTGTAAGGTTTTCTTGTAGCATTGGTGCTGTCTTAGCTTCTGTAGCTGCTATAAAAGCATCAATATTATTTTCATTGCTAAAATCTGTAGGAGTAAATGAGTATGGATCGTATTTTTCAGCCATGTGTAAACCCTCTTTGTTATTGGGTTTATTATAGCTGAAGCAGGCTTAGAAAATTAGTCCCATTGTCCTGCATTTTTTCTAGCCTGTATTTCAGCTTTAATTTGTTTTATTTTAAGACTGTTCTCTTCTATATTTTCTTTTTTCTTCAAAGAACTTTTAAGAACTGCAAGTTCTTTTTCTAATTGTCCTTTTTGCATTACTTTAACTTGATCTGCTGTCGCTTTTAAACGAGCATTAGTTGTTGCTTCTGCCTTAGCCTGAAGCACATTATTTGCTATCACATTAGCTGCTTGTGCTGCTTTAACTTGTTCTGTAGTAGATGTAGGATCTGACATTACATTAGAAACATAAGTGTTGTTACGTGCTATCAACTCTTGATTTGTCATAGGACGTTCTTCACCTGCTACTAAGTAGTTATCGGTATATTCAGGATTATTCTCTACTGTACTATAAAGAGCATCTTGTTCATCTGTCTGCTGCTTAGTGAAAGCTTTTTCTTTATTTCTATAGTCTTTAATATGGGCTTTTACTGCAGTATCGGTAGTTGCTTGTTTAGTAGCTTCTGCTTTAACTCTATCCATCTCTTTCTGAGCTTTTTCTAGTTTAACTTTATCTGAGTCTCCCGGAGAAAAAAGGTAATCAAGCACTTTTCCAACTAAACTAAGTTGTTTAGTGCGTTCTTCTATAGGAGTGTTACGTCTTTTAAGACCTTCATCATATCCCGTAACAGCAGAGAGAGCTTTAATAAAACCGCTTGATGCTGCTTTATCATCGGCATTATTTATTTTGTACTGCAAAGCTAACTCTTCATCAGTTTTAGGTGTGTCATAACCGGCTGCTGTTTTCTCTCTTTTCTGCTTAGCTTGTAAAGAAGTAAACTTTCCTACTATCGCTGTTTGCTGTGCAGGATTAAGTTCACGAAAACGTTTTTCCTGTGTATCCGCACCTTTAGTAGTACTCTTTTGCTGAGTAAGACTAAACTGAGCGTCAGCAAGTTCGGAAGCTGCTTTCTCTTTAGTCTGTATACGTTTCTCTTGAATATTCCATCTACGAGTAAGCTCTTTCTGCTGTTCGATAGTTTTATTCAGCATTGTCTGACGATATGTAGCAGTACGCGCTTCTCTTGCAACATCGTTTTTATCTTTTAGTTCATCACGTGTACGTTTATACTCACGTGCTTCTTTAGTCTCTTGCTTATCTTCTATACGATTAGCAGCAGTTAGTTTTATACCTGCTTTATAGCGATCATCGAGTAATTGATTACGAGTATCTTCACGTGCATATTGAGAGATCTTCTCTTGTGTTTTAGCATCTCCACCGGAAATCGCTTTAGCACGTAAAGCAGTTGCTTCTGCGTCACGCTGTGCAATAAGAGGAGTAGCCTCTGCTGCAGCTTGACCTGCTCGTTTTTGTATCCATTGAGATTGCTCTAAAACTACACGTTCATCTTCAGTAGGCTTTACATTAAACTCTCTATTAAGTTTAGTAGTTTCCGCTATGAAGTTATCACGTTCTGCTCCGGGCTTCATACCTGTAGCCGACTCTGTAGCACTTTTTAAAGCAGTAGCATCTAAACGCTTTTCAATATTAAAAGCATCATCTATGATTTCAGAAGCTTTTGGTGTTAGACCTACTGTACCGGTCTTATCAATAGTGGATGTACCATCTTTATACTCAGTAGAAATATCTTCTTTACCATAATCAGGATCTAATGAAGCACGTAAAGCTTCGGCATTAGCCTTATCTTGATCTTTTTTCTCTACGTTTTGAATACCTGATTGTACTATAGAAGCAAGATCTCTTCCACCTCTAGCAATAATTTCAGCTACACCACTTTTAATAGGCCGAGGAGCCGGTGCTAGATTTATTTGTTGGTATGGATTTCCGTACTTAGCCATGACTTATCCTTTATTACCCGAAGGCTTGTCCGTTTTGCCCTGTTGAGGCCCAACTTTTTTGATCTGCTACTTGTCGATTATCTACAGCAATATTTGTAGTGCCTGTATTTGTAGTGCCTGTATTTTTAGCGTTTAATCCTGCAAGAATAGCCTGTGCAGAAGCACCTAAACCTTTAAATGCTTTTGTTGTTCTATTGAATGAAGTAGCATATGTGTTATCTTTTTTAGTTGTTGCAGCAGAACGTGCAAAGTCAAAATTATAAGGCGATACTATTTGTGGCTCATTCTGAGAAGTCATTACTGTTCCTGTGTAGCAGTATTGTTTTGCTTAGCTGCACGTGCACGTTGAGATGCTAGTAATGCAGCTTTTTTACGTGCATCTGAGGTTGCTGTCATTTCAGCATTGTCAGCTGAAGCACTAGGAGTATTAATTGGACCACCTAAGCCTCCGCCTGATGTTAGCGTAGTTTCTGTAAGTCCTGTACGAGAGCCTGCGTCTCTTCCTGTAGACTCTTTCATAAGATAGTCAGTAAAATTAGAACCTACTGCATCTCTAGCAATTCCGATAGTATTTACACTACCTGGTAGATCGTTTTCAGCGGCATATACAGATGGAGCACGTGAAGTACCTCCTCCACTAAAGTCATTTGCAGCGAGGACTGCCGGAGTTTCAATTCCTGTCATAGGATTAGTATACGCAGGACTAGCACTACCTCCACCTATCTGATAATCAGACGCAGTGAGAGTACTGTAATCACCTGTACCTTGTGTTTCTGTACGAGCACGTTCTCTAGCTGCGTCAAGTGCATCATAGTACTCTTGACTATCACGATCTAAAGTAGGATCTATCTGTCCTCTATACCGAGCTGTTTTACCACCTGTGATAGCGGCTAATCCGGCAAGACGGTTTTGATTCATGTTAAATTGAGCTATTTTAAGACCTGTGTCTTTATTCCACATTTCTTTTTGCTGTTTTCTAGCTGCTTCAGCTTCTTTTTGTGCCGTATACGCAGCATATGCTGTCGAAATACCGCTAATAGCTCCACCTACTCCTGCTCCAATACCCATCTCAGATCCTTTATTCTTGCTTGCTTACAGGCGTTTTAAACCGTATTCTACTCTGTGTTTCACAGTATAGGCTGTACTTATCTTTGTAGAGCATATCATTTTTATACTGAACATCTCCTAATGCTATTGAAAATATTTGATTGTAGTCCATTCCAATATTAGTATCTAAATCTTGTAAGATAATTCCTACAATATCTGTTAGGGTGAGTACAAGATTATTCATATCATCAGTAGCAGATCCTTTGAAAGCATCTTTAAACTTAGCAGCTAGTCTAGCAAGTTCTTCTTCAAGACGTTTATTTTCTTCCTCCATCTTTTTCTGCACATGGTCAGCATAGAGGTATCCACCTCCGGCTAAGAAAGCACCGATTAGTGGTCCAATCCACCATCCTGCTCCCCATGTTACAATCGTAATAATTATAGTTACTATCACTAACACAATTTTTATAAAATCTGCAAAATCTTCTGTTTCATAGTATTCTAAATACGTTGCTTGTGAAGCGTATATTTGTAAGTAAGCGCCACTAAAAAATAATTCTAGTTTATCATTAGCAGACAGCTCTCTTGAAAAATCTATAGAAAGAGGAAATAATAAAATTGACTCACTATCAGTTTTTAAAGTAGCGGAGACTGTATCTACAGCATCTACAAGAGGACCTGAGCCATCTTCGTTCTCAGGTACTTTACGTCTAATTACAGTGACACCTACAATATCTAATATCACGAGTTTTCTACGTACATGACTACTAAGTTGTTTTATTACTGTAAGAGAATTTTCTGTTCTGTTTACAGACATTGATACATGATTAATAGGAAAATCATCAGTTGTAGCTTCTGCGTAAATTGTATCTGCAATATGTCTTATATTAACAGAAGAGTTAAAAGTACCTACAGTAAATCCATAATAGTAAACATTTGACATGAGTTCAAAACTCACAGGCGGCACAGCCGGAAACTCTTCTGAGTCTGCCATTGTTTTAAAAAACTCAAACGTAGCGTGAGCTGTACCATTTATGTATTGCTTTTGAGCTGCAGTTGCGTCATCAATTTTAAGTACTGTTCCTCCTGGACCTACTACACCTGGCTTTACTTTCTGAGCAAGAGGATTAATTGCAAAACGTATGTATCCTCCGGAGATCTTATCTAAATCTTCTTGTCCCCCACATACCATATTAGTAGCTAGATCAAGCGTCATTCCTAATCCACGTAATACTGCATTAGTACTTACGTATCTGCCATAATTGCTACTTGTTTCTGCAGGTACGGTACTTTCGGGAACACTACATGAGGGTGCTTCTTCTGCTGTATTATCAATACAATAACTTCCATTAGCGTGTGCTGCTGTATAGGCTTCATATCGTGCATCGCTAATTCCATTTACATTTGCTGTTCCTTCTCGTAGTCTAATAAGCGGCATCATCTCTAATTCATCAATAGCAATACGTGTAGCAGCACTATCCGGTAAATCATCAAAACCAAGTAACTCTACAAATTCTCTTCCATTGTATGTAAAATGTGTTGTCACATAGGACTTAGCTTCCATTAAATTATACACCGGAAAAGTAATCAAAGTTGTATCATTTACAGTTGTTTCTGAGTCACTTATAGTTACAGTTCCTGCTACATCTCCTGCTTCTGTTGGTCTACTAATAGAAGTAGATGAGTCTGATATAGTAGAGTATCCTGTCTTGCTCTGACCATGAGCCTGTGTAGCTCTAGTTACTAATGTTCTTGTTACTATGGTAGTTGTATAAGTAACAGTAATAGGAGGTATTTCTCCGTTACTTGTAATTGTTGTTGTTTCAGTTACAACTGTTCTTGTAAATGTAGTATAGCTATTCCTACCATTTGCCTTCACTTTATTAATAGGCGTATTTCTGATATTTTCAATATAAAAATATCTCCCGTCAGAATGTCTTACTAGATCATCTCCTAAATAGTTTTGAGAGGCATCGTGCAGTAACCGATACCAATATACTTCTTCTTTATGAGGATATTTTTTCTTAGAGGTAATAATTGTAATCGGAGATAATCCTGTAGTGGACTCTACAATAGGTTTTATCTCAGCAGTATCTACTATCAAGCCTACAAGATTACTATGTACATCAAATCCGTCCCATGTCTGATTTTCAGCTAAGTAGTACGGCTTATTCATCTTAGCATTTGCTTCTGCATTACGCTGCTTCATAGGCCCTAGTAAGTTCTTTTTCTGATTACACGAGTCTGCCATAGATGCATTTAATAGTCCAATAATTGCTTCTTTACGAACTGTTGATATAGGAAATAACTGCTTTGAAATTACTGATGCGGTAAGAACTATTTCATCTTCAATACCGAACCATGACATAATTTCTTCTGCTGCAGACTCTTCCCATTCTTGAATTTCATCTAAAATATCCCCAATAAATCCGAGATCTATATTACCACCAAGTGAGAGTATGTCTTGTGTAGGTTTAGCCATTTTTACATTCCTTAAAACCTAGCAGTTCACTAGGGTTGCCTCTTAATAAATATCTTTTTGCGATGTACGCAGAACTAATTGTGATCACTCCTGTACTTTCAAACTTTAATTTTTGTCCAGGAGACATTAGACTTTTAAAGCTACTATGTTCGTTTCCATGTGGCACGAAATTTATTTTTGTATGCCTGTAGATAACGAATGTTAGAAAAAGTAGCTTTTCAACTGCGCTGAGATTAAGTAGATCCCACGTAGTAGCTATCTTACTATTTTCAAAACTAACACTTCCCTGAGTCCTACCATTAATCTTTATATGGTAAAAAATAGTACTATTCCGAACACTATCAGCGTAGGCTTTATCTGCTTTTATACCTAGATTTTTTTCTAGTTTTTGTATGAGTTCTTCTATTATAGCAGTAGAAGGTTCATATGACTCTATGATGTACTTCTTACTGCCTGCTTTATTTGTGTAGCACACAGCTTCCATAGAAGCCTCCTAAGCCACTAGCAGTACATAGTGTAGAACCTTTAAAGTTTGTATCATCTAGTACCATACACAGCTCTATAAGAGCACTTGCTCCTTGTGTATGACCTATTTTACTCTTAAACTCTTTTACATCATCACTTAATACTTTTTCAGCTTCCGTATTTTGATCTGTACCGGTTCCGTGCCCTTTTACATTATCAGCTATAGACGCTACTTTTTCGTAGCCTTCCGCACTCACATAGAAAGGATTACGATTATAGGTATACTCCCATTTAGTATCTGTAATTGTTGCTCCTACACCGTCTTCATTACTTAGGATCACACATGCAAAACCTTCGCCCGGAGTAACATCTATCTGATGTTCTTTAAATATACGTATCGTATTAAAGCTTGTACGTTCTTCGGAGATGATGATCACATGATCTACTACCCCTGTCTCTAAAAGAGTTTCTGCTTCATATATGGAGTGCATACTACTTGCACATGTATTACTATTGATATTTGCATATGTAATATTATTTTTATCTATCAGCGCAGTAATATATTTGTGCATCATATACGCTGTAAGCTCTTTAATAATCATAGCACTTGGCTCTATCTCAAGACTGTTCTTCATAGAACCTTTATAGTTTCTGCTTTCACCTTGATGGAGACTAGCTCCTGAAGCGTACAAAAAAGCTACCTTACCAGGTAACTGTAACTCTTGTAATTCTGCTTTGAACATTTTGAGATATTGCTGTGTGAAATATTTTGTACGATCTTCGAGAAGTTCTATTCTGTCCTCTTTAGGAACAGCTCCTGCAACATAGAAATAATTATTTATTTTCATTGATTGCATCCTCTATGTTTTGCCATGTCATATTTTCTATATTGGCTTCACCGAGACTGCCATTAGGAAGGAAAGGATGTTCTGCATCTATATTTAGCAGTACCATTGTAATACCGAAACTATCGAGTCCAACTTCGGTAACTTTTTCATTAAGAGATATTAACTCGCCATTTTCTTCTTCGACTAGCGATTGGAAGTATTCTAGCATTGTAGATCCTTGATAAGATATACTTGTATTATACCTTATTTTCCGTTACGGACATGCTGCCCCAATAGGAGGAATACCGAGATCACAGAATATACTATCAAACACTTTTTCCATGTTATCTTTATTCATATTATCAGGAAGATTATTCGCTGTAGGAAGTGAACTATATGTAATTCCCCATGTCTCTAGCAGCTTATCATAAGCTTGTTGTTTCTCATGTTCATCAAAACCTAGTATCTGTCTACGATAGAGATCTGTTTGTGCTTCTTCTTTAGCTACTTGTGCAGGGATAAGATTATCTAGGATGTATTGTTCTTGTTCTGCTTTTATAACAGCTAACGCAAGTTCTGCTTCTTTAATTTCAAGTTCTTTTAGTGCTATTAAAATTTGAGCGTTACCTAGCTCAATTTCATTTTCTTTAACTTCTTTATCTAGCTCAAAAGTAACTGCTTCTTTAACCATAGCAGGAAGAGTTTGTACATAAATAGCACCTGCTTCTGCTTGAGTAATACGGTTCTTAACAATAGACTCGTCAACATGGGCTCCTATAAGCTCAATTAACTGACCTGCATATCCTCCGTCGGCTACTGTACTATCACCTACTATATTGTCAAAGTCAATTAAATCTGCCATGTCTACTCCCTAAATAAATATAAAAGAAGACTCCGAAGAGTCTTCAATATATTTAGTTTCTAGCATCACGCATACGTTGTTTAACACCAAGTGCAGTAAGCTCTTTCTGAGTCATACCTTTTACACGTGTGATAACATAGCGATTAGTTTCAATCATCTTGTCACGACCTGTGTCATCTGCTTCATGAATTGTAAGACTACAGCCTTCGAGGTTCTGAATAGCTCCACGACGTACATACTGTGGTTTACCATCAAGAGCAACAACATCTGTCTTATTACCAAGAGTACGATTACCCCAATTTACATAAATCGTAGGTTCACGTGTTTGACTTTCACGAAGATCAGTTACGATGATACGTTCTTTACGAAGTAAATCTGCTCTCATCAAGTCTAATCCTGATGATGCATTAACGTATTCAACTTTACCATCTACGATTACGTGGGGCTCTTCAGTAACTTCTTCAGGATCAGGAGTTTCTGAAAGTGTTTCTACTTCATCTTCGAGTTCAAGACCATTAATTTCTGCTTGCTTACGCTTGAAAGCATTTAAAGCTGTTACGTATTCAGTTTTGTTAGGCTTTGCAGGGTTTTTCGCATCTACTGTTAGTCCGAAATCTTCTACTAGCTCAGCAAGCTCTTTATTGGTCATGTCTTCAAATTGTTTTACATCACTCATTGTGTTTTCCTTATTATATGATAGAGGCTATTATAGCCTCCATTGCATTAAAAAGCCCGAAGGCTACAGTTAGCTCAGATTATACAATCTTCGCAGTACAAACGATCTGACGGATACGCTCTGCACGATAGATAAGAGTTCCGAAGTACCATGCGATACTCATAGAACCTTTCTTACCGAATGGATCGTTGTTCGCGTCAGGCTTAGGCATTGCTGTCTTGATACGAGCTGAGTCACCTGCGAAACCAACAGTTGCGAATGAGTCTGTACCTACAAATAGGATAGGGAATACATCGTAACCTGCGGCTGCGGCTGTACCTGGCTTCTGATCTTCTTCACGTCCACTATCAGGAGTATACACAGGACCATCAGTAACATCAGTTACAGAAACTGCACCTGCTGCATCACCCATAAGATCTTTGTTAGAAGAATACATAACGCCTGCTGTTGCATCTGCACCGGCACCTGCGTAGTGTTGCATGTTATCAACTTCGATGAAACGGAAAGCACCAACACGACCAATCTCACCATCAGCTACGTTTCCACGTGCGCCATCATAGTAAGACTCGATAGGCTCCCATACATTAACACCATTATGTTGCATGTCTTGAAGCGTTGGGTATAGTTGCTGACCTACGTAAACATAGTAAGCTTTACCAACAACAACTGTATCAATGTTCTTAGAACCTGAGATCAGCTTAGTGTCTTTTGGTACTAGAGCTTGTTTAAGAGCTTGTTCCATAAGACGAAGATCTGCAAATGCAAGGTAGTTTTTATCTGTAAGTGTCTTCAAAGAAGTCGCTACATTAGTACCATCACCACCTGCAAAAGTACGGTTAGCTTCAGATGCGTTTAGAAGGTCAGATTGAACCTGTGCTTCAAATACGTCACCTTTAGCTTCACCAAGATCTTTAGACTTCTGTGCAAGAACACCTACACGTGAGTCCATATCGATTGAGCGTTGAGTAAACTTCATGTGAAGACCGAACTCAGCTACTTGACCTTTAAGAACGATTGAACGAGCATTAACTGCATTAACGTTTCCGCCCTCTTCCGGTAGTGTAGGATAAGCACCGTCTAGTACTGCAAATTCAGAGTCACCGTTAAACAAGTTACCTGCACCTGACATAGAAGGACCGGCTGTACCTAGAGAAGCTGCTACTGCATCAGCGATTGCTTCTGAACGATAACCTTGAGCGGAACCAACCATTACACCTGCATCACTATACGCATACCATACAGACTTAACAAGTTGTGCAGCATTTGCATTAATACCATTATCGATCTGATTCATTGGGTGGAATACCGGGAAGTGGCGTTCTTTAACAATGATGTCACCATAATGTTTAGGTTGTGTTAGCTTGTCGCCTAGCTGTGTAAATACACGCTTACGCATAGCTTCTTTGATTGCACCTTTAGACCAAAATTGATCGTTAATCTGCTCAGTAATGTCTGTTGAAGTCAACTTACCTTCGTTAAATCTTGAAATTAAATCACTCATAATGAGTTCCTTTAAACGTAGGAGACACCTACTTGATGTCTCCGTTAATCATAGCGTTCATCAACTCATCAAACTCTTCACCTTCAAGCTTCATGGGATCAAATTTAGCAGCCTTTACAGGTGCCTTTGATTTCCGTTTACTTACAGATGCCGCGTTCTTACGTCGTTCCGCAACTTTAGCGTTCTGTTTATCGGCCTTAGCCTTAAACTCTGTCTCTTTACGAGACTTAGCAATACGTGCCTTCTCTGTCGCTACATTGTCAGCTTTAGCCTGTTGAGCATTATTCTGACGAGCTTCAGATGAGATACGACTAGCTTCTTTAAGAGATAACTCTTGCTGAATGTCTTTCGCCGCTGTACGATACTGCTCTAAAGTGTTCATACTTGAAAAAGTTCCGTTAACGTCTAGGCGTTTAAATTCCTGAATACGTTCTTGAACATAACCATAAGCACCACTTTGAATATGATCAAGCAAATCTGCTCTAATCTGTCCATCATGTAAATACTCATTGAAACTGTCCTGGTCCCAATCTTTTCCGATCACTTGTCGAACTTCGTCCTCAAACCCTGCAGCCTTTGCTGTCTCTAGGCTATCTTCCAAAACTAACTGCTCTTGTGAAGCGAGTGTATTTTGGTTTACATAGTTGATTTCGTCCATCTCTATATCAAGAGGATCGATCTCTAGGTTTTTCAAGTGCTGCTTAATAGCTTCAGGATCACCATCAATAAGCTTCATAGCTAGATTAAACTTGTCAGTATCTTCTAACATTCCACGTTCTTGTAACGGTGCCATATATGGACGATACTTTTTAAAGCCCGCCATTTTGTCACTGAAACCACCCGCCATTTGCTGTGCCTGGATAATCTTCTTAGGATCCTTGAATCCATGAGTTTTCTTACCATTAACAGTAAATTCCGTAGCTGTTACAGCATCGTAGAAAGCCTTATAGTCGATACCATCAGCTTGCTCAGGAGTCAGATCGACATCTTCTTCCGAGGTTTCTGTTGTATCTTGGTCTTCATCGTCGAGATCTTCCGTTTCCGAGTCATCTGCTGCGTCAGCATCTTCCTCTTCCTCTTCATCGTCCTCGTCGTTAGACTCATCGCTATCAGTTTCTACTAGAGTGTCTTCTTCCTCATCGTCCTCTGCGGCTTCGTCCGTATCCTCTAGCTCCCCGTCGGTATCTAGGTTCGTCTCTGACTCTTCCTCAGACTCTTCTTCTTGGTCTGTGTCCTCATTGTGTGTAACTTCTTCGTCCCCTATTGTAGCATCTTCCGCTTCTGTAGTCAACTGTGAGTCTAATGTGCCATTTATCATAGCATCCATTAACTCATCGTGTTCATCATCAGAAAGTGTTTCCGGGTTAAATTCTGTCTCAGCCATAACTTACTCCTCTTCTTCTGTAGTCGGTCTTGCTAGTACTTCAGTACGATACACACGGTCTGCTTCGAGTTGATCAGGAGCGTTTTCAGCTTCTCTCATTACGATACCGGGATATTTAGGTGTACCTACATACTCTTTCAAGTGACGTACAGCTTCAAGTTTAGCCATATTATTTTCCATGCCTTCTCTACGAATAGCGGGAACAGCAGTAAGTGTCTCAAATAAACGCTCAGCTTCAGCTTCTAAATAACCTTCTGTGAAAACGAGAATATATCTAGGATCTGTTTTAAGTGATTCGAGTGCTTCACCGCGTTTAATAGCAGCTTCATTACGGGAGATTGATTTGTCTATATCTTGGAGTTCTTTTAAGTTAGCATTAGCCATTGCTTAATCCTTGTGAAAAAATGATCAGCTTTTTACGACATCATGATTGGTCGAAGGGAAGACTACTGTCCTTGCCCTTGTAGCATTTGTACAGCGGCCTGAACCATTTGTGGATCGAGTTGTTGTAGTTCTTGGTCACTAATAGCACCTGTTTGAATAGCCTGAGCTAGTCCCATTACTTGTTGTTCTGCTTGAGCGCCCTGTTGAGCGCCTTCTGCATAAGCTTCTTGCTCTACAAATTCTAAGCCTGGATCTGCAATACCTTGACCAGCAGGGTTATTCTGAATCTGAGCAGATTGTACCATCTCTACTGCACGTTGTACAAGCTCAGGAGGTAATTGTTGTAGCTCTTGCTCACCTATCTGACCTGTAGCGATAGCTGTAGCTAATTCACCTACCTGTTGCTCTTTCTGAGCTTCTTGCTCTGCATAAGCACCTTCAATACGATTTTGACGACCTGCCGCTTCATCTACAGAGGCTTGATTACTCATAGCTAATTTAGGGTTAGGTGAAAAGCCACCTTGTTGTTGTGGTTGTTGTTGTGGTTGTGGTTGCTGTGCTTGAGCTTGCTGTTGCGCTGCTCTTCCTGGATGTACTGCCATGATTATTGTTCTCCTCTGTTTTTAGTAAATTCTGAATACTGAGCTTTTCGTAGATCTGCTCTCTCTTTATCCGCTCTTGCCTCTGCATCGTTAGTAGCTTTAAACTCTTCCGACTCCATCTGATTAGATGCTGCAAATTCCTGGTCTTCTATCTGACGTTTACGGCGTACACCGCTTCTGTCATCTACAAAATTTTGGTCAAGCTGATCTCTTTCAGATACTGTTTTCTGAGCATTTGCTGAAGCTAAATTCGCGTTAGCTGCAGCAAGTGCAGTATTAGCTCTTGCTAATTCTGCTTGTGCTATTGATAAATCAGCTTTAGCAGCTTTCATACTCATATCAATCTCATTCTCTTCAGAACGGCTAATACGCTCGATGATACGACTATCAGCTTCTTCAAGATCTTTCATAAGTTTATCATTCTCTAGCTTAGCGTTCTGTAACTGTAAATTTAATAACTCATCTTGACGTGGATCTACTTGTGGTTCGTAACTTTCGACCGCTTCTGCAAGACCTGGCATTTTCCATAACTCTGCAATTTTCACGTAGTGCATCTTAGCTATAGCAGGATCCATATTGGCCGCGTTAGTCTGCATGAGTGTCATAAGCTTATCTGCTGTTTCGTTGTCCTTCTCAGGAGTAGATACATCAATAATAAGATCAAAATCACCCGCTAGATCATCACGACGTACAGTTACAAATTCTTTATTAGTAACACGTACAACTTCTTCCTCACTTAGGAACTCCTGGTTCATAGCAATAGTCATACGCCCCATATCAACAAATAGCTCACTCAATCTACGTAGTACACTTAGTTCACGTTTAGCTGTTGCATCCATCGCTGAACGTACACCTGTTGCTGTTGAGTTGAGTGCTGAGCCACCTGCGCCTGTATTAAATGGACGAGTACCTGTAAGTGCTTCTGCATCTGCTGTTTGCATAGCAATCATATCACCTACACTATTAGGAATATCATCTACAGCTTGTTTAAAGATAGCAGTCTTTGCACTCATACCGCCACGATGGTATACAGTATTACCCTTCTCGTAGTTGTTCTTCTGAGTAGGGCTTGGAAAGAAGTTTTCATCAATGAATGTCTGACCGACCGCTACAGATGCAGTAATATCTTGTGCTGCTCTTGTCATACGTCCGATAGTTTCTTGATTTTCTAAAAGGATCTCTGCATCAGGCTCACCGTGTATCTCCTGTTTGACAGGCATGTATACAGCAAGGCTAAATGGAATACGATTATGTGGAAAAGGATTTTCACTCATACGTACCATGATATTGTTAATGTAAGTAGCTACGATACTAACTAGCTCACCGGTGCCATGAATGTCCCAATAACCCCAATACTCATAAGCACGTAATTTCTTACGGGCTTTATCTTGGTAGTTAAAGTCATTAGCTCCATCTGACATAAATTCATCGTCGATAGACTCAGGGCTTCCACCCTCTTTAAGTCTGTTAAGATTATGGTAGAAACCACTTTCTTCGATAACTTCGTCTCCTGTTTCAGGATCTTGTGTTACTGTTTTAGTGTATTCATCTTTTTTAAGTGTTGCCCAATCCATATCATATTCGTGTACTAAGAAGTTAGCATTAGCCATAATACCTTCACAGGTAGGATCAATAGTAACATTCGCAGAGATACATACTTCATACGAAGGCTGATTTACAACAAGCGTCTCACGCTCTACATAAACCTTCTCTGTGCCTTTTTGCATAGGCTCACCCATCTCCATACGAGCTTGAGCTTCTTCTTCTGTCATCTGACCGGCTTGAACAGCTTCTTGCATCATTTGTAGAGACTCTTCAGGAGTAGCAAAAACAGGCTGCTCTTCTTCTACTACTTTGATACCGTATTCAGATTCCCATCCTGTCTTAACAATAACAGTACCTTCATCTACATCACACCGAACAATATCGCCTACTAGTTTAACTTTAGGTACTTTTGTAGCCCATTGATAGTTAAGTAATAGGCTGTTTTGTTTAGCTGCTTCTATATCCTCGAATGTACGTGGTTGTACATCATACATGTCTGCAGTATTTAAGAAAGGTTCTTCTAGTGCGGGATATTTCCACTCGTTCTGCTTACGAACTACAAGTGGTCGAGAGGTACTCTTACCGGGCTTGGAAGCAGTGATTTTTTTACCGCCCTCTCTAGTGAGTTTCCACCCTCTAAGATTATCGCGGAAATCTTCCTGAGCAGACTCAGCTTCTTTTCTATCGTAATCAAGATCACTTACACTTGGTTCGTTTTTCCACTCAGTAATTTGACTACTTGTAACCGATGCATCAGCTGACTCATTCATGCTGCCTCCTCTTAAAATTTTGTTGTTTAGCAGAGGTGGAATATGCCACCGACAATTTGGACATCCCCATAATACCCATAGTCTTCTCCTGCTATAGCATCAATAAGTGAAGGAACACCACCACTCGCCCATAACAAATTAAAGCTTCCATCTTCTACACAATGAATTACACCGTTAGTATGATATGCACCCGCTCCTAGATTGACTTTACCTTCAACTAAAGGCACAGCCTGTATATCTTTACCGGCTACATCTGACTCTAGTCCTATCTGCGGTATTCTTGGTAATGGCATAGTATTTCCTTTTAAAATATATTATATTTACTCGATTATAGCATACTCTAGTTTAAGCTGTAAAAGTTACTAAAGTTTCTTCATTTCGTATATCTATATGTACCCAACTTGTTCCGAGTTCTAATCCTTTAATAGTAGGATACAACCCAGGATTTTCTAATATGTCTGAGCGTACTTTATTAGAGCTATACTCACTAAACTTCATGTCTACTGCTCTCATAAAACTGTGCATACTTGTAGGGGAGTAATAAGAACTATCCGGTGTACGCAGTCCTGACCACTGTCTACTCCCACCCCATACATAGTTATTGATCGTAATTGTTCCTTTAGGAAATCGCTCTTTAATAGTATCAATAGCCTTTATAAGATCTGCAGGAATATACCGCCAAGCACTTTCACCTTTTTTCTCATATATAGCTTTTGATACTAACTCATGGATTTTAAAATATTTACTTACTTGCATTTTATTCCTTTAGGATGTGTTTTATTTGTTTTATAGTACTCTTCTTTAGTGAGATAGTGAGAATTTATTCTAATCACTTTCTCATCAAGACGAATAAAATTATGCCTATTTTCTACTATCCATTTTACCTGTTCTTTGTTCTGTTCTTTATTTTGTGTTCTGAATTGCTGTGTAGCATCTCTGTACTCTTCAGATTTAGCCCTATCTGCAGTAGTTGTCACATACAGCGTAAATAAGCCCATCACAGTAATAAGAACAATAGTAGGCAATACTTTGTTTACAAACCAATCAGTAGCATCATTTAATCCATTACTCATCTACATACCTTTATTTTCTCTTCATACTCACCTATACATCTTACTAATTCAATAATAAGATCTTGATCAGTCATATCCTGTAATTCAACAGGAGTTCGTTTACAGTGTACTTCCGGTACGATACATGGAACAGTGACTACAACTTCTTTAGGAACAATGATTTCTCTAGTCGCACATCCACTAAAAACCATGAGTACGAATACTGTCAATAATAGATGCAGTTTCATTACATTGCTCCTTAGTAAGATTATGCTCTCTATAGACCACCTTTAAACGCTCGACCACTTCGATCTTGGTGATTATCTTCACTTCTGCTTTACGTGTCTCATAATCGATCTGAAGTGCTCTATACTTAACGTTTTGTTGCTCTAATGATAGCAGACATGTCTCTACATTAACAGTCGAAGCTAAATAATCTCTTGTTAATTCTTTAATCTCTGCTCGGTAGAACCATATAGCGATACCGGAAACAACTAAAAGTGTTCCAAGTACTGCTGATAGGTACATAAATAATTTACCGAGCATAGTCATTTTAAGTATCCTGTGGAGTAGTGAAGTAGTTAGCTACTCCTAAAGATCCTAAGTATCCGATCACACCTGAAAAGATAGGCCAAAATGATACTACCTCAAATCCTCCTACATGAAACCCAAACATAACTACAGAAAATATAATTACATATACATAAGAACTTATAAATACTGCTTTTCTTAGTCTGCTTTTACTTGCTGCTGTTATCATTTACTAAGCCTCACTAAAATTAAGTACTGTGTAGACGGGATAATTTCCATCACTAGGTATATCTGCTAATTCTAGCACATCCCATTCTGCATCTGTAAATATTTCTACAAGGTCTGTAATCATACCTGTGTCAAGTTTCGTACTTAGCACTATATCAATACTGTTATCAAGTTTAATAGGCTCTGACGCAAGCTTATTGTTAATAACTGCTACCCAATTCCATAGCAAGTTTTTAGCTTGCTGTCTCTGTGCGATAATACTCGGCTTTAATACTTTGTTACTCATCTTTTATCCTTATGGAAATATAGTGTTTTCTACAATCATCACTACTTGATGTGGTGTGATCGCCTGATACTTATAAGGCCCTAAGAAGAACACGTCTCCCGGTGCATAAGTAATCGAGTGATTGATGATAGGAAGACCTAGTAAGATCTCTACTGTCTCTCCTGCCACTACCGCTGTTTTAGCATTTCCAATATAGTTGTCAGTACGAGTAGCAGAGCTATCTATGAACGTAATATCGTTCTTATTTACTGTGTCACCATTCATCATTAGCGCATAAGTAGCTCCAAAAATAACTGCTACTAACTGTGTTACTGCTGTATTACTTGGTATAGTAGCAGTACTTGTATATAGCTTATTATAGTCAGAGGAAGGCGATGTTCCTTGTTCCCATATCTCATATTTATCTACTGTATTACGTACCACACTATAACGTAGCCCTGAAGCCGATTGCATAGTAGTCGCAGCTTCACCTAATAACGTACCCGGTGTACTGTTGTATTGGCTAATACTTCCACCTGGTGAATAAGTAGCTGAGAATGTTTTAAATACACCCGGAGAAATTTCTACTTGGCTTATTAAAGTTCTGTTAATAACACTGAATCCTGCTAATCGTTCAGCTGCAATAACAAACGAAAGAGAATTAGTCAGGTCATCATAACGTCCTGTACCAAAAGTAGGTTTATACCATGAGGCTTCTCTCCAATAGCAGGAGTAAGTTTCAGTAATCATAGCAATAACTATATTGTCACCTTCACTTCGTACTTCTATTTTAGATGGAACTGAAGCAGGTGTCATGTTAATAGCATTATAATCGTTAGTATCTAATTGATTACCGTTAGAGATCTTTCCATAGTTATTGTAAACATTTCCGTCTGTTTCAATCCATGCCCATACAATGTGATGTTCTCCTGAAGCATATGCAATACCACCGGATATAACATTGTTAGAATCTCTTGGTAAGTACTGAGAACCACTTGATACAGTAATACCATCACTATTAAGAATATGCGTATGGAAATAACCACTAGCTGTTACCCATGCAACAGCTACATATGTACTATCAATCTGACAAGTTGAAATACTTATTACATTTCCGGCAGTCGGTATAACTGCTTCAGTACCCCATACTATGCTACCATTGGACTGAGCAGCGCCTGGCTTATAAAAGATAGTATCTGCAGTTGCATCCGTATAAATAACAATACCTACGTTTCCTGCAATAAATACCATCTCATGTAACTCTACGTTTCTAGTAGTGAACTCACTCGCGCCTTCGCCACCTGTCGCCGGATATGCTTGAGCTTGTCCATTAATATCTAAAGATACCTCAGCAAACTCTGCAAGTGACGTACTAGCAATAGTACTTAATTTATATTGTGGAACAAGTCTAAAATCTACATCTTCATAAGGTTTTAACTCTACAACTACATTTTCTTTGCCGGCTATTTCTACATTTTCCATGTTAAAACGTAATTGTGTATTGTCATCATTATGCACATTAAAGTTATCTTGATGGAAAGTTCCACTTGCTGTCAATGATCCAACAATTCCTGTCTTACTTTCTCTGCTATCTGAATAGTCTTCATCTGCAGTAGGTTTAACAATTACTGCTTTTCCACTATTGGTATAGCTATCTAATGTATGGAAAATTACTGAACCGATAGGAGTAAAATATTCATAACTTGGAGTACGGCGAAGCATGAAAGCAACTTCAGCTAATGCTCCGTTTCTAGCGTCTTCTGCTGTAGGATAGTAAGTATCTCCTGCTACTCCTACAATAGGATAATCAAGACCAACAGACGCAAAGTAATGATAACTTACGTATGTATCATTAGGTGCCTCTACTAGGTCCCCTATAGTACCTGTAACAGGATTATACGCTATACGCTCTCCTGCATAATCAGTACCTACTGAACCATTTGTAATGATAGGAAGAGAAGTAGCCGCTGAAATTTTACCTGCCGTGTTAAGCCTATACAGAATAGGTATCTCAGCTATTGGTGATAACACTTGTGAAGTATTTGCTGTGGCATGTGAATGATTAGCTAGAGCTATTATTCCATCTTCTACACTGAACTGTAAGTGAGTATCAGATGTACCGTCTTGATCTGCTAAGATATTTTCTAGGGCTAATCCATTTATATATGATGCACCATTAATATTAATGAATGACTCTCTTGTAGAAGCTGCCATATCATATGGGTATCGTAAGTCTGATACATGCACAATATTTCCGGTAGCCGGATCCTTAAGTATTCTTGCTACAACAGCAGTGTTAAACTTAATCGCTTGATCCAAGTCAAATATCGCTTCTTCAATCTCTACTAAATTACTTGCTGAGTCTAGTACGATTAAAACACTTTCAGTAGTTAGTGTACAAGTTATCGTTTTACTTGCAGTAACAACTTTTTTAACGCTATATGTGAATACAGTATATTCTGCGCCTACCGGTGCAAGCGTAAGTTCTTTAGTACCGTAGTTAAAACTAATAGCAGCATCTGCCGAATTTTCAAAGCCTGAAATAATTTCATTCTTACCATCGAGAGATCCTATAAGGTCAGCTTGATTTTCAAGTGATCCTCCTACATTACCCCAATCAACAGTTGGTACTTTAAAGACAAGACCAAGTTCATCCGCACTTACAGTAGGTACTTGCTCTGCATGGCCTGTATAGTCAGTTGGTGTGTCAGTGAGCTCTAAGAACGTACTTGCTGATGCAGTTGCTCCTGAGCCTCCTGTAGCTTCTATGACACTAATGAAACGTGCTCTGCCTTCTGCCCACTCACTACGAGTTTTTTCTGCCACTATATAACCAAGTAAGATAGAGTTTCCTAAGAGCATCGGTACATCAGTATTTGCATGGTCAATACCAATACTTGCTATAGCTGTATCAAAGTTATCAAGCAAGTTCTGCCCGTACATAATCCAAAAATTATCGCGTTGATCAATATATAAACGCTGAATAGTAGTAGCTACTGAATTACCTGGTACTGCTACAACTCCTGTGCCGTCATCATACATAGACGGATCCATAAGAGTAGTCTCAGCAGATACAACAGTGAAGTCTCTGTTTGTATATCTAAATGGTAATGCAAGAACTTCAGCAAAAGATTCTCTGTGAGGATCTTTCTTATTTACATGCCAATTACGGTTCATTTCCCATACAACACCTGCTTCTCTATCAAGTTCAAATACTCCGCTTTCTGTGACTTTACCACCACCTTGTGTGAATGATGGCCCTATAACCATCTTAATGAACTCAGTAAGAGACGCTGCGGCATTATTTACAACAACCGGTGCAGAGATTTCTCCCCATGTTGTACCATTAAAAATAGCGTATCCTAAGTATACTTCATCTCTTGCTACTGAGGGAGACGGAGTAACCGCATACTGTTTAAGAAGCGCAAGATTAGTATTAACTATAGGTCCTACTGAGCCACTATCTGCGAGTGTAAAGTGAACTGTTTCTCCTGCAGTAGGAGCAACTGTAACGATAGGTGCTTGCAACGTATTCCATGAAAGACTTATTGAAGTTGGTACAGCACTTGGGACAGTAAAAGAATCAATAATAACACCTTGTCCTGCTATGACCTCAATATCAAGTCCTCCGTTTACTATGTTAAGTTCGCCACCATCACTTAATCCTGTAGGCTTAGCCTCCGTTACCTTTGATGATTTAGGAGTAAACTCAATAGCATCGCCGGCTTGATTTATACTCAGCATTTTATCTGCTGCATCTGTGTAATCTACCGGAGTATCTTGTAAACTTGTAAATGTGGCGTAGGTAGTAGCTATAATTTTTTCATCTAGCACTCTACCTTGATTAGCAGACAACGCTGCAAATGGATCAGTAGAAACTAGGTTATCAATTACATCTAATGTAGGTGATGATGAGCTTCCACCGGAACCTGACTCAGAAGTAGCTACTAAGTCCCAATCACCACTAACTTCTGCATGTTGAAACTGTAGATCAAAACCATATGCGTTAGTCTCTTTACCTGCTTCAGATACTCCATCAAATTCTAGGAAACCAACAACAGTTGCAAATGAAGGAGAGATAGCCCATGTGTTAGTTTCTTCTACATATTGAGTAGCTTGTGCAACCGGTACAGTTATTTCAGTATTTGTAGCTTCAGAGACTAGAGGAATACCTATAGCACCTGAACTAATTCTAGTGACAACATACTGTGTAAAACCTGGAGCGGATAAATCAGGTGCTCCCACTACACGAAAGGTAATTGAACGATCAGGATTATTTGTCTGTACAAATTGGAATGTACTTTCAGGAATGACACCCGCTAACTCTGTTGTTCTATCCACACTATCAAGATCTGTGTTATGAATACGTAGTAATGTTTCTTGAGAATTTGTATTCCACCCATTGAAAAGAGGTAAGTTATTATTATCTTTACCTTCGTATATCCATCCACCTGTTGCTGTAGTCTCTGAACCTGTATTTATAGCTTCGATAGTGAGTTTTAAAATAGTACCGGCTAAAATAAGGTTCATTCCCATTGCAATATCTACCCATCCATCAGCAAATATACTAGTAGTCTCATCTGTTCTGACAAGAGGATTAGCAGGATCTGTAATGTCAGCCACAATAAATCTATAGTCAGTAGTAGCAGTTACTTCCGGTAGCCACACACGTAGTGATTTAACCCATCCTGCTTGTGTAAACGTGTAAGTCTGCCCTGAGTGTACAGAAGAAACATTTTGAAGAGTATTCCATAATGGAATATCTTTTAAAGAGAAAACAGGATCACCATTAGGCTGTGGAGCAGGTCTAGTAGTAGTTGTTTTATTAGCTATTGTAGTCCATGCTCCGTCACGTACTAAATCATTCTTGTTATACTCTGCAGATACCCATATACCGCGCCAAATAATTCTTGTTTCTATCTCGGTCTGTGCGGCAGTGCTGACAGGCTTATTCACGTCTGTTGTATTATCCACTTCACTAAGCCCAACTTGAGTCTTAGTAACGACGTGAGGGTTTGTAGTACTTCCTGTGTGAGCAGTAAGTGCTGTAACATCCGCTTTTAGATCAAGAGCAGTTTGCCCTGCAAAACTTACAGGTTTGTTTATATCACTTGTATTATTTACATTACTAAGCCCTACCTGTGTTTTTGTCACGACATGAGGATTAGCGTTATCGTTGAGATGAGCAGTAAATTCTGTATCATCTACTTTAAGATCGAGTGCAGTCTGTGTTTCTGTAGAAACAGGCTTATCTGTATCACTCGTATTATCTACTTGATCTAATCCTACCTGCGTTTTTGTCACTACATGGGGATTAAGTGTAGATGTTTCGTGTGCTGTAAAAACAGAATCATCTGTTTTAAGATCTAGTGCTGTTTGAGTAGCAGTACTTACCGGTTTATCTGCGTCAGCTGTATTGTTCGCTACAGACAAGCCTACTTGAGCTTTTGTGACTGCGTGAGGATTACCTGTATTGTTTTCATGTGCTGTAAGATCAGTACCATCAGCTTTTAGATCTAACGCAGTTTGCGTAGCTGTCGATACAGGTTTATCAGCATCACTTGTATTATCTACTGAATCAAGTCCTACCATGTCTTTATTTACAGCATGGGGATTACCTGTAGTATCGGCCATGTGTACGTCTACATCAGAACTATCGTAAATTGTATCTGTACTACTGATAATAGGATTAGCTGCATCTGTCTTATCTATTGATACATTAGTACCTGCTACCACATCATCAAGCTTACTATCTAGTGCTGCTTGTAAATCCGTTTGATCGGAAAGAGTTCCATTAATAACACCCCATATACTAGGTCCTTCAGGACCGATTGGCCCTTGTATTCCATCTGAGCCTTGTGGTCCAATAGGACCTATAGGACCTGCTATTCCTTGTATACCTTGTGGACCAATAGGACCAACACTTCCTTGAGCACCTGTCTGACCTGGTACACCTTGTGGTCCGGCAACAGTAGAGTCTGCTCCTGTGTCACCTTGTGGGCCGATAGGACCGGGTACAGTAGAGTCTGAGCCATCTGCTCCATCAACACCTTTAGCACCTTGTTGTCCTATTTGTCCTTGCGCACCTTGAATACCATCGTTACCTTGTGGTCCTTGAATTCCTGCAGGACCTGATGGACCGGTATTTCCTGTTTCGCCTTTAGGTCCAACAATAGGTCCTATGTTAGTCCAATTAGCAGGACCTGCTCCTAGTCCATTCGAGACGAAAGCATCGTTCTCTTTATAATCATCAGGAATTGTTCCGCCTGTCTCATTAACAAGCCAAATATCTCCTGCTACACCTTCAGTAGTCATGATGTCATAGTAAGTATCTATCCCGACAATAATAATACCTGCTCCTGCGTCACCGTCTTGACCATCTTCACCGTCAGGTCCTTGTGGTCCAGGGTATCCTTGAATACCTGCAACACCTTGTGATCCTTGCTGTCCTTGGTCTCCTGCAACACCTTGTACGCCATTAGAACCATCCGCTCCGTCAGTACCTGTATTACCTGTATCACCTTTAACACCACGAATACCACGCTGACCTTGTGGTCCTTCTGAGCCTACCACACCTTGAGGTCCTTGTACACCCTGTGGACCTTCAGGACCTATTGGACCGACTATACCGTCATTAGGAGTAATATCTTGCCACATACCTGCAGTCTTTTTCCAAATACGTTCTTCTGTTCCGTATTGACTATAAAGATCACCATCTTGACCATAAGTATTATTAGGGGTTGTAGTCCCTTTGAACGCTACTTTATCTTCAACTATTGTTACTTCATCGTCAGTAGTAACACCGCCTAAGTTAATGTTAGTAGCCTCGCCACTATTTAAGTATTCTTGTATATCTCTTGAAGCCATTATGCTGTCCTTTCAGGTAGTAGTTGTGTCGAGAGTGGTACTCCGTTGCCGTCTACTAATGTATATCCTAATCCGTCCTGAAGTGGCTGTGTTAGCGTTCTTTGAAGATAATCATATGAGTTTTGTACTTGTACTGCTGTCAGTAAAATTGTATGTATTTTAAAGTATCCGTAATAAGTATCTACTGCATCAAGATGCCCTATAAGTGAAGTAGAATCTAAAATAGCTTCAACTCCTAATGGAACAACACTTGGATAACTTTGTAGCACACCGTTAACATAGTATTCTTCTGTACTTCCAATATCTACTACTAGTACTCTATGCTCAGCTCTTTCTGTAAATGTGCCAAGGCCTACTCCGAGTGCGTCAAGATCTTCAAAAGCTCCTTCAATAACACATTCTAGTGTGTATGCATAGTCAGGAAATTCCCAATCAGTATTCAGACTTGCTCCATTTTTAACATAGAGTTGACCGGAAACTAGAGGACCTACAAAACTAGAAATCACTCCATCGTGTAAAGGGGAAACTTTAGCGACATTATTTTTTATAATATCACCTGGCAATACTTCTCTGAAGTCATAGCGAATTAGGTTTCTAGGGGCTGCTGTAAGTTCTAAACAAAATGTAGCGGCTAAAGAAGCGGCTAATGCAATATCATTAAAGATGTAGCATAATGCTGTACTATTCCATACAGCTGAGTATTTAACATCATCTATTGTAAGAATATAATTATTTACAGCTACTCCACTTCTGTTAGTTAGTTGTAAATCTCCTGTAGCACCAAAGCCTATTTCAAAATTGCCTGTAGGTTTTTCCCATACAAATTTGTATATAAATATACCCTGCTCAGTAGTATCCGGATCTAGTGTACCAAATGTACCAGGTTGTGTTCCTGTTCCATCATTTTGATACCCTTCCCATGCTCCGATGCCTTCGCCCACAGCAGTCACACAGAACTTACCTAAATACCCGGCATCTTTTCCACCTTGTAATAAGCCAAAATTAAATCCAAATCGCATCGCATTACCCTCTTATTAATTCTGTTAAGTATACCACATCTAAGCTATTAAATCAGCTTCAGTACGTTGCTCTTTAGCGTAGTAAAAAGCTTTAGCGCCTCCGAGTCTTACTGCTTCGTAATATGTTTTAGCCCATGTTTTATACCACATACGCTTAACAAACCAATAGTTACGAGATGCTATATCGATCTTCATCATGTCATAAAACTCTTTATCAGCTTTTTCTCTATACTTTTCAGTAGCTCCTCGCCAATAGTAAAAATCATGCTGATTGCAAGAAGCTTTAAAGAGAAAATTAGGCACTTTTATCCAAGAGCCTTTAGCTCCGCATCCGTTTGTGATCTCTTGTTTTTGAGTAGGAGTTAGCTCAGAATAGTGTAACATACTAAGGAAGTACTTGCCATAAATCAAGAGCATTTACATTAATAGTAGTACCTGTAGAGTACCCTCCACTATAGAGTTTGACATACAAGTAGCCGTTTATAATTTCTGCTTGGTATATTTCCATTTCTGCTGCTCCACTTCTTACTCCTAATGGAGTAGTAGTCCCTTTTCCACTATGAAATTCAAAGACACCTTGAACTGCTACTGTATTAACAGTATCAAAAGCTTCTACATAGTATTTTCCTGTGGGAGCCGACTGTAAGTTTACAGCAGTACCGCTATAAAGGCCGTACTCTACCCATCCATAAGCCTGAGAAGGATGCGTGACTTCCACCCATGCTCTATCTTTACGTACATATATTTTCCCGTCTAAATCAGTGTCTAAGACTACGGGTTCATCTCCCATAGGATATGCCTTGTCCCATGCAATAATATCACCTGCTAGTGTTCCGTTAAACATGAAAGGCATAGGAGTAATACTACCTCCCACTCCTAAGAAAGTCGTAGAGTCATAGTGGAAACCGCTACCTGGATAATTTAAACCATCTACAAGAACAATGTCTGTAACTGCTTCTAAGTGGGCAGGATATAAATACACTTGAGACTTACTTATAATATTTACCATAGTATCAAAACCATTTATATTTAAAGTGCCCATCATTTTTTCAGTATCTAGTACTGACTCGTAACTTGAATTGTGCAACTCAAACATTATTTTTGTTGTAGGAGTAGTCCCCGCATTTATCCATATATAATCTTGACTACCGCCTGATAAAATTTTACAGTTATCGTTTGCTTCAACAATAGTGTCTGCTCCTGATGTAACATCAAAGCCTTTGCCATCAAGAAATAAAACACAAGAGTTATACATCTCTATGGTTTTATTTACTGTAATACTTCTGTCCACATGCCAAAATGAATTTCTATACATTCTCATTCTGCCTGTAGTAGCTATGATAAATTCTACTGAAGTCTGCAGGTAGACATTAAGCATATCAAAACCGGTAGTTAAAGTCACTGTAGTAGCAGGATCTACATACTCTATTAAAATTGTTTTGTTACGTATCCAATAAGAGTCAAAAAAACCGCTTTCAGTTTCACCGCTCAGTATGTGATCTCCCGCATGCAATAAAATATAGAAAGAAGTTGCGCCACTATTCATAATATCTGTCATAGCTAAGCCAAGATTATCCCACTCAGTTGTGCCATTCATATCTACTTCATACATCACAGAAGATGCAAAATTATCCACATACCCTTTAGAAGCAATATCAAGAGGAACTACAGGAATATACCCGTTTTCTAATTGTGTATTGTCCTTCGTGAGGACTCTATCTAATGTTGTCGTGATACTTTTGTTACTCATAACTTATCTCCTATGAAATTGAATATTGGTGTACTACATTATCTACACCGGTAATAATGTAAAATTCGTGACCTTGATTAGCAAAGTTTAAACTCTCAATAGCCGATGCTGCTGCTTGAAATTGGAACGTATCTTTCAATGTAAGTGTGTCTACTTTATAAGGAGTACCAAATTCGTACTCATATACAAGATTAGTATTACCGTTAGCCATCATCATACGTTTGCCATCTTCTGTAATGTATACGTCACGAGTACTTCCTACCATCAGGAATGATCTACCTGTATAAGTACTTGTAGAAATATCTCCCGAAGTAGTCATCTCATACTCAAATAACTCTCCTGAGTTACTGTAATCAGGTAAGTACATCTTAGAGCCATCAAGACTTACTGTCATACCTTGTGCACCTATTGTAAGTTCTGAGTCATACGCCATAGATCTACCTGTATAAGCAAGAGTAGAAATATCATATGGAATAGTAAGGATGTACTCAAATACACTCTTAACTGTGTACCCTGCTACCAACATACCTAGACCGTCGTTTGTCCATGCTATAGCGTTCATACTTGTTGCTTCTGCCATTGTCTTAGTGATACCTGTGAAAGTGGCTGTAGACACTAAGTACGGTGTACTGAGTGAATACTCTGCAAGACGATCTTGATTACCGTCAATAGTAATCATTTTAGTTCCATCAGGAGTAAGTAATGCATCAAACGGAGCCGGACCTTGAGGACTTAAATCATATGAAACAAGAGGATCAGTAGCATTTGCTAATGTGTACCCTGCAAGAGCTTCTACGAAGTCTGCTACAAATTCAAGTACCGTACTCTTATCGCTTACACATGTATACTTAAACACATTATAAGCATTGAACTCGTCATTAAGCTCAGGCTGATTACCTGCCGGTGGAATGAATGTACCTTCAAACAGCATTGTATTACCTACAGAAGCCTGTTTTACAACAATCGTACCTGTGCGTCCTTTATTACTATTAAGTGTGTCTATGGTGCTGTTAGCGTTAAGTGTAATTTCAAAATAGTTGCCTGTAGATAAATCAACTGTATACGCAGTTTTACCTGAGTCTTCAATAACATCAGGAAGAGTTTCCTCGGTAGGATCATATGAAACTATCCATGTACCATCTATACGTGAATATTGTTTATGGTCTTCAGGAGCCTCTTCTACAAATGGTTTTCCTATTTGACGATTATCTACATAGAGACTTCCTTTTGATGATACTTTATTGAATACAGTTTCTTCTGTCTCTTCGACTGTAATAGGAATTGTTACAGTATCAAAATCAATTTCATCTCCATTGTACGTCGTAGTTCCATTGAGTAGAACAATACCATAGTTACAATATCCTATGACTAAATTACGAACAATTAGGTCTACGTACTCTAAAAGGATAGCAGGCACATCATCATCAAACCATGTAAGATTACCTCCTATTCTAACGTCCGACAATACTAGTGTTCCTAGTCCCATTTCTATAGATGTGTTATAAAGATCAGCTGCCATAATATTTAAGTTAGAGCCATACATTGCTTCTATTGCACAGTCAGGCTCACCTGTTATAAGTAAGTCATTAGGAAGAACATCTGTACCTATTAAATAAACATCTGTACCAAATCCAAATCCGAGAGCTACATTTTTAAGTGTGCCTGTAATCTGTATAAAGCCTAGCATAAATTGAATTGGCACTATCAGCTGAGAAGTAATATTTATACCTATATTCTCTAGTGAAAAATCACCATAAAAACGAACAGTCTCGCCTCTACCTGAAAATTTTTCCGGCACTACGAAATCAATAAAACAATCGCCTGCGCCGCTGTGATAAAAGTAATAATCATTTTGATACATAGTCGTATGATCTGTTACTGTATGTGTGTGAGTAATAGCTGCTAAAAATGTTACTTTAAATGCAGCTCCTACAAATCCTTGAGAGTATGTCATGAATTCATCGAATGTCATCTCTCCAGGCTCAGTACCTATAGTAACATTCGTAACATTTTGCTTAGCATCTACATACTCTTTAGTAACAAGTGCTCGTGCTGCTAAAATTTCTTCCTTAACAGCTGATGGCGCAAGTATCTGTCCATTCTCTTTAATAGCAAATGCATTACTACGTAAAAGATTTGTACCATTTCCGGCTTCAAATAGTGAATCTGTTTCACCTAAGTTAAACTCACCAATAGCACCTGAATGAGGTCTTGTTGTCTTTACACTATATCCGACTAGAAGGGAATATTCAGCTGCTATCTCAGATGTCTCAGCAACAATTAATGCGCCTTCTTCAGCAGTATTACTTGCTGTATGATTATCATTCTGTGCTGCAATTACAGAGTATTTACTAAACTGAGGAATTAGATCGTACTCAACGTATTCCGGATCATTCCAATTACTCTGAAATACTACGTTATCTGCTACGATAATAGCTGAGCGACTATCCACATTTTTGGCATCGACTACATACTCATCACCAACAGCAATAAGTTCTGTTTCATCGGCAGGATTCTGTACTACTTCAATAACACGATCAGCTGTATACATAAACATTTTAGAGTTTGCATAATCACCTTGCCATTTAAGACCACCAAAACCGATAAGCTTAGGATCTGCGCCTTTAGCTACTGTGTATGTAGTACCGTCTGTTCTATACACTTTTCCTGAATACTTAGAACGCATGCCTTTACCATCAGGCATTTCAACAAACATAGATGTCTGTGAGTGTTCTCCGGTTACTGTATGAGTACGTTTTAGAGTGAGTGAGTCCCAATCATATATACGTAATTCAGTACTTGTTTGCATGTAGTAGAACTCTTTATTTAGCCCATCTACACCACAACCTGCCTGACTTTTACGTCCTGTAAAATCACGCGCTTGATCAAGAACTGCATCGTATAGCTGACATGAAATACCTTGTCCATAAGAACTGTTTACTGTAGTAGCCCAATATCTACCATCAGCAGAGACTACAGCTTGATTAGCTGAGCGATTATATCCATCAACATCATGGAAAACATGAACTGTAGTTGTAGTACGGTTAGGATTAAGACGAATAATCTCTGTATGCGGTGTTCCTTGTGCTTGACGTGTCCAATATTTAACAAAGTATTTTCCATCAGCAAGTCGTGCACAGTGTTCCATACCACCTACATAGATATTACCTGTAACAACAAAACGCAAGTCAGAAGTGTAGTACTGTGCAGAGTCAAGAGCTTTACCTCTTTTAACAAATGTACCCGCTATTCCGCCGGTGATCACCATACCATCATCAAAATGTTTTTTAGTAATGATTGCTTGATCGCCCGCTGCTTCGATAGCTGCGCTGTCCCATGTAGAATCCATAAGTACTGAACCGTCTGACTCAAGATTACCTGTACCACCTGATACTGTAGTAACTACTGACCATGCACCATCTTTACGTGCATACTGATTACCGTTAACAGGAGCTTCCGGAAAAGGTTCTTTAGGTTCATAACTTGCTACTAGGTCCCAATCAGGAGATACAGTAGCTTCTTGTAACGTCAAGTCAGCACCATAAGCATTTGTAATTAAACCTGGTGTACCTGTTCCTGACGCAAAGTAGAGGATAGCTTCTACTGTAGCAAAAGAACATGGATTAGTTGTCCAATAATTATCTGCTTCATCGTACTCAACTGCAACAAGATCAAATACCTTAGCATCCATTGTAGTCATAGAATAGTCAATAGGGTGATGAGCAATACCATGAGCGACATGAAGCACATCAATATCAATGTAATCTCCACCATCAGTAGGTGCTCCAAGAACAGTAAATTCTACGTTTTTATCGGACTCTGTGTTCTGTGTAAATTTTATAGATGAGCCAACTTTAAGTGTAAGCAAATCTGCTGTTCTATCTACGTGTGCATCATCAAACTTATTAATACGAAGTCGTGTATCGTGTAGGTTAGCTACTACTTGACCGATAACAGGTTCTGTTGTATTGCTGTCAGGAAGCATTGTCCATTCACCGGTTACATCTGTATGAGTATTATATGCCTGTGCTTCAATATAGACTTCAAAAATAGTACCTACGCGAGCTACTTTTTCTCCAAGTTGTACAATAGTAAACTCACCCGGAACTAAGTTAGGATTAGTAACTACTTTAATAATAGGATTGAGAGGATCTGTATGATCCACAGTAATAATGCGATAATGTGTTTCAGCGTCTACTTGAGGAACACGAATACGTACACTTGTCAGCCATCCGTTTTTAGTCATTGTAAATTTAGTACCTGAATAGACAACAGCAGTAGCGCTCTGAGTTATAAACGCAGGTGTTGCCATACCATCTACAGGGTTTCCTACTAAGATAGGTGCAGCACGTTCTGAGGTCTGTTTATTAGCGATTGCTAAGTATCCCTCGTCTAGGACTTGATCATTTTGATCGTAGGTTCCTATCGCCCACTCACCTTTCCACTCTACTTTAGTGGCTAAATCAATAACCGCTACATCACTAATAGGCTTATCAGCATCTGAAGTATTATCTACTACACTTAATCCTACTTGAGCCTTAGAGACAGCGTGAGGGTTATTAAAGTCCCCAATGTGAGTAGTAACATCCCCACCAATATCTTTTACTGCGAACTTATAATGTAGTGCTGAGTATGTACCGAGTTCATTATAACTAAACGTGCCATCGCCATTTGAGTAGTAATCACGTACAAATTCTTCGTATGGCTGACTTGCTTGACTTTCTGCTGTAAGTGCTTCGGCTTGTGCCGCCCACATATTAAGTTCAGAGGTATCCGCAAAACCTTCGCTTACTAATGCTCTTTCAGCACTTGCTTCAGCTTTTATAGCATGATGTTTAGATGAGTATTTACCTGGCTCAATTTCCATATCTTCTTGATACTCTGCCCATTGTTGTGCCGAGTCTCTATATGTCTTAGCTTCACCGGCTTTAGCAAATGCTAAGTCGGCATTATTCTTAGCGTTGAGAATATGACTATAAGTGGCTGTCATGTCATCATAGATAGTATCAAGAATAGCATTTTCTGCCATTCCATTTTTGATAGTGTTAAGAGTTCCTGTAGGATCTCTAAGTTCATTACTAATCTCGATGATTGTACTGTTAGGATCAAGAAGATCATTACCAACTTCTTCAATAATAGGCATAGAAGCAATTACCATTTCAAGAGCAGTCCAATCGATCTGATTAAACATAGCTGCAAATTCAGTATAGTCAGCTTGAAAGGTAGCGTATTTTGTAAGGAAGTCATTGTACTTAATGAGAAAGTCACCATACACACCGGGATTACCGTTATGATCGTCTACTGTAAGATCTTCATAAATTGCAATGAGTTCGTCATATAGACCTGTTGAATTAGTATCAGCAGGTTCCCCAAACAACTCTGTATACATGCTTAATACAGCACCATACATGCCACTTTGTCCTGTAGGAATAAGATGTTCTATGTATGTAGGATTAAGGGCTATTTGGTAATAGTACCCTTCTGACGGGAGTTGTCCGGGAACACCCCGACCTCTTACTTCTTGTAGTATGTTTAATAAGTCGCTAGATGCCATCTCAACCCCTTCCTTTTATATCTCTCTTGATTTTACCATATATTTTTATATAGTAGTATTATATCTTAGTAAAGCTGTGGTAGCTAATTAGGTAGAAGGAGCTACTGCTACTCTGCCAATACTGTAGTAGTCTATAGTACTCCCGCCTGGAGGTCCAAATGATGTTCTTCTGAGTTTACCTATTGTATACTCATAACCATCACCCGGTGATACTGTAGTACCGTATGTGCCACTATCAGATATAGCTACTTGTACACCATCCCAATAAAAGAAAGTGTTATCTGTCCATCCTACATTATCATCTCTAAGTACATAAAATTTAGGATCTGTAAACCAAAAATATTGGTTATTCCATACAGTACCAGGATCACCTATTAGTATATATGCAGTACCGTTATTTCCTGAATAGTTAGATTGGATGTCTACTATTTGAATAGATATTTTTCGTACTGTAGAGAGTGCATGTGAAACAGTAGTAACAATATCGTTACGATTAAAGTGAGTACTATATGCAGTTGTCTGAGGACTCCATAACGATATTTTAGAAGTATTTGTAAGATCGATAATACGTTCAATACCACCATTACCATAATTAGATCCTGCAAAATGGGATCCATTATACTCTTGAATTAACGTGCCTGCAGCATTATAAAAACGCATAAACGATGCAGTTGTTGAAGTATTACTCCAAGTATCTACTACTTTACTATTTTCAATTCTACCTAGATAGTTGTTAGCACTATCAAATAATCTTAGGATAACAGAAGCTCTGTCAGGGTTCCAATTAAAATGATGTGTTTTGTAATCAATTACACCTGCTCTAGCGAGTGTAATTTTTGCTGTTTCAGGCTCAGGAATATTATTAGGCCCTTGTGTATATCTATACCATGTTGCAAGTTTGCTTTCAGCACCGTAACTAGGAACTTGTTTAGGATCATCATAAGCTTCTACATAGGTATAGTTATGAAAAGCAAAGAACATATTAACGCCTACTTTTTCTACTACTTTTATTTTATGGCGAACAAGTGTCGTGTTTCGAGAAATGTAGAACTCATCATTAAATCCTACTTTCACAAATAGTGTTGTGTAAATACCTTGTCCTGTTAGTAATACAGTGCCACTATCTCCTGAAGTGAGATCAAAAGGAACTGCTAAATTATACATCTTCACATCGCCATCAGATAATGTAAAGAACCGTTTTCCATCGCTACTCATGTCAGCAGATCCAGGTGTATTCACACTTCCTGAGATAGGGAACGGACTTGACACAGCATTAATGATAAAAGGGTAATTTGTTATATCGTGTGTATCTCCTATATATGTCCAATATTTGTATTTATAGAGAATACTCGCTACATCTCCTGCGGAGTTATTAAGGAGTGCTGTAGTCGAAGGATAGTACCCTGTAGTAGTTGCCATTCCTTGACTATCAGAAGCTATAATACTCCCTAATTTATCGTTTACAAAATCCACTCTTTGTATTGCTTTATTCCAACCATAAGAAATCTTTTCAGCATCGTGTGAGATAGAAGCAGATGCTCTATTTGAGTACACGACCTGTGTTGACGTAGTAGCTGTGTATGAGTTAGATACAGCAGCCGCTGACGTTATCTGAAAAGGAATAGTTAAAGGGTGTCGTTTAAATACAGCCGTAGAACCTGCTGTAACAATATAAGCAGCGCTTCCATCTTCTTTTATACGAAAGATAGGACTACCAAGTGTATGAGTATCGTCATCTATAATATTAACAAGTTGATCATTTATCTTACGAGCATTGACAGCTTCTACATAAATTGCATCTATATCAGCAAGAGAAAGATTACCTACATTTGATACTACAGGTTTATTTATAGAGCCTGAAGCAAATTCCCATGTATTACTACTTGAAGAACCGAATACCGCATTATAAGTTGAAGAATCGCTCATATTTATACTACCCGCAGATCTACCATTGATATACAATATCTTAGCACCGAAATCAAATATCACGTGATAGTACGTATCTGCTACTACAGGAGTAGAGTAAATATTTCCCCCGTTGGAGACTTGCGCTCTAAAATTACCGTCTCTCACTTCTACTGTATACTGCTTATTTACATCAGGTAAGCTACCAAATGCAATGTATTCTAAAGTGTTTGTAGTAATTTCTCGCACATATACATCAAGATGAACTAGTCCTATATTCTCTGTTGTACTGTAATTATCAGGAACAAGAGAATAGAAATTATCGCTAAATGGTCCTATCCCCATATCAAAGTGCTCGGTATCACACACATAGTTACCGACCCATGAAAAGTCTTCTATCTGCACACATGGTGTCTGACTCCATATAAGTTCAGTACCTTTCATGATACGTTGAACTTGGGCTGAACCGGCTTTAAAGTTGAGTATATCTAAAGTACCTTTTTTCACTTACTGTCCTTACGATGTAATAATATAGAAAGTTTCTGAGTCGTATGTTCCTAGAAGGTTGTAGTCAGTTGAAGAAATAAATACCTGATTACCAACCGGAGTAGCCCCTGCAATACCTGTAGCATCTGTAGTTGCCTTAGTCTCATTTAGGATCTTACCTTGACCTGCACTCAAAGCACGGTGAGGCGCTGTACTATTAAGATTGTCTATTGTGTACAGTTCCCATAGTGCAGGGTTTAGCGACGGTCGCTTATCTACATTACCTATCTCACTCATAGAAATGTAAAAAGAGTTATTCTCAGTAACAAGACTTCCTACCATATATTCTGTGCCGGTATTCCATGCTTCTCGTCCACCTGCTCTGTAGTACAGCCATGCTGCGGCATCTGTGTACGGATCAGCATTAATACTAGGAATTTTAGCCATAAAAGTATCTTTACCTTTTGTAACTAAAGCACCTGCTAAATAGCTAAATGAATCGTTCCATATCTGACCACCAATATCAGATGCAGCAGGTCCTGTAGCACCTCGAAGATCACCTGTAGCGAAGCCTAGTCCGTCATCTGAAAGGAATGTAACAACACCTGAAGCAGGATCGTACTCACCGGCAGGATTTACTTTCCAACCTAGTCCGTCAGCACCTCGAAGATCGTCTGTACTAAATGTGAGGCCATCGTTTGAATTAAATGTAACAATACCTGTAGCCGCATTGTATGTACCGTTAGTCCAACTCGCACCTTTAGGAATAGTGAAGTCGAAAGTAGCTGTTACATTATCACCTGTATTTGTGACAGTAGGGGTAGTTCCAAAAGGAACTGACGTAGCCACACCTGCAGAAATCGTAGCAGCTTGACCACGCAGATCGGCAGTGTTAAATCCTAGTCCGTCACTAGAGTCGAAGATAACAACACCTGATGCAGGATCGTAGTAACCGTTAGTCCAACCAATACCATCTACTCCACTTGCACCTGTATCACCTTTATACCCTGTAACACCAACCGGACCGATATTAACGAAGTGAGCACCTACACCT